GCGTGTTTCGTTTCGATGTGTGCATTATGCTATAGTCGTTTATGGTTGTCAACACATAAAAACAAAAAACCCCGAAAATTTTTCGGGGTATAGAATTACAGTTTGGTCGTCCACTCCAGATCTAGATCTTCGACATACTCATGAGATCGGACAATCTCTAAATCGAACTCTAGGTCAGTGCCAAATTTACGCGCACCAACATCATAAGAAAGCGTGATATGCGGTACATATTCAGGATAATCCCACGTCGCACCTAAAGCAGTTCCGATATCGTGTCTGAATTGCATGTAGTCGCTTTCAAATGCCAGCACAAGTGCATTAGTACCGGATTGAGTTTCAAACACTTTCAGATGGCATAGAGAGCCTAAAAACTTTTCACCCTCTTCTGGGATAAACGGAACATAGACACGAGAATATAAGATAGTGCTATGCAGTTTATCACGAGGAACGGCATTAGGCAGATCGTAGAACTCCTGCAATTTTTCAATGCGGTCTAGTGTATCCTCAGTGAATTTAACCGCCGCATATGTACCTTTAACGGATTCTCGAAACGGGGTCATAATCAAGCCTCCGTGATCAGTTCTACTTCCTCTTTAGCGTCTTCCGCTGCTTCGTCTTTAGGGAGAAGTGCTTTTACTTCTTCGACGATAGCATCAAGGGAAACAGTGCCATTTTCATCTGGCTGAATACCCAGAATGCGTACCAGTTCCATCAATACACGCTCACGATCTTTCAGTTGGCCTTCTAAGAATGCGGCTTTTTCTTGAGTGTCAAACAGACGTACTTTCAGGACATTAATCATTTGTTCATGCTGATTGGACATATTCACATCTCCTACTTGTTGATAACTTTTATTAAATGTTCGCGAGAATCGCGCTTTCAAATTCTTCTAATGTACCATTATTTATGATAATGGTTTCACCGTCAATAGGCACAATTCCTTTTTCGGTGGAGTGCGTCGATACAATACCAGTATCACGCTGAATATGCAACACCTTAGCACCCATAGAACGCATGAGAGCAATTTCAATAGGCTGACGCACATCAACCACTACAAAATACCCTTCTTCATTTTTGCGCTTCATAAACTCATTCACGAAGAGATTACACCAATAAAGCGGATTGATCAAGTTAACCATTATATCAGTACCGAGAGTGGTTAACATGAGACGAATAGACCAGACGTTATTATGTTTTTCGCCGATCTCATTAACGACCTTGTAAATCTCAGCCAGACGATCACAAGTAAAGGAACTACCGCCATACTTCGAATCTAGCATAAGCAGACACTGAATAAACCACTTATGCGCGGTGTAGGTATCAATACCTAGATCGGCTTCTCTGTCACGCCCCAACCCGTCAAAGTCAAGATAAGTCAGACCTAAGTCTGGTTGGCATTCGCACAATATTTCTTTGATCGGTGCTGCCAGTTGATAACTATGTCCATCAATGATTAACGCGGCAGTGTCTTTTCCTACTCGCTTTTTACCACAAAGTGCAATCAATTTCATTATATAAGCCTCTTATTACTTTCTAAAAGCAGGGTGCATAGCTTTAATACCTTCCACTCGCTGACGATCCGCCGCCTGAATTGCTGGGCGAGGAACGATCAGTTGACCATCACGTTCAATGCTCATTGTTTTAAATGGAAGAATTGCAGTACATACCAGAGATTCATGCATATCATCGGTGTATGTTAACTCAAGTTCCCCCAATTGTGAACACCAACAACCATAAAAGTTAAAGGTGCATACAATGTTACGGCGTTCATTGTCCATCATGTGAACTTGAACGGCTTCCGGCATTGAATCCTTCCACGCAGTGGAGTTACCGTTATTGTAGTCTACTATAGAAAGCATCCATGTGTAAAGGTTTAGATAGCTTTCTAGATGTTCATCGACAATAAACCGAACTACCAACGGGTCAAACTCCACATGACTAGACGGATAATCAGCAACCGCCAAACCATATTGACCAGCAACTTGCTTAGTCGGTGGAATGGTTATAGCCGGAAGTGTAACACCTTGACAGTTTAAAGTAAAGCCTTTTGTTAGTTGACCATCTGGAATGGCAATCTGCCAGTTGCTAGGGTTAGCATAGTTAAAGAGATTGGACATTACGATTCCTTAAATGAAAATATTTATCAACTAAAAATTTAAACTAGCATAATCTCCAAAATGTTCCTTTGCTGCTTCGTCATAAGCCTTTGCAGCATCAACTTCGTCAAGAAAGACGCCCAAATGGACCTTTCTACGATTGATTGATATCTGAGCACACCATTTGTTATTCTGTGTTCTAATCACTCCTTTATACTTACTCTTACAACCATCAAGTTTTCCGCGATTGAACGCATTTTCCTGAGAAGTGGATTCTCTCAAGTTATCCGGTGCATTATTTTCTCGGTTTCTATCTACATGGTCGATCATTTTAACTTGCGTACCATGTTCAAGATACCAAACAACCCTATGAACTTTAATGACCAAAGAATAGCCATCACTGCGCCAAAACTTAAAACATAGATAACCTCGACTATTTTTATAAACTTTAACCGGGTCTCCTGCCTTATACCATCGACCATTCTTTCCACTATCTTTCAAATGATACAATATACCATTAACGTGTTTATACTTATCTCTAATTTCTTTTTGTGTAAAATCATCCCACATCTTAAAACCAGACATACATTTTCTCCTGATATTATTAATAACAACATCAATCTAACACATCCAGTATATAATGTCAATTGTCGCTTTGCGACGTGCCGTAGGCACTGACTACTTTTTAACCGAAACAAATTTTTATTATTCTAAAGATCTTTCTTCGTTTTGGTTATGTTTTAACCAATAACTATATTTTTATACAGTAATAAATAAAACGGGTACTATACGAGGACTTCTTATGACAGAAGACATTTTGTTAAAACTCTATGATCGTTTGGACAACGAATTGGCAACATTGCGGGGTGAAGTTCTCTATTTGTCTAAATGCAATACAGATCTGCTTAAGCAGATTGCAGAAAGGGATGACCAAATAAAATCCCTTTCAGGTGCATTACGTGATCGCGACAAGGCATTAGAGATTTTACAGCGTGTTACCAATAAGGAAGAATTAAAAGACTTCTTACATGGTTATGCTCATGCTATCGACCTATAATAAAAAAGCCCGTCATTGACGGGCTTAATCTTATGCATCCTTCCAAACTTTCCTTGCGTCGTATTTCTTGCCTTTTGACATAAACTGATATGTAGGCATATAGATAATATTGCTCCAGTCTTTCGGGCTAATCTCAACAAGTTTTGTTTTAATGTGTCCCGGTAGATATGCTTTGATCATGTGATCACTACCACGCATACCTTTTACATCGCTCCATTTGATTTTTAAGCGTGTTTTATTGCTTAATGTTGGAGTAGATGCATATTGCTTTAAAAGTGCCTCTAAAAACTGCTGACGGGCTTTAGGTGTTACATAGTGTAAGTTAAGACCAAGCATTACAGTATTACCCGCCTTTGTCTTAGAATCACCCAGACAAATGATCAGCGGGAAAACATCCCAATATGGCAGAGTATCTTTATACTTCGCATCATACATAAAGGTATAGATTCGCCCTACTTGCGGTTTTACAATCTGGTGTCCCTTTATTCCAGCTTTTATTGTTTTAGTAAACCACTCCTGTGATTTTTCTTTAGGGCGACTCTTTGATACAGCACGCATAGACGCACGAAAATCATTAATCATCATCATTGCGCGTTGCTGCTTATTGAGACCCTTTGCACCTTTCCCTTTTAGTTTTTCAACTTCTATTGCTGTTTTAATTTCGCTGGCATAACGAGACATACTTTTAGTGAAAGTCGCATAGGCTATTCCCTTAGAATCTGCAAATGCTTTAGCTGTCATGCCTTTGTCTTTTGCTTTCGCAAATTCTACACCCAATTCGACCCACTGTTTAGACTTTCGTTTTTGAGGAGACGGATTTTCGTCTTCTGTGATTATTTCAAATACGCTCATAATATTATCCTCTATTTGTTAAGCCCTTTAAAGCCAAATACTTTCTTTAATGCATGTTCGGTTATGATCTTAAACTCCATGTTATGCTTTTGGCATAATTTCACGGCAGCTAACCATTTTTCAGTATTTTTTGTGTACGTCCATACTTCATGCATATACCGTTGCTTTGTCTTTGCGGTCATTCTTTTTGGCTTTTCAGGTGGCCTTGTCTCTTTAGCTGGTTTAACTTCCCATAAATGCTCCTTGCCATCATCAAACTTAACGTAAAAATCCATAAAGTATCTGTGTCTTTTTCCGTCTGTTGATGACTCATAAGGAATTACTACGGTCTCAGATCCCCATTTTGCAACTCTAGGATTGCGGTCTAGCCACTGCATGATCCATCTTTCCCAGCTTGAACGGTATGTGATCTTACGTATATCTCCTTTATACTTTTCCTTATTCTCAGGAACATACTTGCCCTTATAAGTGTTAGATCCTCCCATTTTAGCACCCTTTATTATAAATACATAATACTATTTATCAATTGAGGGTGCTAAAATGCTCTTTTCTTTCTTCCCTGCCATTGAATACAACGGCAAAATGATTACTGACATTGTGCGCAATTACCGCGCATATTTCAACGCAATAATTTCTGATTATAACATACAAACATATTACATTCAAGGTAGTCCACGACCGGAACAAGTTGCATATGAAGTATACGGAAGCCAACAACTTTACTGGATCTTGCTGATGCTTAATGACGTATACGATCCATTCCATGACTGGATCACTGATCAAGAGACAGCATATGAATCAGCCGAACAACGATATGCAAATGTAGGAGGAAATCAAGTATTATACCACGTTGATATTGACGGAAACAAGTATTGGAATCTTACCGAATATCCGAAAGGATCAAGCAACTGGTATGATAAAGGGGATATTCATCACCGTCATTTGCAATTTCATGGTGCATTATCGGCAGTAGACACACTGGAAGATGCGATCCTCCGCAATGAGGAACGACGCAAGATCAAGATCATAGATCCTACACAAATTAAACAATTTATTAACGCATTCATTCGAGAAATGGAAAAGGCTGATGTGTAAGGTGATTAATTATGCTAATGTTTAATAACTCCGTTAAATGGTTTACCGGAATTGTAGAAAACCGGGAAGACCCATTAATGTTAGGCCGAGTTCAGGTTAGGATTCATGGTATACATCCTTCGCTATCCGCACACGGTGACATTCAAGGTCTTCCAACCGAAGATCTATTATGGATTACGCCAGTACAAGATATTACAAGCGCAGCGATCTCCGGTATAGGTCAAAGTCCTACTGGTATTGTTGAAGGTTCAATGGTATTTGGTTTGGCTTTAGATGACCGTTATTTAAACTGCGTTATTCTTGGTACTATTGCCGGACAATATACAGAGAAACCACTCACTACAGAAGGTTTTTGTGACCCTTCTGGTGCATATCCTCGTTATATTGGTAATGATGTTAATATTCTTGCTCGTGGCGGTATTAACCCAGAAACCGGACAAACAACAAAACCTGATAGTGTCTATATTCGAGATGAAAACACTGGAGTTGCCGTAAATCCAGACGACGAGCCATTAGACCAAATTCCGGTTGACGATAACCCAGAATACACAATAGAAAAAATGCTGCGTGGTGATGAGGGATATCGCGAGAAATGGTATCTTGATTCAGAAGGATATCCGACAATAGGCATCGGGCATTTGATCATTTATAAGAAAACCAGTGATCTGGGTATTATCAATAATGAACTTTCTAAGCTGGTAGGGCGTGAAGTTACAAACGGAAGACTTACCGCCGAAGAAGTTAGTAAAGTATTTGCTGACGATATAGAAAAGACTCGTCGTGATATGCGCAAACATCCACGAATTGCACCTGTCTATAATAAATGTAATGCCTCACGTCGTATGGCATTAGAAAATATGGCGTTTCAAATGGGTGTTGGTGGATTGGGTAAATTTAAGAATAGTCTTGCTGCAATGCTGGCGGAAGAATGGAAACAAGCCTATGATGGATTACGTCAATCTGTATGGGCTAATCAAACTCCAGGACGCTCCAGCCGTGTTTCTAAAATTATTTTAACTGGTAACTTAGAATCATATGGCGTAATTGCTCCAAAGAAAGAGGAATCAATTTCTGATGACCCTAGAGAACGTTTAAGAAAAGCCCGTATTGCTGCCTATAAGACGCAGAGAGCAGAAGAAGACCCAGAAGCACCATTTACCCCGCAAGACACACGAATCATGTTTAAAGAGCCTAAGAGTTCGTATTCTGCAAGGTATCCTTATAATCATGTATACGAGTCAGAGAGCGGTCATATTATCGAGATTGATGATACTCCTTCTCATGAGCGATATCATCGTAAACATCCTTCTGGTACATTTGAAGAAACCAGACCGGACGGAACGAGGGTAGAAAAGATTGAAGGCGATGACTATTTGATCGTTAAGCAAGGCCGCAAAGTCAACGTTAAAGGCAATCTGCAAGTTGTTGTTGAAGGTGACGCGCAAGTTTATTATATGGGTAATGTAATGCAAACCGTTGATGGAAACGTTACTGAATTTGTTCGTGGTAATGTTAATCAGACCGTTGAGGGTACAGCTAATATGCATGTTGTCGGTGATGTTATCGCACAGCTTGACGCTAATTTAACGGCTAATGTCAAGGGTAATGCTGAATTAATGATCGAGGGTAACACTACAGAGACAATTAAAGGTAACTATGATTTAACCGTTGAGGGTAATTTTAATATGACCGTCAATGGTACTAAATCAGATCAGGTTAATGGTGACTGGTCCCGTAATTGTGGCGCAAGCGTTAAAGATATCGCATCGGGTACAGTTAAAATTGATGGTAGCCGTATTGATCTTGGGTGAGGTAACTAATGGTTGAAATTCTTCCGATAAGTTCAAAATTGGAGGATATCAGCGAGCGAGAAATATTTGAGGTGGTGTTCTCTTATAAAGCAACGCCACCTGATGCAAATACCACATACACGATTAAAGAGTTTAAGATCAGCGAGTATCGCCCTAATAAGGGCGTTACCGTTGAAGAAACTAAAATATCTGGTGAGTATCGGGATAGTTTTTCGCTTGGCGCGGATTCTCTTAAATATATAACGAAAGATCGAATTAAAAAATCTGCCGGAAGTTTTGATGATTTACCAGATCCAACTACCGCAGATCTATATTATTTTAACGCTCCTACACGTCTACAGGAGGTTTATACTTATAAAGTAACCCTAACCTATATCCAATCTGTTTCAGAGTCTTCTGGTGGTTCCGGTGAAGGAAATAGTGGTGGTTCCAATAGCCGAGAGGGGGCTGGTGAAACTAATCCGCCTCCGGTAGTAACCGAGCACACAATAGAGAAAGTTTATACTCAAACCGTTTTTGGAAATTGGGATGTGTGGGCGCAACAACTAAGAGATTATGTACATAGGGGTGTTTAATGGCTGGATTATCCTACGATAAAGCTAAAACTACAGGGCACGGAAACTACCCACCTACGGTAATTAATGCAACTCAATCTAAGGTATTTGTTGAGGGTATCCCTGTATTAGTCGAAGGAGACCCAATTACACCACATACAAAAACAACAAAACCTTATGATACACACGGGGGAACTACGGTCGCCAGTACCCCGAAAGTATTTGTTACCGGAAAGAAAGCAATTCAAATGGCAGATCGTATTAGCTGTGGCGATACCGTCGCTATGGCATCACCGAAGGTATTCATAAAATGACAAAGCAAAAGATTACACAAATTCCTGATATTTTTAATGCCGCTACATTCGATGAAATTAAAAGCGCATTAACCGACTGGATGAGAAACCAGGAAGAATTTAAAGATTTTGATTTTAATGGTGCTGGTATTAACGTATTGATGGACTTGCTCGCATATAATACTCTGTATATTCAGCAATTCGCCAACGCCGCGCTATATGAATCTTTTATCAGAACGGCAATTAAGCGTAGTTCAGTTGTTCAAGCCGCGCAGGATTTAGGATATTTGCCAGCAAGTAAAACCAGTGCATCGACTACAATTATGTTGCATGTTTCCCATCCACGAAATCCGGCAAGTATTCGAATCCCACGAGGAACTAAATTTATTGCAAGCGTGGATCGCCAGACTTCTTACCCATTTGTTACTACAGAAGACGTTGTGAGCGTTTTAGGTTCAAATGGTTTATATACGCCTATGCTTAAAGTCGCACAAGGGCGTATTGTTCGCACAGAAATGTTATTCGATCCTAAAAAGCAAATTCTGATCCGCGATCCAGATATTGACCGCGCTCAGGTTAAATTGTGGGTGGATGGTGCTGAATGGAAAGACTGGACGCGAGAAAGTATTGTTAATGCAACTGGCGCTAGTAATATTTTCTATATGCGTGAAACCGTAGATGGACATACAGAAATTTTCTTTGGTGAAGGTGAATCAACTTTATCTGCTGCTGGCGGTGCACTGGAAGCAAATTATATTGGTGGACTTAAGCCGTCAACTGGTGCTAATATTGTTATCGAATATATCAGCACTAAGGGCGCGGAAGCAAACGGTTCAGTTAATTTTACATATGCGGATACCCTTGCGTCTATCTCTATTGTTAAAATTATTGAGAATCCGACAAATGATCGTGATTATGTCGGTGCAGATGGTGGTGGTGATCCTGAATCAATCGAACGTATTCGTGAACTTGCTCCGGTAATGCGTGAATCTCAGCGTCGTTGTGTTACTGCTTCTGACTATGAGGCTTTTGTATCTAGCCGTTTTGGTAGTATTGTTCAGGCGGTACAATGTTTCACCGACCGAGAAAAACCGGGTTATGCTTTTGTTGCTGTTAAGCCTAAATCTGGCTTGCGCTTGACAACTGTTCAAAAAGAAGATATTCGGGATTATCTGGCAAAATATAATCTTGCCCCTATCACGCCGAGCATCATTGACCCTAACTATCTGTATATTAAACAGAATATTAAAGTTTCCTATTCAATCAATGACTTATCGGAATCAGAGCAGTGGCTGCGCGGTGCGGTTATTGATCAGATTGATGCATATTACACCGACGAAGTGGAAATTTTTAACCAGACCTTTAGTAAGTCTAAAATGCTTGCTCGTATTGACAAAGCTGACGTATCTGTGATAGGTTCTAGTGCAGAAATCGAGATGGTGCGAGAGATCGACAACTTCTATAAAGCTCCTATGGCGGGAATCAAGTTTTTAAACCAGTATAAGAGCGGAATCAAGTCTAGTTCATTCAACTTCGAAAAGGACGGTAAACAATACCCGATCCATTATGTAAGTACAGAGATGAACAAAGAATCAGGTTTAGCTAAATTGCTGGTTGGACCTTTCCCTGTTGGTTCTACAATCGCTTTACCGCACTATTCCGGCACTGATTTTGATAAAGAGATTATCGACGGTGCGGACCTATACTTTGAGGTTGGAGAGGTTCAGCATTATGAAGACCTTATTTCATGGGATCTGGGTAAACTGAATATCAATAGCGATCGCTTTACTGGTTCATATATTGAGTTGACAGCTAAACCGATTGCTGATAACATTTTTACTAAAGACGGTTCTTTGATCGTGTTTGAAAACGATATCCGTCCTCAGTACACAACTATTAGTCTGGAGGCAATTGCTCAATGATTAAAGCGCCTAGTGTAACTAGCTTGACAATAGAAAAATTGTCTGCTAATCAGGCGTATATCACATGGGATGACGTAGGCGAAAACTTCTTTTATTTTGTGGAGTTAGCCGAAACCAGAACACGAGACGGGGAGATCATCCCCGTCGATGAGTTAAGCTGGGTAAACCTGGGATATACTGCCGATCAAAACTGGTTTGAGGATAAAAACCTTTTTCCAGAATATTATTACAAATTTCGTGTAGCAGTAGCCGCAGAAGGGTTTGAACAAAGTAAATGGATTGAGACCGAAGAGTTTCAGACATTCAAGACCAATGCTTATAACTTCTCAACGATGCGAGAATTTAATCTGGCGAATGAATTTGTTAAGCAAAAGTTTACATATGATAATCGTGATTATATTAAATTCAATACTGATTTAATTCAAGCATCATTGATGCAGGAAGATTTTGTTTTCAGTCCTGAATATGCAAACATCACAAATATTTCTAACAAAATTATTGTTGATGAAAACTTTCACGAGATCCAAGATCATATAGAAAAAGTCTGTACTGACATAAACCGCACCATGTTAGCGGAAATGAACGGTGTGCTATATCTTTTTGAGCGATTCCAGCCAATTGTGAAGGTGTCGAACGATAAAGGCCAATCATGGAAAGCATATAAAGCGTTTAACGACCGTGTAGGCAATCCGGTTTCCCGTACATGCGTTTATCAGTCTAAGACTACTACTTACGTTTTAGGATATGACCGTATCTTTTACGGACGACAAGCCAGCGATACCCGATGGAGCGCGGACGATGTTCGCTTTAGTGATGATACTATCACATTCGCAAAAGTTGGTGACGAAAACGATTTAGGGTTTGATGTTGAAGTATTTGGTGTACTTGCTAGACTGACAGGAGACACTACAAAATACGCCGAAGCTATGGCGTGTAGTGATGACTATTTGTGGGTTGGTGCTAAGGATGTTATTCGCCGGATTCGCCTTAAGAATACTCCGGTTGATACCGTTCAGGGTTCGCCTACATTTGGGGAGAAGATATTTGACCCTGATATTATCCGAGTAACAGGAAATGACAAAGCTGTTATTCAGAAAATGGATGTTGTTGACGGAAAATTACTGGTATTTGTTACAGGTGAAGTTAAACAGCGTTATCAAGATCCGACTAAACCTGGAAACGTTGTCCCGTCAGACGATGCGGGGGTATACTTGATTGGAAGCGATGGATTATCTTTTCAGCGAGTATTTGGCAACACTCCGCAAGAAAGGGAATATATTCAGCATGGGTTCAGTAATATGTCAACCAATGGTGATGAGGCATTCATAAGCCATTATAATCATCATTTCGAAAGCATTTTACCTGATCCAGAAACTGCCGCGAAATATGAATTAAGCGAGGCGGTAAAATATTCTCAGGAGCCAACTTATCTAACTGATAAGAAAATACATCAAACTACTTTCAGAGCAAGTTATGATGATTTGCGTATTTGGGAATTAGGACCGCAAGCGTATTATAATGAGGCCGATTATACATGGATGCGTCGAAATGGTGTTCGTGTATGGATCACAAACGATAATCGCCCGTTGGTTGTTTATCCAGAAGTTGTCTATACGCAGGAAGTTGATACTTCCGGCATTCTTGATAAAAACAGAATTAACCGTGAAGTATATGATAAAGGGACCGTTACATGCTATCTGAATAATGTTAAATTTGAAGGATTTAAGCAATATGCATCTGGTGTGATGTTCCATAAAAACACAGGGGAGATCATAGGATTTTATCAATTTAATTATCGTGTTCGCGATCAGGTCGGTGTATATTGGAAACCTACAAATGTAGCACTTGTTGCAGAATTACAGAATCAGGTTCGTGAAGTGCCCTGGGTTCCCGTTCACTATGACAGAGAACAAGATCCAGATTTACGGCCTTTATTGAATAAGATGACACCAGACAGTTTCTTGCTAGAGAATGAAAATTTCAGAAAATTTTCTGAATATTATCTGCAATTCTTAAGTGATGGTTCAGGAACATATTATAATAAACTAAAAAATCTGATTAAAAACAAATATCCACGCGAGCAAGATGCATACGAGTATCTTTGGTCAGAAATGAACAAACGAAACATATATGCGGATAAAAACAAGCGAGATGCGGTAGTAAGATTCTTTGAATCCCGCAAATCAGATTTTTATTCCACTAAGGGTGTGGAGGCTTCTTATAAGTTCCTGTTTAAGTTGCTTTATAACGAAGATGTAGAAATTGAGGTTGAATCACAAGCCGGACTAGAGTATGATATTATTGTTAGTTCAACGAATATTGATGAGGATATCGTAGGACGCACGATCTATACTCCAACCGGACGGGCTAACGTGACGTATCTTGAAAGGGAATATGAAGGAGGTCGCCTACGCTGGCGAATAACCATTCATAACCTGATCGGAAGGTTCGAAGAAGGTCAATTGATCAAGTCAGAGAAAACTGCATTCGAGGGGATGATCCTTGTTGGTGTACGTGGTAAAGAGTTGTTAAGTAGTTCAATCGACTATATCAACCGCTCACGCAGCCAATACACCATGAAGATTAAGAGTGCTTTACCTACTTCCAGATATGCAAATGACGTTATGAGATTTGTTCATCCTGTAGGTTTTGGTTTCATAGGTGTTACTCTTCTTACAATGTTTATTAATAGCGGGTTAAGTATGAGACACGTAGAAACTATAATCAGAACTCTTAAAAACTATAAGTTTGACAGCGGATTACCTAGAGTGTATCCTGATCGTGTTGCTGACCTTGATGTTGATGGAAATATTAAGATTGACCCACTAACAGGGAAACCATTATACTTAACGTCACCGACAATTGGCGAAGAGTTTCCTGTACCGCCTGATTACGATCAGGAGAATAGCGAACTATTCCACGGTCTGAAAGCAAGCGAACGTAGGTTTGATATGAGTCCATTGTTTGACCAATCAGCGGTAACGTTCTCTATGTTCCGTGAACTCGTGGATAAACGGTTGAAGGATAATATAGGAAATCCACGAGATCCGAAGAATCCGACACAGAGGAAAATTAATGGCTAATGAAAATAGTGTGATCTATCGCTCAATCATTACTAGCAAGTTCAGAACAGAAAAACTTCTGAATTTCTATAATTCTGTAGGCGATGGGGCAAATCAAATTACAATTTATGGAACGTTTGGACGTTCGGAGCCGTGGTCAGAAAACGAAAAAGAGGTGGGCTTTGCCCCACCTTATCCGACCGATTCAACGGCTGGTGTTGTTGACATGTGGACCCATATGATGGGGGCGGTTAAGATTAACAAATCACTTCTTGACGCGGTTATCCCTCGTAAAGATTGGGGTGATACCGGACAGGATAACCCGCGCACGTTCTTTATCAATGACATTGTTGTCGTAAACTCAGCACCATATAACCGTACAGATGTTGGTAGCGGCTGGATGGTTTACCGTGTAACCGATGTTCCTGATCGCGGTTACTGCTCGATTTCAAGCATTGACGCTAAAGTAGAGTGTTTGAAGCTGGGCGGAAAGTGGACACCTACGCACGAATCAATTGCGCCACCTGTAGGAAAGGGCGATTCTATTGATATGGGTGACGGGTATCGTTGGGAGTATTTGTACACAATTCCGCCTGATGCGGCGATCAACCGTTGCACCAATGAACATATTGTTGTTCCATTCCCAGATGAATTGAGACAAGATCCGGCGCGTTGGGGATATGATAATGTGATCACCTGGTATAATGACTATAATCTGCTTTATCGGCTGAAAGTAGTAACTTTGCGTTTTCAGGCTTACATGGATTCTGCGCAATTCCCAACTTCCGCGTTAGTTGGTAACACTGGTTTCCGTCAGTTAAGCATTATCCTTAACCCATTGGAAAAGAAAGCACTCCCTAGTGATCCAGACGTTAAAGCGGTTAAAGATAAGTACCGTCCGCAAGACTTAGAGCCACACTCAGGCGAAATGATCTATATGGAAAACCGACAACCTATCGTTCGTTCATTAGATCAAACAGAACTTGTTTCTGTATTGTTTGAGTTCTAAGTGTATGATTTTAAAAGCCAATTCGAGAGAGTTGGCTTTTCTATTTTTGGTGTTGACAATCTTGTCTGGTAAGGTATAATACTCACATCTAAACAACGGAGGATAAATTATGGCACGTCGTAAATTTACAGATAATTGTGAAGCAATTCAGGTATCCCCTTGCGGTTGGGATGTGATCGCGAACGGTGAAAAGATCGGAGAGATCATCGATCATACTCATTCATCACTAGCCGATTACACCGATGAACTATGGGAGGGTATTAATTGCGCTAACGTAACCAAACGATTCAAGACTATTGATGAAGCTATACATTTTGTGTATAATCCAACTTTCGGTATGTGGAGTGATAGAAAATGGCACGCGTAAATATTAAATTGCATTACACAATGGGTAAACCAAAACATCCAATGTATAAAGTGTTTTGGGGCTTGCATCTTCAAGAAAAATGGTATGATAACTATTGGTTTTGTGACCATGATAAGAAGTGGCATTCTCAAGATGAAGTTAATGCGATGATGGAACAGGGTATCAAATTTAATTACTCTAATTATGACCATAGCATTACTTGTATTCGAAAATTGAAACGGTTTATTCGAAAGAATCCGCAATTTAAAAACTTTGTATTCTTTATGTCTCATGTTTATTTGGGGCATAGCGTTACCGTCACTGCAAAGGTTAAATAATGGCACGACTTTCTAAACAAGAACAAAAATTACACGACCGAGTAATGGAGTTGATTAATTCAGATCGTCCATTGACATATGAAGAAAAAGAATTTTGCTATAATAACTATCATGGCGATGGGCTAGGTGGTTCCGGTGCATTCTTTACCCCAGAAGGGCTTGCATGGGATTTTACCATCGATGCACATTGCACAGGAAAAGTATTGGATCTTTGTGCTGGGATCGGTCGTTTATCTTTTTGTATGTTACATCGTTGTAAGCCAGAAAAGATCGTATGCGTCGAACTCAATCCAGAATTTGCGCGGATCGGTAAACGACTATTACCGGAAGCAGAATGGATCACCAGCGATGTATTCGAATTTGAGTCAAACGAAAAATTCGATGTTGTAATTAGCAATCCACCTTTCGGGAAAATCAATACAACCGACACAAAGGATGTATTTGAATATACTGGCGGCGAATTTGAATTTAAGGTTATGACATTAGGCCAGAAGTTTGCTGATGTTGGCTATTTTATTGTTCCTGTGGGTTCCGCTGGTTTTGCTTATTCTGGCAGACCTTATTATGACGGGACCATGAAGTCTAATAAATATCTAAAATGGAGCAAACAAACTGGTTTAGTGACTTATGCCGGATGTGGTATCGATACATCAATCTATCGCGATGAATGGCACAGTACCAACGTTTTAACAGAAGTGGTTGAGGTTCGGTATTACGAGAAAGAAGCCGTAGAAGCACCTAAATCGCGTCCTAACGAACAAATAGAAGAAAGTAAGGAGATTACCTTACCCGAACAAGAAACAGCGTCTGGGACGCTCTCAGACTTGTTTGACATTTAATTATAAGCCGTCCTCGTGGGCGGCTTTTTTGTATGTATTTTATAAATAATACATCATAACATGAGGAATTAAACAATGGCACAAGTTCCAAAGAAAAGAATAGACACTGGTACAGTCGGTAATCCATCGACTGGTGATATCTTATATGACGGTGGCGTTAAAATTAATGATAACTTTGATTCGATCTATGACGCATTTGCGGACCAACGTCTAAAAGAGATTGATCATGGTGCTGGTAGAATGGTTATTCATGCCACTGGATACTATCAGAAACACCCACGACAAAATTATGCAGGAACGGCGGTAGAGATTGGTAGTCTGCATGATATTGATACAACTCAAGGCGCATTAATAGCAATCCTTCCTAAAGCTAAAGTTGGCGAGGGTGTTGTGTTCATAAATAGTAACGGTAGCTTTTCGGCAACAACACCACTAAACATTAGAACTCAAGCAGGAGATTCTATTAGCGGGTATTCCGGTGACGCGGTAATAACTCAACCATTTTCTAAAGTTACTGTTTGGTGTACTGCCGTCGAAGGTAGTAGAGTTACCTGGCGGCTGGGCATCGAAAGTATGTTTACCGACACAACCACACCACTAGATAGGACAGTTAATGTAACTGGAGTTGCAACCAACGTTGCTATTGCAGCAAAAACAGAATATGTATCAATTAAACTATTAACAACCGCTAGCAATGCGGCGGGGTCAAAAATGCGCTCAAGCGAAACTCTATTGATGATTGATGCCAGAGCCGGAAAAGTTTACGCGACAGAGTATGCGGTTTTACAGAAAACAGAAGACGAATTATACACGGTTCGTTATTTCATTGGTTCCGGCGATAAAGTATATGCAGAGTATAAGGCTACTGGCGAAAATATTCGTTTAGCAGTTAAAGCCACAGACACTATTAAAATCGGGGTTGCTACATGAAACAATTAATTAATATCGGTAACGTTGTAGATGACGGTACGGGTGATTATCTAAGAAAGGGCGGTCAAAAGATCAACGCCAACTTTTCTGAACTTTATACTAAGCTGGGGGATGGTGATACCCCCCACGCGTCCGGTGCATGGAAAACGCATACAGCGCCATTATTAAAGCCTAATTTTGGTGATGCGTGGGCTATCAATACAACAAACAACGCGGTGTCGGTAGAGCTTCCTAAAGGTGGAGTTGGTGATTATAACAAGACAATTAAACTTCGTGATGTTTGGCGCTCGTGGGCGTCTCATAACGTAACACTTAAGCCAGCACAAGGCGATACAATTAAAGGATCACCAATCGACCGAGAATTGTATAAAGATTTCATGGATGTTGAATTGGTTTATTGTGCGCCTGGACGCTGGGAATATATCGAAAACAAGCGTGTTGATACTATTACTACGTCTGATCTAAGCACAGTAGCTAAGGAAGTTTATATTGCCACAGAAGGGCAAACAGATTTCCCTAATGTATTTGGTTCTAACACATATAACACTCGAAATGTCGAAGTATATTATCGAGGAAACCTTTTATATTATGGCAAGTCTTTTAGTAATGACTCTAACTACGGTTCAATCGGTGAGGATGGATCACTTGTTGAACTTGATGGCAAAAGCATAAAACTTCGTTTTCCTTGTTCGGCTGGGGACACCGTTCAAATTATTACATATATGGACGGAATTGCATCATTCCGATCTAGTTATATCACGCACACAATTAGAGTATATGACACAGGAATGACAGCACTCGAAACTATTCCCGGTGAAGTGTGGGTAGGTGATTTATCGAAGAAAAAAGAATTTACCAATGCTGATTTGGGCGTTAGTAAACGTGATATAATTAACCCAAATTCATTTGAGTTATTAATAAATGGTACTCAAATGATTAAAGCTGGTGATGCTGATCTTCCTTCGTTTGTCTGTGAAGGTGCTGACGGAGAAACCGAAGAGAGTTGCGCACTTGCTGGCGGTCAGTGGGTACAGTCTGGAGAAGATTATTCACTGGTATTTGATGAGAATAGCATTGTAACAGGGATTAAATTAGCTAAAGCGTTGGACAATAGAGATACTATAACAATTCGATGGTTTAATAACGATATCGGAACTCTATTAGAATGGGATGGTGTCGGCGGAATTAAAGAAAAAGCAGACAAGATTTATCTCAATAACGAAGACGAAGTTAATTTAACAAAACAAATTGAATATACAGACTTCCAGAATCCTAGCCAGAAAAACACTCGTCCGGCAGAAGAGTATTCAGGTCGAATTATGGATATATATTCACTGTTTGATATTTTCCATCCGGTCGGCACGATATACGAAAACGCACATAACCCAGCTAACCCAGCGACCTATATGGGGTTTGGCATCTGGGTTCGGTATGCGGAAGGAGAATTTCTTGCTGGTTGGTCTTCCGATGCCAGCGACCAGAATTTTGCATTAAACAATAACGATCTTGATATTCATGGACAACCTACACACACCGCTGGTGGTACTGGTGGTGAAGTTGCCTATCAAATCAAGAAAGATATGATTCCTGAATTACAATCCAGCGATCGTGTTTTGGTGAAAGACGATACAGGGTCAATTATCATTGGTGGCTGTCAAGTTGATCCTGATGCGGCAGGTCCAGCGTTTACGAAATATAGAGAGGATATCGTAAAAGTTAATTCTGGAAATGCTGATCCATCAATGATGGGTATTCTTCCTCCATATCGCACCGTTCATCGCTGGTTAAGGGTAGGTTAATATGATTTCTAAAACACGTTCTAAAGCAAGCGTATTTTCTAGCGACGCAGCATTCATTTCATACGATCCGGGGTCGAAAGACCCCATTATTGGTGACATTCGCCCAATCGGTGGATTAAATGTAGACCAATCTCGCAAAGGTTCTTTTATTAACAACGTACAATCAGCCATTGATGATTTGTATAGCATTTCTATGCTTAATGTTGGTGACGTATTGGTGACTACAAATTCAACTCCACCGGAAGCGGCGGGACAAATAGAAACTCTTTCTTTCACTGGAACGGTAACAAATAAACACGATCCAGCCGCGAAAAAAGTTGTAATTGAAGTTTTGGGTTATCCATTTGTTGTTAATGTTGGAACGTCGAATGTTGCATTGTGCGAGACAGTTGCAGCAAAATTTACTGAATTGAAAGACAAAAGTATCTTATTCTCTAAAGTTGAACGGAAAGGTACTGGTAATGATAAAATAGAGATTCAGTATATTGATTCAAACGCACACGAAGCAACGGTCGTAGAAAAATATGGTATTAGCGTTCGTGGGGAAATAAATTCCCCTGCTCGTTATGGTTATGGTGCATGGTCCAAGATGGGAACGGAAGAAAAATTTGGTTCAACACTATTTTATTTTAAGCGTATTGCGTAAGGTGTAAATTATGAATAACACTATTAATCACGTAAAAGACGATGCACAGTATGTTAAGTTTGACCCTACCGGAAATTGGCCTAGCAATATAAAAAACGTACAAGCGGCATTAGCCGCTATTCAGGGGTTTGCTATTGCAGGTCTTCCAACGGCAACGGAAGAAACAGCGGGTATTGCTGAAATTGCTACTCAAAAAGAAGTAGATGATGGGTTGGATGGAACTAAAATTGTTACCCCAAAAACATTGGCTGTTAAGCTGTCAAGACCGGACGCAACAAAATTTGTTAAAGGGATCACTCGCTATGCTAATAACGATGAAGCTATGGGTGATACTCCAAATATTGCAATTGGTCCTGATACATTAACCCACGTATTCGCGAAGAAGAAGGCAACGGAAACCGTACAGGGTACAATTAAAATCTGTTCTATGGATGCGGCAAAAATCGGTAGCGACGACACTATGGCAGTTACGCCTAAAAAGATGCACGCTGCTATTGCTCAGATTGTTCCTGGATTGATCCCAGAGCAAAATACCGCTTCCGAAGCCCGTGAGGGTTTAGTTAGACTGGCGACAAGCCAACAAACGCTTGCTGGTACTATCAGAGAAGGATTTGCCGTTAGTCCATATGCATTTTCCAATGCAAGAGCAAATGAAAATCAGGCGGGTACTGTTAAAATTGCGTCATCCCAACAAATGATTGACGGAAATGACAACACAGTAGTAGTATCAGCACAAAAATTTGCAAACACTAAAGCAACCACTGGACAATTCGGTGTTGTTAAGCTAACAGATAATCCCGGTTCTGGTGAGCCTAACTCGGCGTTATCTGCAAATGCTCGTGTATTGTCTCTAAATGGCGGTGTCGTTAATGGTGATGTTTATCGTCATGGACATGGCGACGGAAACCAGTTTACCACTAAAAACGAAATGGATGCATGGTGTATGCCAATTGGTGCAATTATTCTAACTGCATTCAATAGCAATGATCATGGTGCATTCAAAATCTGTAACGGGCAATGGTTGAATAAACACCAATATCCAGTATTATTTGCTCGCATCGGATTTACATATGGTGGTGATGGTGGTGATCATTTCTCCGTTCCAGATATGCGCGGTCTTGTTGCTCGTGGGTGCGATTGGGGAAGAGGTTTAGACCCAGGTCGTGGATTTGGTACATATCAAGACGATACCATGCAACGGATAAATGGTCAATTCCCGGTAGCTAACCGCTATCGTGGATGGGCTAATGGCGCATTTAGTCTCATTGGTGGTCAATGGAACACCAACTACAAAAACGGTAAGGGTGATGATTGGGGTGCTATAGTAGACTTTGACAGCGCAAGACAGGTTAGAACGTCTGGCGAAACTCGCGTTAAAAGCATTGCATTAAACTACGTTATAAGGGTACAATAATGATCGAACAATTAAACATTCGAAAGATCCCTAACGTCGATGGTGTCCCTGGAGAGGGACAACATTCTATTAGCTGGATTAAAAATGGTGAATGTCTAAGCGCAGCAACCACAGAAACAGGACACGAGGGGACGCTTAACCGCGCCCCTTATGCAATTCAAGAAAATATTGTTCGTCTGGATGAAAATTCTAAGACAACGGTAACAAAAGTTAACGAAGTTGTTACAGCAGTTAATGATATTAAAACTACTTTAGGCGCGGTTGCTGATGGTAGTATTATTGATATTGTCAATCAGACTATTGCAAAGGTTGAGTCTGTAGAAGAAAATTTAGGAGAAACTTCAAGGACATTACAAACCACAGTAGATGAACTGGCGGAGACAGGAAAGAAAATTGGTGTTCGTCCGGCAGCAGATCCGAGCACACGAACAATATATGATGATATTTCTTTCATCAAACAAGAATTGGGCGCTTTCCCTAACTTCAATATCAACGGTTCTCCAAATCCAGGTAGTTCAGGTTCCGGTATCAAATATCGAGTTATCCAGAATACGGAAGCATTAAACAACCACGGTCAGCGAATCCACCAACTAGAAAACGACTGGCAAGATTCTGACGTTGGAGAGCTAACAAAACAAGTTAACAAAATGCGAAGCGAGCTAGGCGACACATCACTAGCAACACAGGACAATGTTTATCTTCGTCTTCGCACAAACACTCGCAATATCGCTAGTATATCAAACGAAGTTCAGGAAGTAAAGAAAGCGATTCTATTTGAATCAATTCCTGATATCGGTACTAAAGTAACTAAGCTACAATCTGATTATACACAGCTTAAGGATGAAGTCAACGGCGTTGACGCTGGTATCCGTCCTCGTTTAACTCTTCTGGAAAATAAGATTGGCAATCCTCAAGCCGCTGGAAGTATTGATTATCGATTGACTAATCAAGAACGGGAATTTGTAGATCTTAAATCTATTGTCGGTGTCAGTGGTGCTGATGGCCTACGTGGTGAGGTTGCACGAATCACTAACACAGTTGGTACTGATAGTGAGCGTCATACTATCGCAGGTCGTCTAAAAATTGTAGAAAACACACAGGGACGACTAGAAGCTAGCGTACAGGATATCGAGCAAATGGTCGGCGATCGCGATTCAGGATTAACCGCCGGGGTTATTAAGCTGTCAAGCGACATGTACGGCAATCCAGAAGGAAGCACGCAGCTTGAACAAGACGGGATCGTGAAAACTGTTAAGGCGTTGAGCACATCAAATGCAAGCAAGGTAACAGACGTTCCTGATGATGGGTTCCACTATCTCCGCAAACACGGAGAATGGGTTCAGGTCGCATGGGCGGCTGGTGCATTTAAAAACACCGCTCAGATTGATGTTACTCTCGACGGACAAGATCAATACAAAGGAATCCCGCTAAACGATATGACCGCAGAAGTTCCTGTGCGTGGAATGGTTAAGAGCGAATCTCTTGTTACGGTTAACGACAAAGGCTTATTCCGTTGTGTTTTCCGTTGTTCTGTACACGCGGCGCATAACGCAACTTTAGTAGTCGGTATTGCTAAAAATGGTCAGATTGTACATGAGGTAAGAAATGGTCATTATGGAACTGATGAATTAATCAGTTATTCTACCAGTGCTTTCCTAAATATTGAAAAGGGCGACCGGATCGATATTCGTATTAAGGGTGTATCCGTAGAAGCATTAGCGCAACCGCTACAAATTAAAGAGTTCCTCTTTGGAATTTCTCCGGTATAAGAAATTAAAGGGGCGTTAAGCCCCTTTTCCGTTTATAGGTGATATTATGTCAGGATATGTAACCAATAACCCCAGAGAATTAAAAGACGCTATTCTGCGTCGTTTAGGCGCACCAGTGATTAACGTCGAAGTAACAGAAGACCAGATTTATGATTGTATTCAGAGAGCACTAGAACTCTATGGGGAATATCATTTCGATGGTGTGAATAAAGGATATAAAGTATTTCGTGTTAGTGCAGAACAAGCGCAACACGGGGTATTTGATTTAAGCGATTCTGGAGTATTCGCAGTAACTAAAATAATTAGAACAAACGTAGGTAGCGCGGCTACGATGGATGGTACTGCCGTTTATCCGTGGTTTACTGACTTTCTGTTGGGTTTAGCGGGTGTAAATGGCGGTTTAGGATCTGGCTGTAGTAAATTTTATGGTCCAAATGCAATGGGCGGCGATCTAGGATATTTCGAACAGCTTATGAGCTATCGAGCCACTATGCAAAATATGCTTAATCCGCTGCCAGATTATTGGTATAACAGCGCAAACGGACAACTTAAGATCACTGGCAATTTTCGAGAAGGTGATCTCATTGTCGTTGAATTGTATGTTAAAAGCTATGTAGACGTTCCTGATATGATGGGAGCGGTCGCTGGCTATGCTCATGCTGGAGGATGCTCTACCACTGGCGGAATTAGTGCCGTTTATGATAACCCAACCGCAGGATTGAGCGGGATTTCGGCAGGAATGGGACCGATTAGAGAAAACAAACAGGGTGCATATAATAACCGTTGGGTGAAAGATATGGCTACCGCCTTCACTAAGGAGGTTTGGGGGTCAATCATGGCTAAACATCAAGGTCTACAATTACCAGGTGGTGTCACTGTTGATGGTATCCGAATCATTGAAGAAGCACGCGCCGACATTGAGAAATTGCGACAAGAACTAGAATTATTAGATCCTCCGTTCGGCATCCTCATGATTTGATTTATTGGGGGAGTATTCCCCCATTTGGAGTAACATATGTTTAACAACACTCTTTTTGCTCGCCTTGAATCGCAAAAGGATTATGAGAATACGCGACAAACAGAGATTCTTAATCCTTATGTGAACTTTCACAAATATACAAATACTCAGACGTTAGCCGACATTATGGTCGCCGAAGCTATTCAGATGCGAGGTGTAGAATTATATTACATCCCTCGTGAATTTGTCAAACCAGACATGATCTTTGGCGAGGATGTTCAAAGCAAATTTACTAAAGCATGGAAATTTGCGGCTTATATTAACTCATTTGATGGGTATGAAGGTGCTGGTAATTTCTTCTCTAGTTTCGGTTATCAAGCCAATGATGAACTAACTTTTACGGTTAACCCCAACCTATTCAAGCATCAAGTAGATGATCAAGAGCCAAAATCAGGTGACTTGATTTATATTCCAATGAGTAATGATCTCTTTGAAATCAATTACGTTGAGCCATATCAGCCGTTTTTTCAGGCTGGCAAAAACGCCATGCGTAAAATTATTGCAGAGAAATTCGTGTATAGCGGTGAGGAATTGCGACCAGAATTACAACGCAATGAGGGAATTAATGTTGATGAGTTTGCGGATCTGGATCTTGCACCGATCACTAATCTTGATGGATTAACAGACATTAACTTAGATCAGTACAAAGAAGATAAGCAATTTAAAAGCGAAGGACAAGATTTTATTGATCCGTTTGACCCTATTAATGGCAAGGGTTCACCTTTCGCCGATTTTTGATAAATACTCATAAACAAGGGGGTCAAATGTTCGGTTGGCACTATAATTCGTCAATTAGACGGTATATTGTATTGCTGGGTAATTTATTCTCCGGCGTACAAATTAAAAGGGTGCGCAGTGACGGTGAGCGTTTTATTAAAGTTCCTATCACCTACGCAAAGAAAGAAAAATTCATGATGAGTCTGGACAAATATAACAATATCTCAAGTGAGGAAGACGTAGCAAAGGTAGAAACTATTTTACCGCGTATGTGTCTTTCTTTGATCGATATGACATACGCCCAGAACTTTAAAACCAATATTGCAAATAAGACAGTACCAAAATATACAGCGGATGGAATAAGGAGTGTAACACAATATAATCCTGTACCATATAAGTTTACTTTCGAGTTAGGGATTTATACGCGTAACGAAGATGATATGTTTCAGATAATTGAACAGATTCTTCCTTACTTCCAGCCTCATTTTAACTGTAAGATTAAAGAACTACACGGTAATGATGTATGGATTGATCGAGATATTCAGGTCACTATTAGTTCTATTACTCCAGATGAACAGGTAGGCGAAGATAAGTTTTCTCGTCGCCGTCTTGAGTGGACCATTATGTTCGAATTTATCGGGTTTATATATCCTCCAGCTACCGACGTTAAGGGGGAAATTAGAACGATTTATCTTGACTTTCATGCTAATTCTCGTGAATTAAATCCTAGCGGTAATTTTGAATCAGTGGATCACGAGGTCGTTAAACGTGATGTTGAGCAAGAAGAATGGGATGGAACTGTTAAAGAATCATATTCTAGTGATATTCCAATACCAGTTGCACCGACTCCACCGGGTCCACGTATTGTAAGAGAATTTTAAGAGGTAATTTATTATGTCAGATCTAGGCTTAGATATGAAGCAATTAATGAATTTCGAAAGTCTAGGTCTTCCGGGGTCATTCGACGCGGAAGAAGATCGAGTGAGCTATGATCCGCTCGTCTTGACTCCGGTCGAAAGCCATCCAGAAGATCGTAACATTGACTTACAACGAGATTATAATGAGGCACGCCAGAACATTCATTTTCAGAATCAGATGATGATGGACGCAGCAAAGATTTATCTTGAACTTGCAAAAAATAGTGAGTCTCCGAGGTTCCTACAAGCGTTTAACGGCCTCATGCAGCAAATGAGCAACAACAATAAAGAATTGCTGAATATCCATAAGGATATGAAGAAAATCACCGAGCAAGCTGGAGAGAAAAAGAAAGATAATACCCCAGCCGCACCAGTTAATATCCAGAATGCGACCGTCTTTATGGGTTCTCCTAGTGATTTAATGGATGAAATCGAAGACGAGGAAGCGCGAGTTATTGAAGGTGAGACAGTATGAGCGTGATTGAAGGGATTAACGCAATGGCGACGGATGAACACCCGCTACATTTAGCTCATCCGTCTACACTAGAAACTAAAATTGATTCAAACGGCATTGAATGGATTTTATCAAAGCATGATGATAAATGGTATCCTAAAAAGTTTTCTGACTATCTGAAATTAAACAGACCGCAGAAAATAAGGATGCAAAGTACAGATCCAACAAACTACAAATTTTTTAAAGATAGTGATAATATTCGCACTCGTTATATGCGGTTAAAGAACTTACGAAGGGCGAATATTAAAACTCAGTACACCCCTGAAATGATCGCAGAGTGGAAACGATGCCGTAAAGATATTGTGTATTTTGCCGAAACCTATTGCGCAATTACACACATCGACTACGGTACAATCAAAGTACAATTGCGTGATTATCAGAAAGATATGCTTAAGATCATGCATGAAAACCGCATGAGCGCACATAAACTCAGTCGTCAGCTAGGGAAAACTACCGCTGTAGCAATATTCCTTGCTCACTACGTTTGTTTTAATAAAGACAAAGCGGTAGGTATACTGGCACACAAAGGATCAATGGCAGTCGAGGTTCTAGAACGTACTAAACAAGCAATTGAACTATTACCAGACTTCTTACAGCCCGGTATTGTTGAATGGAACAAGAAATCAATTGTTCTTGAAAACGGTTCAAGTATTGGTGCTTATGCGTCGTCTCCTGATGCCGTGCGTGGTAACTCGTTCTCGTTTATCTACATTGACGAATGCGCATTTATTCAAAACTGGACTGATTGTTTCCTTGCAATCCAACCAGTAATTTCTTCTGGTCGTGAATCTAAAATGATCATGACCACGACTCCTAACGGGCTTAATCACTTTTATGATATCTGGCAATCGGCTATTGATGGTAAAAGTGGTTATGTACCTTATGAGGCGGTTTGGCATTCTGTTAAAGAACGTCTTTACAATAAAGCTGATATATTCGATGATGGTTATGAGTGGTCATCTCAGGCGATCGCCGGATCTAGTCTTGAGCAATTCTTACAGGAACATAACGCTGAATTTTTCGGTAGTTCCGGTACTCTGATCAGGGCAACCACACTATCAAGATTATCCTTTATTGACGTTGTTAATGATAACGGGTTTTATCAGTTTGAGAAACCGAAAGAAGGTAGAAAATATGTTGCTACACTAGATTGCTCAGAGGGTCGAGGACAAGACTATCACGCAATGCAAATCATTGATATTACTGAATTTCCTTATAAGCAGGTTGCAGTATATCACAGTAATACTACGTCACATTTAATATTACCGGATATCGTCTTTAAATATCTCATGATGTATAACGAATGTCCAGTTTATATCGAGCTAAATAGTACGGGTGTATCTATTGCTAAATCTCTTGCAATGGATCTGGAATACGATAATATTATTTGCGACTCATTCATAGATCTAGGGATGAAACAATCCAAAAGATCTAAAGCAATGGGATGTTCGGCACTAAAAGACTTAATAGAAAAAGATAAACTGATCATTAATCATAAAGGAACTATTCAGGAATTGCGCACATTCTCCGAAAAAGGGGTAAGCTGGGCGGCAGAAGAAGGTTTTCACGATGATTTGGTCATGAGTCTGGTAATATTTGGTTGGTTAACAACTCAAGAAAAATTCGCCGAATATGCAGGAAAAGACGAAATGCGAATCGCCTCCGAGATATTCCGCAAGGAATTGGATGAAATGGGAGACGAATACGCGCCAGTGGTAATATATGACGGTGCAAACGGCATCGAAGAATATAGGCCGCGTGAAGGTCTAACAATGATATAAATACGATAATGCATAAAAAGATGAGGAAATTCTAATGACTCTATTATCACCGGGTTTCGAAACGAAAGAAACTACTCTCTCCACTACCATTGTGCAATCTGCGACTGGTCGCGCGGCGCTGGTAGGTAAATTCCAATGGGGTCCAGCTTTCCAGATTGTTCAAGTAACTAATGAAGTTGAATTAGTTAATAAATTTGGTCAGCCGGATAATAACACCGCAGACTATTTCATGAGCGGGGCTAACTTCCTCCAGTACGGTAATGATCTGCGTGTTGTTCGTGTATTGAATACAGAAAAAGCGAAAAACTCCACCACTCTCGCGGGTAACGTCGAATTTAATATTACCAACGAAGGTTCTAACTACAAAGTAGGCGATTCAATTAAAGTAAATTACAATCGTCAGGAAGTTGAAACCGCTGGCAAAGTAACCAAAGTTGATACCGAAGGTAAAATTAAAGGTATTTTCATCCCAACCGGGAAAATCATTGCTCTGGCTAAATCCGTTGGCGTGTATCCTAATCTTGGGAATTTCACTGTAAAAATCACTTCCGGTACTGGTAACTCAAATGCGGCGATCACCATTTCCAAAATTGTTACCGATTCCGGTCTTCTCTTAACGGATCTGGAGACTTCCCGCGCCAATATCACCAATCAAGAATTTTTGACTAAGCTCAAAAAGTATGATATGCCAGCGGTAAGTGCAATCTATGCTGGTGAGATCGGCAACTCTCTGGAAGTTGAAATTCTGGCACGTAGCGCGTTCAGTGGCGCGGCAGCACCTGAATTAACTATGTATCCGTTCGGTGGAACTCGTGCCGCAGCACGCAACCTAATTCCATATGCACCGCAGAATGATAATCAATATGCGTTTATTGTTCGTCGAGATGGTGTTGTGGTAGAATCCTATGTACTGTCTACTCTGAAAGGGGATAAAGACGTTTACGGCAATTCTATCTATATGGACGATTTCTTTGCTCGTGGTGCTAGTCAGTACATCTATGCAACCGCTCAGGGTTGGGTAAATGGTTTCAGTGGTATCATCTCTTTGGTTGGCGGTGTATCTGCTAACGAAGCCTCCACCGAGGACCATCGTAATGATCCGTTTATTGGCGCAATGATGAAAGGCTGGGATCTGTTTGCTGAACGTGAATCTATTCATGTAAACCTGCTGATTGCTGGCGCGTGTGCGGGTGAAGGTGATGCATTCTCCACTGTACAGAAACATGCTGTTTCCATCGGTGATGAGCGTCAGGATTGCTTAGTGATGGTTTCTCCGCCGCGTAGCACTGTTGTTAATATTCCGGTCACTACCGCAATTGACAATCTGATCCACTGGCGCGAAGGTAGTAACAACTACTCAGACAACAACATGAACATTAATACCACTTACGCGGTTATTGATGGTAACTACAAATATCAGTATGACAAATACAACGACGTAAACCGTTGGGTTCCGTTGGCTGCTGATATTGCTGGTTTGTGTGCTCGAACTGATGCTGTATCCCAGCCGTGGATGAGTCCGGCAGGTTATAACCGTGGTCAGATCATGAACGTGGTTAAACTGGCTATTGAGCCTCGCAAGGCACACCGTGATCGTCTGTATCAAGCCGCAATTAACCCTGTAATCGGTGCTGGTGGTGAAGGTTTTATCCTGATGGGTGATAAAACCGCTACGACTGTTCCTAGCCCGTTTGACCGAATTAACGTTCGTCGTCTGTTTAACATGCTGAAAAAGAATATCGGCGATTCAAGCAAATACAAACTGTTTGAAAACAACGATAACTTTACTCGCGCTTCCTTCCGTATGGAGGTTTCGCAATATCTCAGCACGATTCGCTCTCTGGGCGGCATTTATGACTTCCGAGTACAATGCGACACCACGAACAACACGCCGGATGTAATTGATCGTAACGAATTTGTTGCTAGTATGTTCATTAAACCAGCAAAATCGATCAACTATATCATGCTCAATTTCACTGCTGTTGCAACTGGTGCTGATTTTGACGAAATTATCGGTCCAGCTAACCAGGCATAATCAGTAAGTTAGCATAGATTAAAAGTTAAATCAAGCGGGGAGAAGTTCCCCGCTCTATTAAGGAATATCAATTATGGCACTCGATTTGAATGATATTACACGCGGTTTCGAGTCTGGCGATTTTGCTCGTCCTAACCTGTTTGAAGTTGAGATCCCGTATCTGGGGCAAAACTTTAAGCTGATGTGTAAGGCTGCTACTGTCCCAGCTGCAACCGTAGAAAAAATCGCTGTAGGTTATCAAAACCGTAAAATTAACATCGCTGGCGACCGTGTATACGACGACTGGACCATCACTGTATTCAACGACGACGCACACAAGATCCGTGATGCTATCGTTGCATGGAGCGATCAGACACACGGTACTGGTTCGGCGATCACTGGTGCAACTCCTGCACAATATAAGAAACAAGCTATTGTTCGTCAACTTAACCGTAACACCGAAGCATCAAGCGAAAAAACATTGTACGGTATTTTCCCGACTAACGTTGGTGAAGTAACCCTCGATTGGGATCAAAACAACGAAGTTGAAACGTTTGAAGTTACTTTTGCTATCGATTGGGTAGAATAAATATATTATCATGCGGGGAGAAGTTCCCCGCCTAATTTCTCCCAATTCGAGGTGAATAATGTTTAGTAGATTAAAAATGCTTGCGCGTTGGGCTGATTTTGACAACGACAAATACGAAGAACAAATTAAAGATAAAGCAGAGTCTATCGCCGCGCCTAAAAATAATGATGGTGCTACGGAAGTAGAAATTAATGATAATTCTCCGGCTAGCGCATGGAACTCTCTTACCCAGCAATTTTACAGTACCGACCAGAAAATCAGTACAACTAAGCAATTGGTTAACACATATCGTGGTCTGATGAATAACCATGAAGTCGAAAACGCTGTACAAAATATCGTTAACGATGCGATTGTATTTGAAGAAGGTCATGACGTTGTTTCATTAAATCTTGAGGCGACTGGTTTTAGTGAATCTGTGAAAGAGCGCATTCATGAAGAATTTAAAGATCTTTTAAACACTATCCAGTTTGATAAGCGCGGTCAGGATATGTTCCGTCGCTGGTATGTCGATTCGCGTATTTTCTTCCACAAGATCATCGGAAAAAATCCAAAAGATGGTATCGTAGAATTACGCCAGCTTGATCCACGAAATCTTGAATATGTTCGCGAGATCATTACAGAAGACACACCGGAAGGTAAAATATATAAAGCAACGAAAGAATATTTCATTTACACCGTAGGCAATAGTTCTTATTGCGCGGGTGGTCAAGTATTCTCTCCTAATAGTCGCGTTAAAATCCCGCGTAGTGCTATTACATACGCTCACAGCGGCTTGATGGATTGTGATGATAAATATATCATTGGTTATTTGCATCGGGCGGTTAAGCCAGCAAACCAGCTTAAATTGCTTGAAGACGCAATGGTCGTTTATCGTATCACGCGTGCACCGGAACGCCGAGTGTTCTTTATTGATACCGGAAACATGAACAACCGAAAGGCTGCACAGCACATGAACTCAGTGGCACAGTCTTTTAAAAACCGCGTTGTCTATGATGCATCGACTGGTAAACTTAAAAACCAGCAAGCAAACCTATCAATGACAGAGGACTACTGGTTACAGCGTCGAGATGGTAAAGCAATCACCGATGTTACCACTTTACCAGGCGCATCTGGGATGAGTGATATCGATGATATTCGCTACTTTAACCGTAAATTGTATGAAGCGTTGCGTGTGCCATTGTCACGTAGCAATCTCTCTGATGCTAATATGGTTATTGGCGGTGACGGTTCAGAAATTACTCGCGATGAGTTGGAATTTTCGAAATTCATTAGAACTCTGCAATCACAGTTTTCGGAAGTATTGCGCGATCCGCTTAAATATAATCTGATCCTTAAAAATGTAATTACGGAAGACGATTGGGATCGTGAAATAAATAATATCAAGGTGGTTTTCCATCGGGACTCTTATTATACAGAAGTTAAAGACGCGGAAATTTTAGAACGTCGAATCGGTCTAATCGAACGTATCGCCCCTTACATTGGTAAGTATTTCTCAAACCAGACAGTGATGCGTGACATTCTGAAATATACCGATGACCAGATGGACACCGAGAAGAAACAGATCGAAGAAGAAGCGAACGATCCGCGCTTTAAACAAACTCCCGATGAAATAGAGGATTTTTAAATGAAACAATTTATCGAAGCAATTAAAACTCGCGATCTAACGCTGATCGAAAAAGAATTTGATAAGATCATGGAGGCTAAAAAAGCCCAGATCATCGAATCCCAGCGTGTCGAAATCGCATCCAGTGTCATGATCGAAGGTGAAGAAGAAAAAGACCGCGATGATGAGGACGACGAAGACGAAGATCGCAAAGACGATAAAAAAGACAAAGAAGACGACGAATAATAGGAAGCCAACATGATTAAAGATTTTACTCCTAAAGCTGAATTGGAAACTTTTCTGCCGGAAGCACAGGAAAAATTGGACATGTTGGCTATGTTTGAGTCAGAAGAACTATTGAAAATCGTTGAAGGTATCTCCGAAGATGAGCCAGAATTGGCTGTAGCAATGCTGTCTATCATCGATGGAATTACTGTAAACGAAGCAATGGTTAAACATGTAAACGCACGCGGGGAAGTTGCACGCAAGAAAGATCGCAAAACCCGTGAGCGTAATGCTTACATGACTACTGGCCTAAGCAAAGCTAAACGCCGTCAAATTGCCCGTCGTGCTGCAAAAACCAAACGTGCAAATCCATCTATCGAACGTCATGCGGAACGTAAGCGCAAAAAAGCAATGCGTAAACGTAAGGCGTTAGGATTATAACAGGAAACAACATGGAAAAGAACGAATTACTGATCGAACAATGGGGCGTTCCTTGTGCTCGCGGTAGTTCGTCATTGCTTGAATCATTTGATGATAAGGCTACAGGAAATCTCTATATTCAAGGGATTTTCCTGCAAGCCGAAACAGTAAACCGTAACAAACGCTGGTATCCTCGCAGCGTGCTAGAAAATGCGGTTACTAAATACATACATGAACAAGTTGAGACACATCAAGCTCTAGGCGAACTTAATCACCCAGCAAGAGCAATGCCAGATCCATCTAATGCTTGCATCATAATTGAAAAATTGTGGTGGGAAGGTAATAACGTGATGGGTAAAGCCCGTGTTATTGAAGGGGATAAAGGCGCAGGTGATAAACTTGCTGCACTGATTCGCGCTGGCTGGATTCCTGGCGTTTCCTCCCGTGGATTGGGTCGTTTGAAAGACTCAGGTCGCGGATACAATATTGTACAGGAAGGTTTTGTGTTGACGGTTGGTGTTGATGTTGTATGGGGTCCGAGCGCACCAGATGCGTGGGTAACTCCGGTGGTTGAGTCAACGGATAGCGATTCTAGCGCGTCAGACGCACCAGAAAGTGATAAAACCGAAAAAGTGACTAACCCTACAGCCTCACAACAAAACATCGTAGAATCGAATAATAGCGCGTTTATGGCGCTCGCAGAAGCGTTATCTAAACGCTATAAATAATAACGTCGTTATCAACAAGAAGGTTATAACCATGCTTAAAGAAATGCTGCTCGAAGAAGCAAAACAGATCACTGTAGACGTTGCTCTCGATGACCTGTTTGAATCCGTCGAACTGTCGCCGGAAGTAAAAGAAAATTTTGGTACTATCTACGCTCAAGCGGTAAAAGCTAATGCTGTTGCTCTGGCAGAAAGCCATATTGAAAAAATCGCCGCTAAAGCCGATGAACTGGTAGAATCAAAGGTCGAAGAAGCACGCACCGAGATTGAAACCAAACTGTACGAAGATGCAGATAAATTCCTGAATCACTTAGGCGCTAAATGGCTGGCAGAAAATAAAGAAGCCGTTACCCGTAATATTAAAGCGGATCTGTGCGAATCCCTGATTGGTTCTCTGAAAGATGTTTTCGTTACTCACAATGTTGTAGTACCGGAAGAATCTGTAGACGTTGTTGCTGAACTGGACGAAGCACTGAAAGAAGAAAAAGAGAAAACCGCTGAACTCTTTGACTCTAAACTGCAACTTGAAAGCGAAATTCGCGGCATGAAGCGCGAACAAGCGATCAATGAAAGCACTCGTGATCTTTCCGATACTCAGAAAGAAAAAGTAACCGCGCTGATTGAAGGTCTGGAATATAGCGAAACTTTCGATAAGAAATTAACTGCAATTGTCGAAATGGTTGCTAAGAAAGAAGACAAACCAGCGAAGATTGAAGAATCACTAAATACTGATGCCGACAAGCTGAATGTTATTGCAGAAGCTGTCGAAGAATCAGAGAAAAAAGCAACTGTAGATTACGGCGTATCTCGCTACCTGAATTTCATCTAATGTAATTCAAATCTACTAATAAATACTTTAGGTTAACAACAAACAAGGTTTAAAGAACATGAAAACTACCAAAGAACTGATGGAAAAATGGTCCCCGCTGCTGGAAAACGAAAAACTGCCGGAAATCGCAACTGCGTCTAAGCAGAAACTGGTTGCTAAAATTCTGGAATCTCAGGAAGCGGACTTTGCTGTAGACCCGATCTATAAGGATGAAAAAGTTGTTGAAGCATTCGGTGGCTTTATCGCAGAAGCCGAAGTTGCTGGCGACCACGGTTATAGCCCGAATACCATCGCCGCAGGTCAGACTACTGGTGCAATCACCAACGTAGGTCCGGCTGTTATCGGTATGGTTCGCCGTGCTATTCCTAACCTGATCGCGTTTGATATCTGTGGCGTTCAGCCGATGAGCACCCCGACTAGCCAGATCTTTGCAATTCGTTCCGTATACGGAGGCAATCCGCTGGAAAAACATGCTCGCGAAGCGTTCCACCCGATGTTTGCACCGGATGTATATCATAGCTCTCTGGCTGCTAAAGGGGCAACTCCAAGTTCTCCTACTGGTACGGCGTTCCAGAAACTGCAACGCGATACTGGTATCAATGATGGTGATATCGTATATCACGTATTCGAAGAAACTGGTATTGCATATCTGCAAAACGTTAAAGGTTCTACCGTAACCCCAACTATTTCCGGTGATACCCTCGATGAATGCGTAATGAAGCTGATCGAAAAAGGTGAACTGGCTGAAATTGCTGCTGGTATGGCTACTTCCATCGCGGAACTGCAAGAAGGCTTTAACGGTTCTCAGCGTAACCCGTGGAACGAAATGTCAATGCGTATTGACAAACAGGTAGTTGAAGCGAAATCTCGCCAACTGAAAGCCCGTTACTCTATCGAAGTTGCACAGGATCTGCGTGCTGTACACGGTATGGATGCTGATGCCGAACTGAATGCTATCCTGGCTAACGAAGTTCTGCTGGAAATCAACCGTGAAATCGTTGACGTAATCAACTTTACCGCTCAGGTTGGTAAGACTGGTATGACTCAGACAGTTGGTTCTAAAGCTGGTGTATTTGACCTGCAAGACCCGATCGATACTCGCGGTGCTCGTTGGGCTGGTGAATCCTTCAAATCTCTGATCTACCAGATCGACAAAGAAGCTGCTGAAATCGCTCGTCAGACTGGTCGCGGTGCTGGTAACTTTGTTATCGCTTCCCGTAACGTTGTAAACATTCTGGCTTCTGCTGATCAGGGTATCAGTGTTGCTATGCAGGGTGCTGCACAGGGTCTGAACACAGACACCACTAAAGCTGTTTTCGCTGGTGTTCTGGCTGGTAAGTATAAAGTATTCATCGACCAGTATGCTCGTCAGGACTACTTCACTGTAGGTTACAAAGGCGACAACGAAATGGATGCTGGTATCTACTATGCACCGTATGTTGCTCTGACTCCGCTGCGTGCAACCGATCCGCAGTCTTTCCATCCGGTTCTGGGCTTCAAGACTCGCTACGGCATCGGTATTAACCCGTTTGCTGACAGCAAATCCCAGGCACCTTCCGCTCGCATCACCTCCGGTATGTTGAGCAAAGACAGCGTAGGTAAAAACGCATACTTCCGCCGTGTATGGGTTAAAGGTTGCTAATTAAACTCCGGTCGGGTGCAATGCCCGACTTATCATAAACCTTATGACAGTGTAAAGTGTTAATTCCAAAGGGAAGACTCGAAAGGGTCTTCCCTTTTTGCGTATTATATCCCGTTATAAATAAGGTTGCAAGCCTATATTCTAAGGGGAGCGAAAATTAGATGCACACACTTATAAAGACCAAAACTCCAGCCGTTTCCGCGTCGGTAAACTGCGTTCATAGTACGCATATGACAGTACAAATGACCGTAGAAGGTGCACGGGAAGGGCAAAAAGTCATTGCGGAAGCCTCGTTAGAAGGTTCCTTAGATGGCAAAGGTTGGTTCACTATTTCAGAATTGAAAGCTGATGGTAATGAATATGCAACTGATGGTGGAGCGTTTGAAACATTATGGTCATTTATTAGGGCAAAAGTAAAATCTGTTTCCAATGATTCTACTGTAACCGTGTATCTTGCTAAACGGGGGTAATTATTATATGAAGCTAAATCCACAAGCTATCATTAATGCTGGTTCCGTGAGTGGCGGTTGTTCTGGTGGCGGTATTCAGATCGGAACTAACGTACCTTGCGGAATTAAAAATACTCACCGTTTCGAAAATGAAGGGGAGCGAGACGCGTATTTTAATACCCATTTTCCAGAATTGGAGAGACTAAAAACAATTATTGTTTGTGGTGCTAAACTCCAACTATGGACTGGTAAAACGTCGCAATCTCCATACGATAATTCCAAATGGGTCGATATGACCTGGGTTATTCAGGGAGAACAGGGTATTCCTGGCGAGAAGGGCGAAAATGGTCGTGGTATTGCTAGAATCGAAGCGAACTTGTCCGAGGACGATCGCAACTGGACTCTAGAGATCACGTATTCAGATGAAACTCAAGAATCGTTAGTGTTTCCAGTGCCAGAAGTATTGGCAAACGTTGCGCAGCGTCTATCTGCAATTGAAGTAAAATGGACTACGACGAATCCAATTAATAATCTGGATGTAACCACATCACCCGGACGCTATCCGGTAGGTGATGCAACCTATGGCAAACCTCCAATGATGGCGAATAAGGGGTCCGCAGATGTATATGTCGTTGATGGTAGCATTCTTCAAGTGGTCCGTTCTATTGATGGTGGTGTTTACTCTCGTATCCGACACAATGGTGCATGGCGTGAGTGGAACTCTCAAAGCGGGGAAGGAAGTGGTGGCGGTGGTTTAAATGGTGATCAGGAGGCGATGTTAACCAGTCTGGGTAAACGTCTACCGGAAATTTCGCCAGAAACGCTAGACCTAAATTCCTTGACGAAACAGGGTCGTTTCTGTTATTTTGAGGGGTCCGCAAACCGCCCAAATGGAACACAAACGCATGGTTCTGTAGATGTTCATGCATGTAAAGATCATGTATTGCAGATCGCAACAAGCATTGATGGCGTAATGTATCACCGTTCCTATACAAAGAGAACTGATCGATGGACCGAATGGTTACAGATCAGCGATCACACTGGTGGTGCTACCATCTATGCTTTCCCTCGCGTGTCCAGCGTGTTTACCACTGCACAAAATCTACTCGAAGTTACAAATCCAGGAACTGGCGGTGGTGCTTTTTACATTCCGTGGAAGTATGTCATTCATGATAACTATGGATGCACACCGCAGATTAAAGAGCCAGATCGACAAGCTGATGCCGACCATTGGTGGGTTGCGCCTAAATCTGGTAGCTATGATATGGAACTTTTAGTTGATGTTAGTTTTATTAAAACATCAAACACAATTCCGGTTATGCTTGTTGTGACCGCATGGCATAGGATGAATGATGGTAGAGAACGACAAGCGGCTAGATATCAGGTTCCACTAGACGTAACTCAAAAAAACCAAAAAACAAGATCTCTAAAGTTGAGAATTAATCAAATTCCGGCTGGCGAGATGTTCAGATGGCAGGTGTCGTTTAATGGTGGTTCATGGACACAAGACGATAACCCAGATGTAGCATTTGCACCTTTCCGCACAATGCTGATGGTTGATGAAGTTGAACACGACACAGCAAAACGCGTAGGTGCACTAGCATATAACACATGGGCTAATTTCCACGCTAAAAAAGGTTTTGCGGCAATAGTCGGAGAAGACGAAATGCACAAAGCTCGTTTAAATGCCGTTAAATGGGGTGCTACTATCGAAGATATACAAGCACTTCCAGAGCAAGCACAATAATTAGCGGGGTGATTCATGACCGATATTAAAGAAAAAAATCAGTAAGTTGCAAAATGACTTTGTTCAAGGTGAAATTACTCATTTCACAGGAAACGAATCTAATGCTCTAATGGAAAGTGATGTTGAAAGAATTTCAAATTCAATCAACACTCAATTGATCGATCCTGTAATTGATTTTGTTATTGCGTGCGATGACGTAATAACAGAAACAGCAAGTTCAGCACATCGAACGGCAGAGATTGCAAAATCAACTGCGGACGTTGCTGATCGAACGGCAGGGCAATCCATGAGCAAAGCAACTGATGCACTGACTAAAGCGACTACCGCAGAATCGGAAGCAGCACGAGCACACAGCCGATTAGATGGATTGAATATTCCACAATTGCCAAACCTAGACAATCAAACATGGAACTGGTTATCACGTTCATTTGATAGTGTCAGTATTAAGCCAGCCGTAGGTGTGACTCTTGTCGATCCTGTAAGCGGAAAACCACACATCACATGGACACCAATTAGACAAAACTTTGAAACTGGTCGATATTACGTGGAAGGGCGTTTTGAGGCTAGATTTAAGGTTATGCTAATGGACTGGACACAATCTTCACAAGGTGGTCATATTCATTATCTAGGCGGTGGTCAAAGTCTGGCGTCGTTTAATGGACGAGTAGAACTATCTGGTTTGTCTAACGACATAATGAAACCAACCAACATACAGGTCAATGCATATACGGCAAAAGATACTCAGGTAATCTTTGGTGCATGTGCTGACGCTGCGATCTCAAATTCTAATGAGATTAAATTAGCGTTCATGGTTGATATTGGGTCGGATAGATTTGATAGATTTACAGATCCGGTTTATGTCGACCTTGTTATGACATTCCAGCGTGACGCTAGCGGTAATTTTGGTTTTGGTACGCTGTTCCCTGAATTAACCCCAAATTCTCCATAAGGAGGAATGCATGAGTAAGAAAGAAAACAGCTATGTTATGACTCGTAAGGAATACGACGAATTGATGTTAGCATTAGCTTATGCAATTATTCGTTCTGATCATGCAATTAATCTGGTAAACAAAGTTAACCGTAGCGTTGATAATGTTTCTAGGAAGAAGTAATTTTTATTTGGGAATCCTTCGGGATTCCCTTTTCTTTTTGTATAAATATGATATATCCATTAAGGCAAATACAGGATTCATAAACATGACTCATATTTTTACTGAACTGTTGCGGGAATCTACTTCCTCAGTAGCTAACCAGACAGCGCGACCGCAACTTTTATCATTAACTCGCGCGGTAAACAACCTGATTTTCTCCGATCTGGTAGCAATCCAGCCAACGGATCAACCAGTATCTGCATTGTACGGCCTACGTTATCTTAATCGTGATGGTCAGATGACTTTCCGAACTGCTGCAACCTACGGTGGCGCGGCTGGTGATCGTACAGAGATCGAAGAATTTTCGCAGGAAAAAGAATACAAGATCGGTGATCTGTTTAAATCTGGCGACGTAGTTTATCAAGCTGTTGTTGCTGGTCGAGTTAGCGAAGATTCCGCAACTCCAGAAGCTGCGATCTTTAAAGGAGTAATGACAAACAAAATTCGTTTCTATAGCGATTGTGCATCGGTAGAATACTTTGAAGATAAAAACACCGAAATTGCGTCTACCTCTATGCAGTTTGACAAGTGGCAAGTTAATGTAGGTTCTCGTAAACTGAAAACCTCGTTCACCACTGAATTAATGCAGGATCTTGAAGCAAGCCAAATCAACTCTGAAAACTCTGTAATTGATCTTCTGGCTACGGTCGCTTCCGAAGAGATCAACAAAGATATTATTCAGAAGTTGATCACTGTATCAACTCGCTATAAAATTAAAGGGATCACCCCTGATGGCGTACTTTCTCTCGTTAGCGTTCAGGATGCACCAAAACAAGCTCGCGAACTTTACCGCTATGCTTGCGAAATGAGCAATCAAATGTTGCGTACTTCCTCCTTTGCTGGTACATACGTTTTGGCGTCTTCTCGCGTGGTTGGCCTCCTGCAATCTACCGGATGGATGGAAGAAACCGACAATGCTCTAAGCGAAGGTCGTCTACGTTGCGGTCTTGAAGTGTACGCAGACACGACAACACCTTTCGATTATATGCTCGTTGGTTGTAAGCACATGATCGGTGATATGGAGAGTGTAGGTTCTCTGTTCTACTCCCCATACACAGAAGCCGATGGTGCTGGCGCGTATAAGAGCGTAATTGACCCTAATAGTTTCCAACATCATGTAGCTATTATGAATCGTTATTCACTCTCTGTCAACCCATATACATCAAAAGTTGATCAGGAAGCACACCAGATCATCAAGGGTGACGATTGGGGTAAAATGGCTGGACGTTCAGAAATGTCCTACATTTTAGGAATCGAACTGCCACCACTTGAGATTGACAACGCTTAACTAAATATCTAACCAAGACAAGTCAGATCCGCCCAAGATTTTTTCGACGGCGGATCTATTTTCTTGATGATATAAGTTAAAACATGGTATCCCATGTCTACGAGCAACATAGACAGCAATTCTAGTTCCTCCAGAAACAATACCATTAACTTCTTGCGCCCAGAATATCACACAATCTACAGGGTCATCAAGTGTCTCACCTAAGACTTGAGCAACATTTCTAGAAAATAAATTTTGCATGTATAACGGTATAGAACGAGGATTATCATAAACGTGTTCTAATTCATCCATCGCCAGATTCTTTTGTTCTAAGGTTTGCCATGCAATCACATCATGACCGTTATGCTTGTGGTCATAAAACTTCCAATTTGGAATGAAAATTTTTCTATAATCTGGATCGTAATACTTCATGAAAGCATTGTCCATACCGTAAGCCCCTCCAGAATGCGCTACAACGCGATTTTCTGACAATACCCTCCCAATGGTACTAGCCATTATCAAAATGTCGCTAGGCGCTTTTCTAGAGCCGATTAAAGCACATCTACGCAGTGGTTTTACTCCAAATAGATCTTGTAACTGGTCAAACATAATACTTCCTCCATAGAAAGCAATATCATACTACAAGTTAATAACAAATACAAGTATCCGCGTAGCGGAAGCGAGCACAGCGAGCAATAAAACACTTCCGTAATTGATTAATAAATGTTCGAAACAAATTTTTATTATTCTATAAGATAAGTCTTCGTTTTGATCATAATTTAATCATACATGTAAAAACTACACAAAAGGATATCGCTTCGCGAACTCCTACGGAGTATAACATTTGTGTTACAATATGTATTGATTAATAATTAATCAAAGATACATTTTCTATGTTCTAAAGATCTTTCTTCGTTTTGATCATAATTTAATCAAACAGTATTAATATTGTTCACATGTAAACTAAAATTATGCTAATAACAGATACAAAAAAGCCGCCCCGAAGGACGGCTAATGTTAATTATTTGTTGATAACGATCTGATTTCGGCGAATGGTAACATTACTCTTAGAGATGATCAGATCATCCGGCACTACGTTAGTTTTGTATGGCTGGAAGCGAACGAGCATCTGATTGCGTTTAGACCCCTCCTTAATCTTGATTTCCATCTGGATATTGTTGCCTACGTGAGCAACCGCAATTTCACCTTTATTCTCATAGACCCACTTGCTGGTAACGTCGCCAGCGAAAGCCTTAATAACTTGCAATGCTTCGTCGTATGCGGTAGAGCTGTGAACGTTCAGAAGACCAGCCGTCGCCAGACGTGAGCAAGTGATCGCCGGAGATTGCCAAACATCAACATTAATTTGCTCAATCAGAGTAATACCGCCCTGATCAACTGCTTTGAATGCTTCGAACATTGCTTTTTTCATTGCTACGTGGTTTTTACGGAATTTCATAATTAGTCACCTCTATTGATTAGTTATTCAGAATATTAATTACAAATTAGGACATTGCCCGTTTGAATGCGTCCATTATAACAGTGTTATTTGGCTTGTCAACACGTTTTTGGACTTTATTTTTAAATTTTTTGTTGATGTGGTGTTTACGATAAACAACCTTTTCACGGTTGGCGTAAGCCTCGCGTGCATCTTTTACCATCAACCATGCCTTAGCCGCATCTTGTCCGCTGATCTCGCCAATCTTTTTAGCAATATCAACAAAATTAAGACCGTGGTCTTCGCGTAGCATGTAAACCATTAACGCTGTTTTCTTGTCCATCACTTCGCCCCATTGACGATTAACAGGATAGTGATCAGTACCGGAAACTGGATCATGACAGTACCAAAAAACCGGATAAACGCATTTTCTGACTTCCACACATGACATGCGACTAGCTGATAGACCATTGTTGCAACCAAAGCCAGAAAATACATCTCGATTGGTGCTTCTTTGATCAATCGTACAATCTCATTCATACTTTACCTCATACATTCATAAACACAACAACGAATAGGACAGTAACAGTTATTAAAGCCATTTTCAACCCCATATTCATAATATTTTCCTCATAGGGTAATGCCCTGTTGATGTGTGTCATTATAAGCCACTAAATCACACTGTCAAGCACTAAAAACAAAAAAGCCACCCCGAAGGATGGCTGATAGATTTCATTAAGCAGGAGGCGTTTCACGAATGCGCAGGACACGCTCTAATGTCTCTCGGTCCAGTTTATGGAACTCTTTGGACTGATACATGAAACCATTGCGAGATTCCATGCAAGTGCAATCACTATATTTTTCTTCCGCTGCCGCGATTGTCTCCAGATCTTTGGCGTACTTGCTGGTTGAATAAACTTCTCGATGACGCCACTCTAACCCAGCCTCATTGAATTTAACGATCTCGTCAAATACCCACCATCCAATGTAGATAAATGAAGTTTTGCGCCACGGGATCGGGTGAACGTAACGGAACATTTTATGAAGAGATTCAACAACTTCCATTGAACATTTTCTGCTTGTACGTGCTGCAAGTTCTACTGTTGCGCCTTCGATCTGTTGATATAGTTTAGCAACACACCAGAATTTGGCTGTATCATCGTAAGTCGCACGCTCTTTGAACAGATGACCGTCTGGCATGATAGAAAATCCTTCCAGTGCTTCGCCGACCTCACTACCGATCAGAGTCGGTGACGGCTGTCCTTCACGTTGCAAATACCAGTTATGTTTGATAGTCAATTTAGGCATACCGCTAGAATCGCCTACAATGTCCTCTGACACAACATAATTAAGTAAGATCTCCTTACCTAGTGCTACGGTCTTTGACTCTACCACATCCTGATCTACGCTCATTGTAGCCAGCATAATTTTAGTGGATGCGCTATCGGCTGAATCTTCCGATTCGCCCCATACTTTGACAGTATACACGCCGTTGTTATCTGCTGTAAATTCTTGGATCGTGATATCCTGTGTCGTGTCTATAACTTCTTCGCCCTTGCTCCAGCTATAGTGCAATTCATAGTTGTCTGCTGGAGTCTTCCCACCAGAAAATTTTACTGTTGCATGTAATTCTACGTCTGTTTGTGTTGGTACGTAGAATTGAGGCGGTTCGGTGATCTTAACGATTAATTCAGCTTCTTCCATACGGAAAACGTCAGATTCTACAGATTCCCCGCTATCGGTATCTTGTACAGTGACTTTATAGTTACCCGCATTTTCACTTGTTGCACCTGCTACGGTTAGCGTAGCTGTGTTATTTTCGTGTGGTTTGTTGTCTTTTGTCCATGTATAGGTCAAATTGCTGGGTAATGGTTCGTCACCTGCTACAGTCGCTGTTAAGGTGAAACCATCTCCAGCAAGAAAACATCTTTTGTCAGATTTAATTGATACTGTGAAAGCCATATAAAGCCACTCCATAGAAAAGCCGCCCCGAAGGACGGCATTTAATTAATTAAAATAGTTGAGTACCATCAACCAGATAACCATTACGAGATTCCAATACATGAGTATTAGAATAGTGATGCAACGAGGCTGCAATAGTCTCGATCTCGTCTGGGTATTTGGTGTGGGTAAAATCCTCAAGCCAGTTAAGACCTTCGCGGTTACAGCGATCAATCTCATCCATTACCCAATAACCCTGATATTGGAAGGAAGTTCGACGCCACGGAATCGGGTGTACATAGCGTTTTAATTTCGCGGTAGTAAACACCACTCGAACTTTTTCGCTATGTTTAACATGTCCATTCTCTTCTTTTATCTCGGCGTAATAGGTCGCTTGATGAGTTTGCTTGCTGATCTGTGCATGAGGGATAACTAAAGTTTTATTTGTTGCATCTCTTATTTCAGTGTCTACACCATCTTTAATTTTATGCCACTGATAACTAACTTCGGTTTCACCGTCTGCATGTTCTGCATGAGCTTCTAATACAATATCATTGGTTTGACCTTCTTTTGCAACCACATCCACCGGATGCTTTAAGATATTGATATTGCTATGCTCTGCTACAGTAACGACCGCTGGATTGGTTGTTACCGTTTTTTCTGCTGCGGTGATCTCTGCCGTATAAGTTCCCGCATCTGACGGTTTTGCGTGCTCAATTACTAAAGTCTCTGAATTTGCACCGGGGATAGCCGCACCATCTTTTTTCCATTGAATGTGTGGTTTTAATCCAATGCTATTTTGAGATCTTGCTGTTAAAATAACACGCTGATTATACTTAACGTCATTATCATGAGGATGTGCGGTGACCTGTAAGTCATTAGGCACAATCTCAACATTGTCGCTAATTAGTACCCTTGCTGGATGTGACATTTGAGACGCACGATGATCACCAAAACCAACCGAAACGCGACAAGTGTAAACACCAGTCGAATCAGGTTGAGCATGGTCCTCACCATACACGTTTTTTTGTTCAATACCCTGTGGGAATAAATCTTGACCATCTTTAAACCATCGATAGCGAATAGGTAGTGCATCGTTGGAATTTGCTTCCACCGAAATAGACCACGACCCGCCAGTGCGAATTGTAGCACCTGTTGGCTGTTTAGTAATGGTCAATGATGCCTTTGAATTATCTACCGTTACTTGAGCCGGAGATGATTCTGCGGTAATTCGATGACCAGAAATACCCATTGATGCAATACACTTATATTGCCCTTCGTCAGTCTTTTTAATTGACGAAAAATGCAATACATTAGATGTTTTGCCTGGCATTAATTCATCATCTTTATACCACTGATAATCTAAGCGATAATGTTCATAGTTTGTTTCCGCCTCGCAAGTGATCGTCTGTGAGGAAGAAACACGGACGTTTCGCAATGCTTGTGGCTGTTTAGTGATTCTAATAGTTAATGCTTCACCTACTAGTAATTCGGCTTCTTCTGAATCTCTGTATTGGTCTGTTCCATACGTGATACGAGCTTTGTAGCGTGCTCGGTTTAATTCAGTAGTAGCTGGTGTAATATGAAGATCTTTATTAGTTTCACCTACAATCGGTGTAAACTCATTTTCTGCATTCTTTTTACGATACCACTGGATCTTTACAGGTGAATAGTTTGTTCTATAGTCAACGCTGAATAGACCCAAAGCACCTCCAGACACGTTAAGAGTTTGCGGTTGACGTGTGATCCTAAAGAATGGTTGACTATCAACCTCAATATGACAATCTTTAGAATACACCGTAGTGTCACCTTGTTTTACCTCAAGACGCCAGATACCTTCCTGATCTTTTCGAATATGCGGAATTGCCAAAGAGTTTCCGTTTTCTTCGATAACAATCCTACCGTTATGAATCCACGTATACTCAATAGGCGATACTTTATCATCTGATGTAACAAGTACATTGAGATGTACCGCTGAATCCTCTGCTACTGTAATAGAGCTAGGATATTCTTCGCTAAGATGCACTACCGGAGGGGTATCATTCTTTTCTACAATAATTGGATTAATCCAATATTGTGATGCTGGTTCACCACGGACAGTAACACGACACGTATAATTGCCAAAATCAATAAGACCAACACGGGCAATATGAACGGTTCGGTTGTCCTCGATTTTTTCTGGTTCTACCGGAATATGATTTCGATACCATTGAAACTCTGGATGTTGACCTAGTTCAATTGCTGGAGTTGCGAATAGGGTTAATTCTTCACCGATTCGTTTTTTAATATACGTCGGAGACTGATCTTGCGGTGCAATAAAAAATCTACGCTGTACAAGAATAGGCTTAATATCTACACCGACCTGTGGTTCGTCTTTCAGTTTAATGTGACATGTATATGTACCAAATTGATTTTCTTTCATTTCATCAATATACAGAGACTGATCCGCGTCGGAAATTTGTTCTGCTGGCACATTTACACCGTTCAGCTTCCATTCTGCTATAAAATCTTTAAAATCTGCTGTACTCACAACAATCTTTAACAGAAGTGGACGACCAACGGAGCCATAAACCGGACCTTCTGTTTGATGTAATACATTGATTTTGTTAGACATGTAATATCCTCTTTTTAATTGCATAACGGAACTACAATTAAAAACATAACAAATATTTCACAACTTTTACACTCTTATTATTTAAGAGTGTGGAATTGGCTGTGTTTAGTCTCTCGCACCTTGACAGACCCATCACGTTTGATATAATAGATCAGTGACTTGAGGGTGTCGTGTACATACGCGTGCGGGAAACGCTCTGGATACTTCTTCCAATCTGGAGTATTAACGATCCAGTCGAAAATCCACCACGGGCAGGAGTAGTAACCACGACCGCCACCGATCAAGCAAATGGTCGGACGGAAGCCAGTAAGATCACAAAATGAATCAGTATCATGTGCAGGAGAACGATGCTCTGCTTCGTCAGAGAAAATGTTTGCTACCGGAGATTCTACTTTAACTTCCGGTGCTTCTTCAACATCTGACGTAACTTCTTCGACCACTGGTTCAATTGCTGGAGATTCTTCTTTTGTTTCTTCAATGACGATCTCAGGTTCTTTCATTGCTTCAACCAGAGACGGATCAACTTCGTCGAATACCACTTTATCATCTGCGGTATCTGCTGCCAGAATAAGGTCGTTAATGCTGGTTCCTTCCGCTGGGGTTTCTTCTTCCATTTCGGAAGCCAGTTTAGTTAATTCGGTTTCTACGAACTCGATCATATTCTCTAGTGATAACGTCTTTTTGACCTTGATATCAAATTGTTTTGCGTAGTCAGCTAATTCTGTTTTAGCTGTTTTCTGTGCTTCTTTGTCGTCGGACGCCGCAATAGCGCGGAGTTCTTCGAAATATTCTTTATCAAACATGTTATTCTCCTGATTGGGGGTGTTTGTATAAATATTTGTATACTGTATTTATTGAGTGAGGCTATTCGCTATGCAAGATATTAAAATTCACTTTCTGAACTACTCCCATGTTCAAATTGAATGTAGCGATTCAATTTTATTAGAAATGCGAGATTATTTTAGTTTTGAAGTCGAGGGAGCGCGGTTTCAAAAAAGATTTAAGTATGGTGGATGGGATGGGCGTATTCGTCTTTTAGATTACAATGGAAAGCTGCCAATTGGCCTAACTAAAACCGTTGGAATCTTCGCTAAAAATATGGGGTATTCTGTTTGGGTAGACCCTCGCTTATTCGAAAAAGAACAAGTTACAGAAGAAGAAATTACAAAATGGTGTAATGATCTGGAATTATATTCCGGTGCTAACAGGATCACCCCGCATTGGTATCAATCAAAGGCTGTCTTTGAAGGTATTCATCATAAACGCCGTATGTTAGTTTTGCCTACGTCCGCTGGTAAATCTGCAATTGCTTGTATGTTGTCTCGCTGGTACTTAGAGAACTACGAAGGGAAAGTGCTGATCATCGTTCCTACCACGTCGCTAGTGCTGCAAATGCGTGATGATTTTGTTGATTATCGCCAGTTTCCTTATGAAGCAATTCATACTATCATGAGCGGTACTAGTAAACACGTAGGTGATCGCCTGATCGTTGTTAGTACGTGGCAATCAGCATGTAAACAGCCTCGTGAGTGGTTCCAACAATTTGGGATGGTAATTGTTGATGAATGTCACAAGGCCACTGCTAAAAACCTGCTAAACATCGTTACTGATATGGATCATTGCCAATTTAAGATCGGCATGACTGGTTCCCCTCGTGACGGGAAAGCTAACATGATGCAGTATGTCGGGCTTTTCGGTGATATTTCTAAGATCGTGAGTATTGACCGCCTGATGGAAGAAGGGCAGGTGACAAAACTGAAAATTAACTGTCTTTTCCTTCGTTATACCGATGAGGAATGTAGCGCGGTTAAGGGGCGAGAATATGCGGAAGAGATCAAGTATATTACATCTAACCCACGACGAAATAAGTTTGCTTGTAATTTGGCGCTAAAACTCGCTAAGAAGGGCGAAAACGTATTCCTGATGTTCCGCAACACTAAGCACGGAAAACTTATGTATGATGCGTTACAGAAGGTACACGACAAGGTTTATTATATTGACGGTGGAGTTAAGACAGAAGAACGTGATGAATTTAAGAAAATGGCGGAGGGTGACACCGGGATCATTTGTGTTGCGTCTTATGGTGTGTTCTCTACTGGTGTTTCAATTAAGAATTTGCACCATGTTATTTTCGGTCATCCAGTGAAGGAATCAACTATCGTTCGTCAGAGTATCGGTCGTGCATTGCGTAAACATGGTTCGAAAGACATTGCAACGGTCTGGGATCTTATCGATCATTTGGCGGTTAAGACAAAGAGCAAGAATGCTAAGAAACAGTTTAGCCACCTTAATTATGCTCTTAAACATGCCCTTGAAAGAATAAAAATTTACAACACCGACCGATTCGAATATGTCACGAAAACAATCGAGATTTAATAAATAGGGGCTTTAATGCCCCTTTATTCTACGGAGATTAAAAATGATTAGCTTTAAACGTTTTTTGGTCGAGGCCGCTATTGACGGTTTCATGAGTAAGATTTATTCTTGTAATACTATCGAGGGATTAAATGAACTTGAGGCATATTATGAGAAGCGCAAGAAAGAAACAGAATTGAAACCTGCTGATGACATTTCGATCCGTGATGCCATCGCTGGACGCCGTAAGCAATTGGAAGCGGACAACGAGCCAGAAGAGGAGCCGGAAGAGGATTTTTAAGATATAAAAAAGCCCCATCATTGATGGGGCAAAATAAACCAATTAAAATCGGTTATCAACAAATTACATTAACAGCATTGTTTGCTCTACGAGTTGTTCTTGTTCTTCGCCGTTCGCATCTTCACTAATCGAACGTTCTGTTACTAGCTGTAAGCAGTAGCCAGTGTGAACAACGCCGTTTTCTGTCTGGACGGCTAACGCATCCTCGACAGGTTGTTTACAACAAATACAGATTTTCATAAAATTCCTCCTGCATGTATTTAGCGACCAGATTCCAGCATACGCAATTCTATAGCATTCTTGATCGCAAAGCCACGAGATTTAACGATATCAAGTGCGCGACCAGCGAAATCCATTACCATCTGGTAGTATGCAATTTTCGTATCAAGCGGTAAGATCTCGTCGTCTGCTGCCATGACAACTTTCAATTCTGATTTCTCATATTCAGCGCGACACCAGTCATCACTACGGTTAGTGTAAAAGTCAAGACGATTTTTCATAGCCTTTTTCTTTTTAGCCTCAAGAGCAATCGTCTCTCTTTTCGCCTCGCTGTAAATCCTTAACCACTTTGAGTATACTACCGGATTATTCAGCGCCTCCCATTGCAACTTAGTCGCATCGATCTTCATGTCAGCTTCTAATTGTTCTTTCAAATCGTTTAGGTCCATAATATCCCCTTATTCACACTAAGACCTATATCATATCACATACAAAATCACTTTGCAAGTCTTATGCGTAGTTGTTCAAGATCATCTGGGTTATCTATTACTGAAAAGTAGATTGATACTATGATTGAATTATCGTCGTACTGCGGAGTTACTTCTACTGTCAGGTTTCGGACCCGTGGTTCATAGTTTCGGATCGCCTCATTGATGTTTTTTGATAAGGTATCCACTGTCAGTGGGTTCATGTTCTCAAACAGTGATTTATTGAGATCACATCCAAACAGTGGATCAAATGGACGAGACCCCTTGCGAGTAGTCACGATCAGTAGAATAGAATCCTTAACCGCTTTAATCCCTATGTTCTTTTTAACGTCGTTATTCCACGATCTGGATATATTGAGATCCAAATCAGTATACATCTGATTAATAGTTGCCATGTTATACCTCAAAGAATTTTAAGGAAACTGGATAGACCTGATAATGAATATACACCAGATTCCCCGCATTCGCACTTGATCGGTACTGCCAGCGTGATTTGATTTCTTGTTAGCTCGTCGATCACTTCTTCCACTTTATCCGTGGTAAGCATATCCAGCACGCGGTCAAAGTCCTGTACGTTCAGGTCGTCTATATTGAATTGCTGATCGCCGATCACGATATATTCGATACATGCAATTACCATCTGCATAATATCAACATCTTCTGTAAACTTAGGTTGACGAAATTTGATTTTTACTTGCCCTAAGTCCAGAATATACGGTTCGACTTCTGGTATCTGTGTGCGTGAAACATCAAGAGAATATACTTTCTCTTTATTGCATACACCACATATCCAAGTAGCATCAATTTTCATCTTATTGAGGCTGTGACACCATAAGAGAAGAAAAATATATTCTGCTTCGCATTTCTCTAGCTCTAATGCATTGATCCCCGTACATTCGTATATAATCTCGATAACAACATCTGACAGCTTGCCAGTCTCTTTTGCTGCTACCAGTTTTTGAAATTCGCCGAAGGTGAAAGCACGGGCGTGTATCAACTTTTCGCCTAATTGGATCTTGAAAAAGTATTGCATAATAAAACACCCTTTATAAACACATAGAATTATTTAGTATTTTATAAATACCCGAAAGGGGGATTATACCATGAATATTATCCGAATAAAACTGCCGGAGGGTGTGCAGAGATTTAAACCATTCACGGTAAAAGATTATAGAGATTTCCTTCTGGTGTCAACTGAAATTAAGATGAATCCAGAAGAAGAACAAACGATTCTGGATGAGCTATTAGAAGAAATATATCCAGACGTAGATCCGGCATTTCGTGAATATATTTTCCTGAATGTCTTTACTAGTTCAATTGGTAAAACGAAGATACCGCTTTGTTTTACTTGCCCGACTTGCAACAAAGAAAGAAAAATGTTGCTTAACTTACAGGTTGAAGCACTAAAACCAATCGTTCTAGAGGCCGCAGGGCTTAAAATAACTTTCCGGTATGTTAAACCATCAACCGACTATGCAAAAACGTTTCTGGATGCGATAGAGCGTGTATCCGATGGTATTAATGATTATCTATGGACTGAATTGCCGGAAGAAGTTAGAGAACAGGTTATTGATTCAATCTCATTTGCTGAATTTGAAGAAGTTGTTAAGCAGATGCACACGATCAAGATCGAACAAAAGATATCTTGCTGTGAAAGTCATGACCTGAAATACATAGGTCTTCTTCCATTATTCAAATTGTTGTTGAATCCAGATGAGTTATTCATCTTTTATCGAATAAACCATCTATTGGCAAAATCAAATTATTCTATCAGTGATCTTATGGACATGTTACCCGTCGAGAGAAACATTGCACTGACACTGGTCGAGAAAGACGTAAAAGAGGCAAATAATGCAAAGAACGGGGTTTCCTAATGTCTCAATAAAACTTTATCAGGATTATGAGGCATTTCTAAATCATCGCTTTATAGAATTGGGTGCTACCTTTGTTACAATGACTCTGCGTGATTCGATTCGTGGGGTGAACGAAGGGTTGTTGCAATTCTATGATAATAAGGCGATGCATACAAAATTAAACGGGAGAGAGATCATTCAGATTTCGCTATCCACTGCTAATACAGATGAAGTTTTCAACCGAATCTATGGGATCTCTCATAGTAATGTAACAATTGACCAAAAATCTGACAACATTTTAACATTCCAGTTAAAGAGCTATCACGAAACACTAAACCTTAAATTTTCTCGCTCATTGACAAATAACGCTGTTAATAACGTAACTAGCATGATTGATGCCATCTATAAGGAAGTTCCTTTATGGAAACCTACTATAAAGGGTGATAACGTTGTTATTCCTCGTTGTCCGTGGGTTAGTACCATAAATGACTATATGGATTTTGTGAGGGCATACGGGCAAAGCGTAGAAACCGAGTCTTTCGTGTATTGCTGGGAAGATTTTGATGGTATAACGATCGCTGGACACGATACAATATTAAAAAATGAGCCAATACCAGCTATAATCTGCGAGCCTAGACTCATGGGGCAATTTATTGATATGTCGCCTAATCTGATGGTTTTTAATTTCGAGTGGCAGACTAAGAGCAATGCTAAAGTTAAAAATTCATTTAGCAATGTGACATACACAACTATTGATTTTGTTACTAAGCAGTATAATAAAATTGTTGTTGGTAATGGGGATAATATTGCACACTTTGCTCATGGTGGCGCTTACGGCGATTTAACTTATAAGAATGCGTTTTTGGAAGGTTCTAAACTTGCCACAATAGAACAATATGATTCGTATGCTACCGCCGTGTGTCACGGTAATTTTTCGTTGCGCCCCGGTATGGTTATTCGATTCTTTGATGAGAAACAACAAGCACGCAATGATTTTATTGTTGACGAAGTTGTGCATGAAATTAGCCGAGAGCAATCATTAACTCACCTGTATATGATCGGTAACAGCGAAGAATTACAGGAAGTCAAATTTGAAGGTAAGATATAATGACAGAAACTAAACCTATGTTAAAATTTGTTGTTCCTGTAAAAAAATTAGAGATAAACGGGAAACATATCAAGATCCCAAAAATGGGGATTAAGCAACATCGATTATTAAAAGATGTTCGTAGCTGTGATGAAACATTAAAGATTCTTCTTGATTCAATCTGTCCTGGGTTAAACGCTGCCGAGTCTGAATTGGTTATGCTTAACCTTTGTGCGTTTAATGGTAAGTGTCTGGAAGAAAAAGATGGTCTTAAGCTGTCTGATGTGTATATTTGTACAGAGACTGAATTTACTTTAAATGGTAAAGTCTTTAAATTTAAAAATCCAATGTATACTTCTGACCCCATTATCGATGACGCTGATTTCTTGAGTCATCATTATCACGATCCTAGTGTAGACTTCCATGATTTCCCAGCTTTTATCATGGATTGGGCTACAGGATTAAGAAAAACTATTGCACTGGATACACCGGAAGGTACTATCTATGGTGGAATTAACATATTGGATCGCCTATCATGAATGACGCATTAACATCATTTCGCGGGATGCGCAAGGAAGCGGAAGAAAACCCGATTGATAAACTTAACAAATTAGATAAACTTGATTCTATTGATAATTTGCAAGCCGCTACCGAATTGGTGGCGGAGACAGTAGAACAAAAATCTAATGAAGTTGTTGGTGCGGTAGAGGATAACACCGCAGCCAATGAATTGACGGCAGAGAATACCCAATCTACCGCTGGCAATACCCAAAAAACTTATGAAGAATTGCAAAAACTCAATAATTTCTCTTCTCAGATGAATGAGAAATTACGTGGTTTTGGTGTTATGATGGAACGTAGATTTGGTGTTGTCAGTAAAATGGCTAGCGGTATTGGTGCGATTGAAGAAGCACTGAAAAAACCGGAACAACCGCAAACAATGCCATCACCTCAGCCAGTTTTGCCTACTGTACCGGAACAGCCTAATAATGACAATTATCAAGGTCTTCCAAAGAAAAAACCGGATGTTGAGGAACGGAAGAAAAAGAACGCCGCAGATAAGCGCAATGCGGATTCTATGGAAAATCTTCTTAAAGTTGTTCGTGGAGGATTTAAAGAAACCATAGGTATCTCTAATAAGGTCTTAGGGATGTTATTTAAGATCACCTTGACCGCTATGGCAGAAGCCGCAAAATGGGGCGCTATTTTGATGGGTATTGTTTTTGCCATTGATACCCTTATGATTCATTTCAGATATTGGAGTGATTTATTCGAAACAAAATTTGATGAATTTATGGATAAAGCCGGAGAATGGGCTGGACCAATTAGTGATATTCTAACAACTATTCGTCAAGTTCGAGATTATTGGTCTAAAGGTGAATATGGAGAATTAATTAAATCACTTGTTATGGGTATTGGTGATGCATTCTATAAAACCTTTATCCAACTTGATCGAATTATCACTACTGGTATTGCTAAAATTCTTCGCATGATCCCTGGTATGGGTGATTATGCCGATAAGTTAGAATATGGTGCTTTAAAATCTGCTGTCGCTCAAGGCTATACGCCAAATGAAAGAGAACTCGAATTAATGGATAAGGTCGAGTCTGAACACGAAGAGGACAAATACGGGGAGCGTACTGGTTGGACCGGAAAAGCCCGTGATATTGGTGAGGCTATCGGTGACTCCATTAAAGATAAAGTTAACGAAGGTCTTGTTAGTCTGGGCTGGAGAGATCAAAAGGATGTTGACGCAGAGAAGCGACAAGAAGAATTAAAACGCGGGGAATATGAGTCTGTTTCTGCTGAACAACGATCTGCTAGTCGTAAACTTAGAATTAAAAGCGAGGGCGCGATCAATAATATTAATGAAGTTATGGAGAACTTGAGCGGTGATTATGACAAAGAAAGAATGGGAGAGTTGAAGAAGGATATTGATGTTTACCGTGAGAAAGTTCAAGATCCTACATTAGTTGAAAGTGATCGTTCTCAGTTAGAGCGTCTTATTGAAAAATTTGATGAGATGTATGCTGATAAAACTAAGGGTGTGGTTCCAGCTAAACCTGTTCCTGCAACTGAAACGGAAACAGCAAGACAAGCGGACCGCACTGAACAAATGCAGAAACAAGCTGCGATCCAGCAACAAACGACAAATCAGACCTCAAACGTAAATAATACACAAATTGTAACAAACAATAGAACTATTAAACAGGGTGCACCAACAACTAGAATTGATGCCCCCGGTACAATTAATATGGGGATCTTTTAATGAAAATTAGTGTTATCAATGATGCCGTTGATAGCTTTAAAGCGGGGGTTAAAACCTCCGCTGGTTTTACCTCAAAAAATAAAGGGAAAACATTAACCGCTCAATTCCCCGCTGAACGTGCTAGCGGTAATGATGCTAGCGGTTATTATATCAACGACTTATATAATAATGGTCTGTTATTCACTGCATACGATTATACATCCCGCACTACTGGATCGCTGCGTGATTTCAGGAAAAAGAAAAATGTTGCTAACGGTTTTGGCGGTAGCGTTAATATCGCAGGTTTTGATTTAAATTTGGGAGGGAGAAATGCTACATTTGACCGCGAGGCAATTGCTAATATTCTTCTTCCTCGTAGTCAATCTGACGTTGACGCTGCTAGCCATAAGTTTAATGATGTTGGTGAATCTGTTATTTCTCGCGGTGGTGGTACTTTAGGCGGTGCTCTTTCTAATATGGCATCTACTGCCGTTTTTGGTGGTATCGAAAGTATTACTGGTGGATACCTTGCCGATCACGGTGAACAAATTTATAATACTGCAAGAAGCATGTATGCTGGTGCTGACGCACGAACTAAAAACTACGTATGGCATCTAACCCCACGTAGTATTGAAGACCTTCGCAATATTCTGATCATATACGAAACGTTTTTAGAATTGTCTTATGGTTCTAGTGGTATTTCCAGCACCGCAAAAGAATTAAAAGCGGAAGTTGATGCATGGTATAAAAATACACTATTAAGCAAATCCACTCCAGAGGAAGCGAAGAGAAATGATACTCTGTTTGAAGGGATCACCGATTTTCTATCAAACGTAATTACTGTATCTAACCCGACAATATGGATGATCTCTAACTTCGGTAAGCGTACATCATTTGAAGGGCGTAGCGATGCATTTGGTCCCGCTCAGATCTCAAGTGTACGTCTGGACAAGTCGCCTGATGGTAAGTTTAATGGCCTTGCTATTTCTCCTAACTTGCCTAGTACATTTGTTCTGGAAGTATCATTTAGAGAGATCTTGACACTTTCCCGTGGTACTATATTTGGGAGTGCGGCATAATGTTTGATTTAAATGATTTTAACGAACAAGCCGCTAACCTTGACTTTCAGCGATCTAACTTATTCAGCGTGGCATTTGCCACAACTCCAAGTAATAAGACACAAGCGATCCTAGAAAGTATGGGCGGTGCGGTATATGATATTATACCAAATGCATTAAATGACTATTTCGGGATTACTCGTGGTGATTATACGGACGCATTAACAAATCTTGCTGTACAGGGCGTTAGGCGTGCTGTTGATTCATCCGGTGTCAAAAAGTATCTTTTAGGTGCAATGTCATCCCGCGTAGTTCAATCTCTTCTGGGGCAATTTGATGTTGGTACATATGCGCTTGACTGGTTCAATATGGCATATAAGACAAGCGGTCTTCTGGTGTATGCTGTTAAGGTTCCAGAAAACAGATTGAGTTATGAAATGGACCGTAACCACAATGCGCCAAACATTCGAATTACCGGACGTGATTTTGATCCGCTTGTATTGAGCTTTAGAATGGACTCTAGCGCATCAAACTATAGAGCAATGCAGGATTGGGTTAACTCAGTAGAAGACCCCGTTACAGGGCTTCGTGCGCTTCCTGTTGACGTTGAAGCAGATATTCAGGTTAATTTACATAACCGAATGGGAGTTCCTCACACGATCATGATGTTTAATGGTTGTGTTCCTGTTGGTGTGAGTGCACCGGAATTAACCTATGAAAATAACAACGAAATAACAACATTCGATGTTACTTTTGCGTATAGGACTATGCAAACTGGTGCTGTAGGAGAGCAAGCCGCGCGAGAATGGATTGAGGATAAGGCAATAAACGCAATAACAAACACTTTCGGCAACAATTTACTTGATAGTGGGTTATCTGCTGCTGGTAATGCTTTATCGCGTCTAAATGGCGTTGGTGGGCGTGTGGTGAATACTGTCACTAACTGGTTCTGATAAGCGAAAGGCGGGGATTATCCCCGCCTTTTTATTTTGCTAAATCATTGCAATATTTTAGTGCCTTAGCTTGAAATTCTGCGCTGTTAAGTTCTTCATAACGGGCATAATCACCGTTTAATGCTGCCTTTCTTGCTTCTTGTTCTATCTGCATGTCAGACATGATAATACAACGGTCCCTTGCTTTCATCTTCTCAAGTTGTATAGACTCTTCTTTCTGCTTTCGCAATTCTTCTTGACGCTTCTTTTCTTCTCGTGCTTTCTCTTCCCGCGCTTCTTTGATCGCATCTTTGAACATCTGCGTTTGTGGTGCTAAACCAACTTTAACGCGATCCACGTCTCGACGTTCCATTTTAGAAATAAAGCACGATTCGATCTGGTCATCGCTTGCATATGCGGCTTTACATTCACGAAGCAAGAAAACCGGATCTGATTTAGCATTCATCATAGCTTCCATGTTAGCACAACCAGTAAGCATGAAGGCAGCCGCAAGACCAATCAGTTTAATCATTTTCATTTAGTCACCTCACCGAAAATTGTAAATTGTCTACGATTCTCATCGCCGAAAGATTCTACTACGTCGTTTACCTTTATGCAAGTCCCGCGCGGTAAAATTACTTCACATTCGCAAGGATTCCATGCAATTGACCCAACAACAAAACCTTTATGATCTTTTACGTCAATTACCCACGATACATTACAAGAATGTTGCATCTTTCCGGTCATGGATTCATATCGATTCTCGCAATAAAGGCTAGTGCTATTTGAAAGCCAGCCTCCAAAGATGATTGGTGTCATGCTGGTTGACACAAAGTTTTTAAAGGTAAATTCCTTATCTTCAATAATACGCTCTATTGTCTGAATGTCAAGATGTTGACCACGATAAAGAGTACCGTTTAACTTTTCGGTTTTATCCATGACGCAATCCATCAAATCAACAATTTCTGATATCTCGTCGGTCATGTCTTCTTCCCCTAAGAGAGCACCATTTACCCATTCGTATTGTTCAGATACATAATCACAGATTGCATTATATTCTGCTGGTGTTATGTTGTTATGTTTGTAATATTTGAATACATTATCTCCAAAATCTTCGGAGTGTACTTCATACATCACATTAATGATTTTCTTGACAAATCCATAATCTTGTGTCTCGCGCTCAAGGAAGCGGATAATCTTCACATAATCATCAAAGTTAATCTGATCGCTGATCATCTCAGTGATCATGTAACCATTAATCCCCTCAATGCCATATGTTTCGATATAATTATCCATGCGTTCCATCATTGATTCGCGTGATTCTTCTGAAAGACGAAAATCCTGTAATTGTTTGAACATTTTAAACCTCCCATATAACAGAAACGGGGCTAGTATAAAACTAGTCCCCGTTTGAGTCAACCATTATTTCTTAAAAATTACATTTTAAATTTATCTGGCATTGCGTCTACAGATACCAGATCAGCGATAAGCTGACGTAGAGTTGCCTTATCTGCTTTCTTACGTTCGGTTTTAGCTTCGGTAATAAAGCTGGAGAAAGACAGGTCAGAAGCAGGTTTAACAACACCTTCACGGATGAATGCATCACCGTCCGCGATCATCTCGCCAGATTCTTGTAATGCTGCCAGTTCATTTTTGTTCATAATATGTGCCTCAATGTAATAAGTTTCTTGTGAATCCGTTGATGCCGTAGCACGAGTTACCGTATCAAAGGATAACACAACACCGCGAGGAAGTAAAATCTCGCATTCTTTGTAAGCAAATGCCTTGTTACCTACTGGCAATACAGGGATGTTTTCCGCGCCAGCAATGGAGAAAGCAACATTAGCGCCACCTTCACCGCGAGATCCAGCCATAGAATCAACACCAGCAACGGCACTAGCCACGTTTGCATTCCAGCCGCCAAAAATGTTAGGTGCAAGGGAAGTGCTCACATAGTTTTTAAAGTAAAACGCTTTTTGCTTACGTGCAGTTTCCCACATTTGAGACCGGAAGTCCATACCACGATACAGAATAGTACCCGGATCAAGTTTAACGCCATAGTTAGAGAAGGCATTATCCAGTGCATCGCACATCTTGACCAATTCTTCTGGATCTGCGATGCCTTCAAACTCTTCCAGCTTACGGTCGGTTAGGAAGTTGTTCATATTGATGTATGCTGCATCGGCATATTCGCTCAACACAAAACCTTCCGCGCCCGGCAGATCAAGATCAATATCTGCCATCATTTCACCCATGTTGCTAGCAATTGCTTCAAACATACCGGAAGCAACATTACGTAGGGCATCGGTTTTAATCTGGGTGATGTGACTACGCAGCATTTCAGCTTTTACATCTGCTGGCATAGACTGGTCTACGCGATCCATTGCCAGGGCGGTGATCTTGTTTTCGAATACTTCCTCGCTCATGATTTCTTTTAAGCGTTTGATTGATGCTGCGATAACTTCCGCAGACAACGGATCATATTGATCCTGAACTTTTACCAGTTCGCTTACTGCGTATTTTGCATCGGCTTCGCTTTCAAAAATAGTACGCATGAAACCATAGCGAGTGATAATATCACTTGTCCAGTCATTCAGAGAACGAGCGGTTGAACGTTCTAAGGCTTGACGATCAATCAGAGTATTAAACTGTTTCTTAGGTTCGGCTTCGGTGATATCTTCTTCCGGTTTAAGATTAATTTTTTCTGGATGATTCACATAGTCGCTGTTATAGGTCGCTTGAGTTTTCAGCATTTCTTCTTTAGTCAAACGAGATTTAGCCGCTACGCGTTGTTCCGCTTCCGCGTTTCGTTCTTCTTCTGATGCAAGGCTAGCCGCATACGCTTCATCTTTAGTCAGAGATTCGCCAGTAGCCTTAGATACCCAGCGATCACCTAAATCACTTTCTACTTTAGTGAACAAGGAATCATCAAGTTTAATCCCTTTAATCTTATCAATCGCCATCCCGCGACGCTTGACAACAACTAAAGCGATCTTTTTGCTGGTCATTACTTCCTGCTGGAATACTTCAAACTTCGGTGTACGACGCACCAAACGCTCTATAACGCGCTTAACCAGTTCGGTCTTACCTTTCATGCGGGATACGTTAAAACGGAACATAACAGCGTCTAATTGCGCTTTACGGGCTGTTTCCATAACCACATCAAAAGCACTTGCCATAACTGCAATCGGGTTATCGCCTAGACCATTTTTAAGCTGTACAATACGACCGCTTTTGTTCATCTCGCACAGTACAACATGTGCGGTCTTGTCACCCATACGAATGATTTTAGGTGTTTTGTTGGTGAAGTTACAAAGACGGACAATCACATCTTTATCGCGTGTCTGTACTGCAAAAAGCTGTTTAGGGTTCTGCTTAGGCTTTAAGCACTGTACCGGAGCAATACTACCAAAGTTTTCTTCCTCTTCCGTCAACAGCCATTTCTCGAAAGATTCAATCATTAGATCGTCGATTTCTAAGTTAAACATTTTATATCCTCTAGTTGATAACCTATAAACCTATATTTATGAAAAAGGGGCTTAACGCCCCCTTTTTATTATAATGCACCATCAAGCAATTGCTCTAAGGTGTATCCTGAATAGTCTTTTTCGACCAGGATATATTTTCCTACTCGTTTAATCCAGCCACGCATTTCAACGTATTCTGCGTAGTTGATGGTGCGAGTTGTTCCATCTTCTAGCAAAGCAGTACCGATTTCGTTAATGCGGTCATAAGTTACGTCGGTGATGATGATTTCGATGTTAGCCATTTGATACTCCTTAGTAGTTCGTTTCGGTATGGGTGTATTATGATATACACCCTCTGTTATGTCAACAACTTTTAGAACATTTTTGAAATTAATTCTGCTTTGATTTCGCAGAGAACATCTAAAGATTTCTCGTCACCCGCTTTTGCTGCTTCTGCTTGCATTTTTGAAATTGCTTCAATGTCAGTGCAATTATAAGCCGCTTGAACTTTAGCGATTGCGATGATTGCAGATTCGATGGTTAAGTGTTTCATGTTTGATTCTCCTTTCGTTTCGGTATGTGTGCATTATAGGGGATCACCGATCCCCTGTCAACAACTTTTTAGTTATTTTTTAATTGCTCATCTTGCAATAATGCAATCACATGCTGGCGATGTTCTTCCGATTGAGGCACACCGAAAAAGTTTGTTTTGTAGAAATACTCTAATCGGTCTTCTCGTGTGCTCTCTTCCATCATGATCGCGGGTAGTCCGAGATTTCGGAAACGTCGCTTTTCTGCTGGCGTAAAATCGCTGTAATACAGCATAGAATCATCATTACCAGCAATGCTAAACTCATCCTTCATGAAAGAGAATATTGCGTTTAAACGCTGTTTACCGTCCACGATTTCGATCTCATAGCGAGAGCCATCATCAATCTTAGCCATTGCGATAGCACCAACCGGAAAATCATTAATCAGGTTTTCGATAAACATACGTTTGTTTTCGGTGTCCCATACCAAAGGACGCTGATAATCTGGGTTCATGTTGATATAGCCATCTTCTAACCATGCCTCATAGACAGAGATGACAAAGTTTTTAGTATTGGTATAGTAACGGCGTTTAGGTGTTAAACGGTTCATGTTATAGTCTCCTGAATGGATCATCACGTAAATCAATATCTTTTAAGAACTCATCCCATGAATGCCGGATATTGTTCTTAATTCTCCAGATAAGAGCAGGGATTGACCGCTCTCCCATCTGGAAGTAAGGATCATATGATCCGTATGCCCAATATGCTACTACAATCCCGCAATCAGCGCAATAGTATTCTATTTCACTTGCTGGCGACCAAAGTCCATCAATATGATCGGTGATCTTGCTTTCAATGTTATGGCTATGGCAATTAGGGCAACGGATGCAATGACCTTGTTTATCGTAATTTGACGTTAGAGAATACTTAAACAATCTCATTATAGATCCTTATTGGCTTCAAATACTGCCTTTGCAAATCCTCGCGGGGTAAGTGACCTGATAGTCTTTGTTCTGGTTCCTTTCCCGCCTAGCTTAGAATGCTGTTTACTGTACCCTTTATTAATCGGCAACGGTTTCTTTTCTGGCATTATAAAGCCTTGTCCGGTCCATAAGCAAGTCTTTTTCGGGTACATATCACGGGAGGCAATATACTCAGGAAACGTAGGATGTTTATCATCTTCCGGTAAATATCCGCCATACTCCCACGGGTGGAACATGTAATCAGGCTTACGCCACATGCTAGAGATAACGCTTACAGGATTCTCTATCATGTAGGGAACTCCTAACCATTCGCCCAAATAAGCGGTTATTTTAGCTGCCCTTACATCATGAACTTGAATTAATGGTCCTTGCTCTCGTTTCTTTCGTTCAAAGTGTGCAGCGCCACTAACAGCTAAATTGGTGCACGGTGGGAATGCAAAGATAATATCCGGTTTCCCCCATTCAAGGTCCATTGCTCTTTCCAGCCAGTTCAAATCAATCCATGTGTTTACATAGGTAATGTTTGGATGTTCAAATCGGGTATTATACTTTTTGTATGTGCCGTGGTCGCCATCGTCAGCATTAAAGCAGATCACCTTATGACCTGCTTTAGCCCATTCTAGCCCCATTATCCCCGACCCGTCAAAGTTGCAGAATATTAATTTTTGTTTCACGCTGCCCCCATTGGTTTGATAGTAACAGAATCTAAAAGACCTTTGTTAGCCAGTTCGCGGCAAGTTTTCAGATCCGCAACTTCCCAGCCAGCCGCAATCAGGTTATCGATGAGGCTGTTAGCAACTTCTTCGCTCATGAAAGAGCACTGTTTGCCAATGGCTATGATCTCTTTCATCAAAGAAGCCGAGGCCAGTACGAAGACCATCCTTAAATTCTGCGCGTACATTCAGTTTGTCGTCGATAAACAGATAAAACCATGAATTTTTACTAGGATTGATGATACAACCTTTCAGATTAGGGAGAATATCACGACTAAGAATAAACTTATCACCTACTTTGAACATAATATTTTCCTCACTTATAAAGTTTGACCGTTGCTTTTCGCGTAATGCTGAATGCGTGCTTGATCTGCTTCCGCTGGTGATAGATTCCATGCGACCACTACAACTCTTGACGCATCATGATCATTATCACTTACCCAATGATTATGATTCATACAATTGTTTGCTATCGCGTGAGCAAATGATCTCATTACAGGAGACGTATAATCATAGTAACGGATTTTCAGATTTTCATCAACATACAAGTAGATCGTATACGGCTTATATTCAGTAACCAATAACAGACAGTTACGCAATTCTGGAAAAATCTTTTTAGTTAATTTCATATTCTAGTTCTCCGTAATACACGGTAATCCATTTTTCTTCATACTTTGTATCTTTCCAGCACACAATCCCGTTTACTGTGCAATCTTTGGAATTGACGAATGATTCATATTGTTCTGCATCTTCCATCATTGCATGAGCGGTCTTTTCATCGAATATATCGCAGATCGCTTTATATGCTCGATAATCTTTAAATTTGCTCATAATTAACACCACTCAAGAGTTTTTGAAAACACATCTATCCATTGTTGAGTATATGCGGTTTCTTTCCATGATACAATACCAGTAGAATAATGGTTTTTGTTTCCAGAAAATGAAGGACATTTTGATGCATCTTCCATCATCTTTTCCGCGAACTCTGGAGCATATACCCGCAAGATCTGTTGATATTCTTTGTAGTCTTTAAATTTGCTCATAATTGTTAACTACCTTATCAGCTTCTTTTATTGTTTTTACATCAACTGCGATAATCCGTAAAGGTTCGTCGAAGGTCCACCAATGATCGTGAATATCAGCTTGTGATTTATCACCAAAGGAATCACGAATATCATTTTTACATTTATAGCTAATATGGCCTTCATAGTCAACATAAAGGTAATTATCGAAAATCGGCGTTTTTAAGATCATACCGAAAAATCTTTCTTTGTGTGTCTTATCCAGCGTTGCAGTAATTCGCATCATAATATATTCCTCTTAGAAAGGGATGGTCATTTCTTGAGCATGTACATTCTCGTTAGGATTAAACTTCATCCAGCCGATATTGTCTACCAGCATATGCACATTTTTATCATATCCTACGTGAGTAGTCAACACTAAATGTGCTTTACCTTCAACGATGATTTCCATGTACTTCTGAACTTCGATAGCTTTCATTTTTGATTCTCCGTTTGTTGTCTTGATGGGAGTATCTTACTACTCCCTTTAATCATTGTCAACTATTATTTGTTAATTTCCGGTGCGTTGCTTGGATAGTAACCTTCTTTAACACCCAGATATTTTGCAACCATTCCGGTGATCTTCTGTGCTACTACGATATCGAATTTCAGGTAGTCTTCACCGTGGTTTGCTACAATGTATGCTTCGCATTCTGCTTTAGTCTGGAACATTTTTGATTCTCCTATATCTCGTTGGTATGTGTGCATTATAGGGGATCACCGATCCCCTGTCAACAACTTTTTATTCTTCATCTTTATCTTTATATGCGTATTTCATAAATTTGTCTGCTACTTCATCGGCATGTTCCGATTCTACGCCGGATTCGAGAACAATAGCAAGATCGGTTTCGTCGTTTCCGTCATACCAATGATTATGGGTATCGTTTTCTTCGATATAGAATGAGTCATTTGGAGTTGGACGACAATATACATCTAAATTCTCATCGATGTAAAAGATCCAATCTTCGTAAAGAATAACCGTATTAGCAAGGTTCTTGTTGCCTTCAACGAAAGGTTCGGTTACAAACAAATTGGTACGTTCCATAATATTTCCCTCAAAATTATACAGCTTCGTAAACTTCCCAATGTCCAACACCAGCACGCTTAACGAAAAGGTTTTCTTTGATGTTATTCATAAACGTCTGGATGGATTTAATGCGTTTGGAAGGTTTCCAGTCTTCGTTGGTATTGCGTCGATACATCATAACATTACCGGACCGCTTATATTCAGCAACCATTTTAAGATCACACATAATATTTTCCTCAACTTTAGGGAGAGCATTAACCCTCCCAATGTTTGTTATATTACATTACACAAAATGGCGTGTCAATGCTTCTTTTGCTGTTCCGCTAAGATTCTCGATCTCTCCTGGCATAACATCAACTGCCAGAACTTCTACAACGTCCTCTGACCCTAACCAGTGAGTATGACCTTTGTAGAACTTGATAACCAGACTACCTTCCTCATCCCATTTAACGCTATCGCTAGCCCACCACACATCACCGTCGATAAAGTTGATGTAAAGCACACTACGCCACATTGAATCGGTTACTTTCAATACTGCGCCTTTCATCTCTTCCACGGTGTGGTCTTCCATTTTGAAGACCTCACCTACCTGAACTTTTGCCATTTAGTTACCTCTCGTTAATTACATTACGATCACGCCAGCCGTTGAAAGTTGATGTTTCAACTGAGCATTTTCTGCTACTGTCAAATCAATGATTTCTTGTGACGCTGCAATCATATAGCCATTGGTGATATTGTTTTGCATCAGTTCAATGGTTTCTTCGTTGTAGCGGATTTTAGCGATGATTTCGTTGAAGTTCATAATTGATTCTCCTAGTTCGTTTCGGTATGTGTGTAGTATAGGGGATCGGTGATCCCCTGTCAACAACTTTTTTGAATTATTTTTCTTGATGCTCGCGCTCGTACTTTTCGAAATAAAATTCTACTGGCTGGTCATGGATTGAAAGCAAGCCAAAGCGTTTAGCCGCTCGCAATCCCATATTGCGCTGAATGTACTTCTGGAAGTTCTCGCGTATACACTTACGCCAGTATTCTAAGCCCATACAGCTTTTATAAAGATTGCATTGCACACATGCCGGATTCATGTTATCAAGTATATCATGCTCCGGTTTATGCATTCCTACAACCTTATACTTCCACGATCCATCATCATTACGGGCAATTCGTCCATTTTCATCATAGACAACCTTTGAGCGTCGCAATACTGGTTTGATGTGGTCTGCGTGCCAGCGATCCCCTAGTTCCTCGCCACAATAGGCACAACGTCCACCATATTTCATTTTCAGGATCTGGCGTTGCTCTTTCTTTGACAATTTTTTAGGTTTAGGGGCTTTCGCCCCTTCATTATCACACATCGAATACCTCTTTTACTGTATTTGCAGTGGTCTTGTCGTAGCGAATACGTTTGATGATTGGGAGAAATAAAGAGAACTCCGGTTCATCTTCTTTACGTGATTTGCTGCGGATATACCCGTTGCATGTCATCTCAATGACTTTTCCCATCAGGTTATGACGGTCAGCCCATAACATTTCTCGGTCAAGTTCATTTCGACGATCGAACGGAATTACACGTTCAATACCATCATCACCTTTTTCGGTTGTGGTATCGGTCAATCCCGATCCGGTGTTAGTCATCATTCGTCCGCACGCACTACGGACAGTAAAACCGCCTACCTTATTAGGGTCTTTACTATGCGGATATACATCAACAATTTCCGCGTCGAAGTCAATCACTTCTTTAAATTTAACCTGATCTTTACTGCGACGATCTTCAAATACACCATGTAAATTTTTAAGGATAATACCTTCTAAGCCCATGTTTACATAGCGATGATATACTTCGCGAGCTTCATCGATATTGTTAACTACAGTGTTTTCGATTATCTGAACACGAGGATCGTTAAGTTCTTCAACAATCTGTTTTAGTTCTTCGAATCGATCTTTATATTGCTTCGTTGCTTTCTCGTTTCCGTAATACACATCACGGTCGATAACATCCCAGACAGTGTAAACAATACATTGGGCTTCTTCTTTTGGAATAGTTCCTTTCAGTGATTTGTTGAGGATACCATTTCCGGTTTGACGATCTGCAACAACGGATTCTTTCACTGCTTCCGCTACTGGTGTTAATGGTATTTCCTCTTCTTCAAATATCCATGACAGAGTACCATCATAAACGCTCTCAACGAAGTTCTGTGCTGGTGTTTGCGAAAGGGTAGGCATATATACCAATTCGCCATCTAGAACAACTCCACGGCCTCGTAGACGCTCTAAAACCGCAAACAAATCATCAAGCCCCTGATAGGTATTACCTGAACGGGTATAGATTGCTAGTGTTTCCCCGTCAATATCAGCCATACCACGAGCGCCATCACTTTTAAGTTGTGCATATGCCGGATATTTGATATTAGCAATAGCCTTATCAGAATATGACGATGCAAGGTGGCACGGTTGCTGGGGGATCAGTTTCTTCCATACCTTGTTTGCAGTGGTAGCGGAACAGCCGCATTCCAGATCACGATTCAGGACCATCATTGCAACTTTAGCATCATCTTCTGACAAGCAAGTCAGAGTATCGGTAACTAGCTGTAATGCAGCATTACCAGTTACTTGACGTGTGGCAAGTTTATTTTTAAAGACTTGTAATGCACCGGATAAAGACAATACGGACGAATAACGCGATGGTTTATCGTATTTCTTTACGCCAAACGTAACCTGTTTGCAATATGCCAGATAAAAGCATTCTTTCAGAGTGTCATTGCTTGCTGATTCTTTCAGGATCTTTTCTTTCAGCGATGTTTTGTCTGTTGCTGCAAGCTGATTAATGATATTAAGAATTGACATTTTCACCTCGTTTTGTTAAACGTTCACGAATATCATTAAGGATACTACAAAATTCTGATTCGGTCAATATGGTCTTTAACGGATCAGTTCCACCTATACTATGACGTAATTTCTTATTTCCGGTAGCGAGTAATGCTTTACAAAATTCTGGGTTATTCCGTGCCATCGTAACAAATGCCAGATGTACCAGTCTGTAATAATGCTCACTCATTCGATGAATCGGGCGACCCTGAAAATATAACATGTGATTCTCTATCTTTTCAGTCCTTCCGGTTCTTTTTGCTTTGCCACCGTGCATCAAAAAGATTTCTCTTTGTCTCTGAGGGTTCTTAAATCTTAGCCCCTGTAAAAATCCTTCTGTGCTGTTAATATCGCAACCAAATAGACGGAATGGTCTTTTATTGAAGTTACTCAATTCACCCGATGGATAAGGTCCACCCGCATAGATATCAATTTCAGAAGTCATTGAAACTAATCTCGCTAATCATAGAGAACGGATCATAATCGTCATTAGGAATATCGATAGTAATCGAATGAGGATTTACCCATACACCAAACTGGTCTTCTTCGGTGAATACTTCGGTATGGATTTCGTGGATGTTTACATTCATAGTTTTCATAATAAAATTCCTTAATAATCAATAACTTACAAAATCATATAGCCAAAATATAGGCGGGATTATTACCCGCCGTTTAAAATCATTAACCGTAAACTACCACAATATTCTGTTTGTGCGTTACAGTCCATTTCAGGTCGATCTCTTCTTCCTTCTTAACGCCGTTAATAACGTCTGGATGAGGAACTTTATTCATCTTTCCATGTGGCAGTAGAACAGTTTTACCCAGCAATTCTTTATCTACCGTTTCACCAATATCAATAATCTTACCTACCAGCGGAATCTCGCCCATAGTGCGCTTTTGCTCAATAATGATCCCCATAGAGCTTTTTACTTCGGTTCCTGCGCTTTCTGCTTTAGCTTCGATAATTACATAATCACCAAGTGCTTTAGGAGTTTTAACGGTCATAATTTTATTACCTCTTCAAATCAATACAGTTTAATGATGGAATTATTTATAAATTTCGATGATCTGCGCTGGAGTCAGCCCGTCTACATGAATCAGACTATCAAGCCCGAAGCTACGAAAACCTTCAACCGCAATTTCATATACTGGCAAAGATGTTTCTGATTCTTTACGCGGTTTTTCAACATTCGGAACTAACCATTTTTCGTATGTTTCGAAAGGCATCAGTGCCGGATCTCGCGTGGCGATCATCTCGCGGACAGTACCATCTTTCTTAGTAAACTGCAAAGAGTGAGTACCGACCGAAAACATTTTCTTTAGTGCTTCACGAAGTGCGATATTATCAATTTGTTCAGTCATTATCAATACCCTTCAAATCAGTCAATAATGCTTTTGGAATACGCGTAACCGTAATGTCGGCTTTATCCAAAATATCAGCCCAATCACGCCCACCATTTCGATCATATGTGTCGCAATAGTATAGATGTTTAATGCCACTGTTTGCAATTGCTTTAGCGCAATCTGGACACGGTGAAGCAGTACACCACATACTAGCGCCTTCAATCGATACACCATTACGGGCAGCAAACAAAATAGCATTTAATTCAGCGTGGATCTCGTTTTTCTGTGACCATGCGCTATGTTCCGGTCGCTTTTCAGGGATCATTTTACCTTCATCATCCAACCAACCGCTTTTATGTGCATGACAGCTACAATTTACTTGCCCTGCTGGAGTGCCATTAAATCCAGTAGAAATGATTCGCCCGTCTTTTTCAATTAGTGCGCCTACCTTCCACGAAACACATTTAGAGTTCTTTGCGATCAGATAGGCGATCTGCATGTAAGTTTGTGATAACATAATATAATCCTCACATATTAATTAACCGTATACGCGAAAGTATTCTACTGATCCGTCGCTATACTGTTTTACATTGAATGTATTCACACCATGATTATTGCTCATGATAACATATACACTGCGACGCTCATCACCAAACGGGTTAACTGGTGCTGGTTCAATCTCAACATTAAAACCACGTTTAGCAAGTGCTTCGCCTAATTGCCTGAGTTTATCGGTAAACATTAAAAGTCTCCGTAGTTAACCTGAAAACATTCTACACCAATTGAGCGGTACATGTCAACCACTTGATCACGGTCATCTACTGCCAAAACAACATGATAACGCGGTGCAATTTCAGAGAAGAAAATCTCTCTCTTCACTTCATGATCAGGACGACGATCATTAGTTTCGCGCTGGAAGTGATCACTAGGTTCGATACCTTGTTCACGCAGCCATTGCAGAGTATCTTCTTCGCAAACATCCTCACGCCCTGAACATGTAATTATACGATAACCATTATCACGATACAGTTTAAGCATTTCGATCACTTGCGGACGCGGTTTATCTTCTTTGACCTTTGTCCAGTCAAACGGATGACGACCGCCCTTATCCGCTAATGTCCCATCAATATCAAAGATCACTGCCTTTGGCAGCATGGTATTCGGTTTGTATACTTCTTGACCCATATATTCCTGCATCAGATAAAATTGGTTACGCAAATGAGAAAGTGGAATTGCTTTCTCGCCACGATAGAAATTACGTTTCTTTAGTGTCTCAAATGATTCATTGAACACCTGTTCAGTATACACCGCGTTAAATTCTTTTGCAAGTTCTTTGTAGAATACACGATGTTTTTCTTTCAGGTTGGTATCAGAGATAATGATACTCAATCCGCGTGATAGAGTCTCACGAGCAATCATTCTCTGAATAGACTCTACCAACTTTTCTTTTTCCTTAGTATACTTGTATTTCAAATGTGAGTCAACACCAAACAACATAAGACGAAGATCATCACGATTCACATTACGATAATTACTAAACCGTTTACATGTTTCCATAGCCCATGTAGTTTTACCTGACCCAGAACAACCAACGGTTAAAATCACTTCACATTTCGGCATTATTTCTCCTTCGGTTTGCACCGTTCCTCATTAAGTTCTTTGCGATAATAACACATGATCAACTTACTTTCAAGTGTATATCTCTTAATATCCGCAAGCCAGACTCTGAATTTTTGGGAGTCCTCCCACGACATAGAAACTCTAGGTTTACCGTCTATTGTATCCACTTTCAGGTCAATGTCAACTTTTTCTATTGGTGCTGGTAGTGGAGGATGTAATTTCGGTTCCTGTGAATAATGGTCCATTGTACACGAAGAAAGAGCAAATACAATAGGTACAGCGAAGACATGGATTATGGCGGTCTGAAAATTCTTATGTGCTTTCTTAAACATCCAGTGTATCACGAAAATTGAAAATACCATCAGGATAATAATGCTTGCACCTATCCCCAGATAATCAACCAGATTAAAATTGCTTATCTGCTCTTGTGTAGGCAATACTTCTATGCTCATTTAGTCGCCTCCTTTAATTCTTCGGTAAACTCCTTAAATGAATCATTAAGCTGTTTCTCTACCAACTTGGGTTTTTGTGCTACTACATAGCCTCGTGTAGCGTCTTTCATTGCTTTGTTTTGTTCTTCTGCAAACTTAGTTCTTATTCCGTACATCTCCTTTTGTAGCGAGTCTACAATCTTCATCTTCTCATCTGTCTTTTTCTTATACTCTGTAAATTCCTGATTCAGTCGATCTACCTCCTTTTTATTTTCCCACCACATATTGCCACCTACCCCCAGCAACACAGATATGATAACAATGTATATCAGCTTTGACATATTACCCCCAACGACAAAAGGCGGGGAACTAGCCCCGCTTATTATTACCAATCAATCTTATCAGCCGGAATCAGTTTCTTATAATTCCGTAGATAGTAAGTTTTCATTGAAGCCAGAATACGGTCATAATCAAGACCATCAAATGCAATCATCAGACACATGAAAATATATGCTTGTGCATCACCATGTTTACGTGATTCGATAGTCGCATTGGATGCATATGTCTTTCTGTCTTCTCCCGCGTGTGCGTTATAAAATTCTGTTGCTGTTGTGAAGGCATTGCGAAGAATAGACCTGAATGCTTCCTCGAATAGCTCGATTCGTTCCAGTGCTTCCGGTTCTCCTTCATATGCAGCACGCAAATCATCGGTTTCGCTTTCTACGACATAGTAGATCAGGTTATTAGGAAACATCGATGTGTTTTTAATGTTATGCACACCAATATACCATTCACTCTTCACCTTGAACATTTGACCGTCTTTAGTGCGTGCAACAATTCCTTCGATACCTTCCGCTACCCGAACTTCATCAAGAATATTGCTAAACCGCGCTGAATCAACCTGTAACGAGTTTACCAGATGAGGACGTAGGATTGCATCGGCAAATAGCATTTGATGCGGTACGTACTCTCCTGTGACGTTATGGCGTACATTCAGAAGTGTTAGCGACGGTTCAGAATATTCTACAACAATTCGGTTGCTGGGTGCTGTATATTCAAAGTTGAAAGTATAATCAGACCCAATATCAGCAATCTTAGCGCGTAGATCCGCATACTTCTCTGAATACAGAAGACCGTTTGCTCTCTCTGCCTGGCTTGAGTACAAGGCCGCTTTAGACTTCAACTGAACATAGCCGTTATCAATGTATGTGCTTACTAGACTACCGTCCATTTTGTCCATGACCATTTCCACATCTTCCGGCTTAAAGCGAGCGCGATCATTCTCACCCAAATTAAAAAACTTCTCCATAGGACGAGATGCAATGCGGACAGGTCGGTCTTTATCGTCAATTTCAAACATGATCCCGCGACACTCTAACGCATCTGGTTTATTCCACATTTCCGGTTTGCTCAAGTACAAATAGCTAAAAATGCGCATACGGGTTTGCATCGCCGTAATTTCATCTTTGTAATAGAACGTATCAGATCCGTCACATAGTGTCATCAGATTTTTGAACAATGCTGAAACTTTTTTGTTGTTTTCTTTTGTTGACATAATTTGTGTTCCATTCTGGTTTAAATTTGGTGATCAAAACAGGTTCTTCGATATCGGCAGTGCTTATAATATCCTTACCCGTTGGATTCTCGATGTACAACTCAAAGCACTGGCGGTAATAGAATGTTACTGTCTTACCTTCCTCTAGCGCCTTATGAATATTCTTACTCTTGCGAGTATCCGCCGTTGGTGTTTGTCTGTTAATGCTAGTCCGGTAATAATTGATTCGCTTTCTGAGATTAACAGTCTGACCAATGTATACCAGTTCATCATCAACCACAATAGCGTAAAGAACATTTAAACGGTTCTTCTGAGGCGGTAGAATCACGTCACCATCTTTACACTCTAAACATGAATATTTAACGAATCCATAGTTTTCTATTAGCTCATTAATCATTATCCTTTCCTCACGTCACAACAAAGGCGGGATTTCTCCCGCCCACCTTATTAACTTTCCAGAATATCGCGAGCTTCGTTACGCTCCTTGATGATTTTCAGGACAAATTCCAGTTTTTCTTTGTTCAGTGTTCCGTTTTCCATTGCTTCTTTGACGGTAAACACTCCGCCACCTTGCCCGTATACAGTGACAGTGATTTCACCTAACATCGTGGTATGAAAACCGCCAATTTTCGGTGATTCGAAAGAAACAATTACCTCGCGGACAGTATTACCGTCGTTGATTTCTGAGAGGGTAATATCGCTTTTGTAAGCGGTTGCTTTAACCATACGGATCAGCATAGTCTGATCTGGGGAGATGGTCATTTTGTCCATTGCATGTTGCAATGCAGCGTAACCGAAAACTTTAACGAAGTCCAGAACGTCTTTGCGAGTTTGAAATTTAATCATCTTGATACTCCTTAGTAAGTGTGTTTCGTTTCGATGGGGGTATATTACTACCCCCGTTTCATGCTGTCAACTACTTTTTAATGACAAGTTCGAATTTTGCTACCTTGCGTCCTCGTTTATTGAAAGCAACCCACGGACGGTTTTCAATGTAGAACAATTCTTCACCAATAATGAATACTGGCTGATTGTAAAGGCGACCCATCAGGTCACGCTGACGAATAGTAGTAGATTCGTATACTTCGCCTACCACAAAGTGTTTGTTGATAGAGTCGGTGCAGATAAATTTCATTTTGATTCTCCTTTGTTTCGTTTCGATGGGGGTATATTACTACCCCCGTTATTCAGTGTCAACTACTTTTTATTTGTTGTATTCATTCCACCATTGGGTGAGCTTATCAATTATTTTTGTGTTTCTATCCAACTTATCCCACCGTTTTCGAGGGTTTATCAACCGGAATAGGTAAGGTGTACTTGTTAATTGAACTCGGTCAATATAGTGATTGATGTACTGTTTTTCAATTCTAAGTTTCATCTTTTTACGATGAAAATATGCAATGACTTGTTCTTCTGTTTCCATATGTTCCTCCGTTTCGATGTGTGTATTATGCTATGGCAAGATCTGATTGTCAACACCCAATAACAAAAAAGTCGCCACTATGGGCGACTTTGGACAAACATTAATCATGACCGTGATTTGCAATATCCGCTCGTGTCTTATCTTTGTGATTTCCTACGTCAAAGACACGATAGCCGTTTTCTCTGAGAACTTTAATCACTTCTGGGTTATCCTCAAAGACTCCGACAACTTCATCTTTATCAAAGGATTTAATTACCTCTAATTTGATGTGATAGTCTTTACGGGAATCATTGCGACCTCTCATAAAGATTTTATCGAAACACACATCATTAGCGATCAGCCATTCCACCGTTTCTATGTAAGCATGTGAACTTCGTCCGGTGAGGATGTAAATCAAATGCCCGTTATCGGAAAGAGCATTAATAACACGGATTACATCGTAAATGGGGGAATCTCCCCCACATGCCTTGTTATATTCGATCCATGACTCGACTTTATCAAGATTTTCGGTTGGCATCTTTGCTAGTCGATGTGTTGGATCTGTGATCGTAAAATCTAAATCGACAAAATATATCATAGATATTTCCCGAATCGGTTGTAGTCATCGTCTGTTAAATCGGTATTAACCTGAGATACCAGATACATGATCTCTACTTCTTGCGCCGCGTTTTGAACTTCGTCAGAGTTTAACCATTTACGCATCCACGGTAAAGGATGACGACGAACACTAAACGGGCTTTTCAGTCCGGCAGCACGCATACGGGAATCTGCCAGGTATTCTACATAGGTTTTCAGAATTTCCGGTGACAGGTTAGGAATTGCCCCCATTGCGAATAGGTGGTCTACCCATTCTTTTTCTTGCTCGACAACATCCAGAAAGATTTTCGTTGCTTCGTCTTCAAGTTCTTCCGCAATCTGTTTCCACTCATCACCATCAGCCCCCGTTTGCCATTGACGAATAATGTATTGTGTGCCTTTTAAGTGAAGTTGTTCATCACGCGCAATAAATTTCATGATCTTCGCGTTACCTTCCAGTAAACCACGTTCGGCAAAGCTGAAAGTACATGCAAAGGACACATAAAAACGGATTGCTTCCAGTGCATTAACGCAGTGTGCACACAGATAAATCGAAGCCATCAGATCTCGTTTTGTATCTTCAAAAAATCTTCTTGCATCATCTAATGCTGTCTGGTCGTCTCGTTCTTCCCAATAGCGGAGATCTTCTTTTGCATTCTCATACTTACGAATCCAATAGAGAACATCATCATAATATTGCCCGATAGATTCCGCTCGCTTCATGATAGCAGGGTTATCGATGATCTGGTCGAACTCACTAGCCGGATCAATGAAACAGTTACGCATAATGTGAGTATAACTGCGGCTATGAATCGTTTCGCTGAATGTCCATGTTTGCAACCATGTATCGAGAGTCGGATCAGATACAATTGGACCAAGTGCTGCGGACGGTGCGCGACCTTGAATAGAATCAAGTAATGTCTGATACTTCAAGTTTTCGGTAAAGAAACGCTTTTCAACGTCACCCATATTAAGATATTGAATACGGTCGGTTGCAAGTGAAATTTCTTCTGGACGCCAGAAAAATGACAATTGCTTTTCGATCAGTTCTTCAAATACTTGATGACGCTGAATATCATAGCGAGCGATACCCAACCCACTACCCAGAAACATCGGTTCGTTCATAATATCAACATGTTCGCGGTTAAATACGCTCATTAATTCACCTCACTATCACTTTTTAACACAAAAGAACTTAGTATTTCTGTTTATTTCGTTATCCTGTTGCAATTCCTGCACGGCTTCAAAACAACTTTGATGTGATGAAAACTCCACGCTGGTAACAGTTCCTTTATTATATGAGCCTACGCTAACGGAAAGCAATAACCATAATGTAGCCATTAGTTCACCTTTTGTTTTTCAACGCAATATAGATTCATAAAGCGTTTATTGTCTTCGCGGATAATCTCGCGAGCTTTAACGCAATCCTGCTTTGTTGCAAATTCAATGCTTGACATATTTCCGTAATTATACATTGAATTGCTTATTGCAATCAATAACCATACAGTAGCCATTATCCGACAACCTCAAAACATTTATCATCAGGAAGAATAGCCCATTCTACGCCGTATTCATCCTCAACGTAGTAGCAAGTCCCATCATGTCGAGCATCATATTCATCGCCGACAACAAAGCTATCAGCTAGCTCAAAATCTACAGCAACACATTTTAATTTGGTCATAATAAAATCCTCACTTGTTTTTGATGGTTGAATTATAGCGGGGATTTCTCCCCGCGTCAACACTTATTTTTACAGTTTGCAAGATGAACATTCGCTAGCGTCTTCCGTACCATCAGCACCATCACGCACGTTAGCGTAATACAGTGTCTTGAGGCCGTAATATTGAGCAAACAACATATCATCTAATACATCAGCAATATCGACTTTACCAGTCTTATAAGTGCTTGGATCGTAGGATGTGTTGGAACTAATCGCCTGATCTACAAACTTCTGCATGATCGCTGCCAGTGTCAGATAAGGCTTGTTACCTTTCTTGATCAGTGTCCAAAGCAGGTCAATAACATCAGCATTATTCTCTACGTTCGGAATAACCTGGTTAAATTGCCCTTCTTTCGATCCTTTAACCGATACAATCCCGCGAGGCGGTTCAATACCGTTTGTGCTGTTAGACACCTGAGAAGACGACTCACAAGGCATCAGCGCCGAAAGCGTACTGTTACGAATGCCATATTTTTTCAGGTCTTCGCGCAGTTCTTCCCAATCCATCTCATACACCGGGTCAACCAGTTCATCTACTGTCTTTTTGTACCAGTCGATAGGCAGTTCACCGCGTCCATAACGTGTTTCGTGCATCAGTTCGCAAGCACCTTTCTCTTTAGCCAGTTGCACACTAGCCTTAATCAGAGCATATTGCAAGCGTTCAAACGTTTTATGCGTAAACTCGTTAGCGTCTTCATATGTGAAGAAATTATCCGCCAGATATGATGCAAAGTTAGTCACACCAACACCCAGAGAGCGACGTTTTTTTGCTGTCAGAGCTTGTTCTACAGGATAATCCTGATAATCTAACAGGTTGTCAAGTGCACGCACCATAACCATAGCAATGCGTTCTACTTCTTCCATGTTTTCGATATCGAAATTACCTAAAACATATGCTGCCAAAGTACATAGGCTGATCTCTGAATCATCACGCCCCATTGGTTTAGTAGGCAGTGCAATTTCGCAACACAGGTTAGATTGTTTAATCGGTGCTACATTGCGAATAAACGCCCCGTGATTGTTCATGTTGTCTGTGAACGCCGGATAGATTCGACCAGTGTTAAAACGTTCAATTGCCACCGCTAAAAACAGGTCTTCGGCTTTAACACGAGTTTTACGAACACTCGGATCTTTTTCCAGTTTTTCGTAAAGCTGGCGGAAACCTTCCTCATCTCGGAAGTATAGATCCCACAACAAGCCACCCGCAACATCTGGACTAAACAGAGTAATGTAATCCCGTTTAAGGAATCGCTCTACCATCAGGTTATTAATCTGTACGCCGTAATCAAGATGACGAATGCGGTTATCTTCTACCCCTTTGTTATTCTTCAACACAATAAGACTTTCAAATTCTAAATGCCACATTGGGTAATAGAGAGTCGCTGCCCCGCCACGAATACCGCCTTGTGAGCATGACTTAACGGCAGTCTGAAAATGTTTCCAGAATGGGATAACGCCAGTATGACGAACTTCACCATGCCCGATCTTAGATCCTTCCGCGCGAATCATGCCAGCGTTGATACCGATACCAGCACGCTTGCTAATATACTTGATGATTGCATTTGCGGTTTCATTAATACCCTGCAATGAATCATCAGATTCGATCACCACACACGAACTAAATTGTCGTGTTGGAGTACGCACACCCGCCATAATCGGAGTAGGCAGAGAGATTTGCTTATTCGCAACAGCATTATAAAAATCAATCACATGTTCAAGTCGATTTTCTGTCTCTTCTTGATGCAAGCACATACCGATCAGCATATACGCAAATTGCGGTGTTTCAATGATTTTCTTAGTGCTGCGATCCTGAACAAGATATTTCTCTTTTAACTGCATCGCACCAGCATAGGTCATTTTAAAATCAAGTTTATGGTCGATGAATTTCTCCAGATATTCCACTTCTTCGCGGGAATACTTTTGCAGAATTTCGCGATCATATTTTCCGGTTGCAATATTACGCTCAATATGGCTGTAAAAATCAATTGGTTGGAATTGACCGTATACTGATTTACGAAGCGCGAACATTGCAAGGTTACTTGCTACATATTGATAATCAGGCGTTTCTACAGTGATGTTATCTGCGGCGACCTTAATCAATACTTTCTGGATATCATTGGTAGACATACCTTCTGTCAGAAGGGGTTCAACCATATCAAACAATTCATATGGATCAACGTTATGACCTTCGGCTGCCGCTTCCAGAATTTTCATTACTTTTTCTTTTTCAAACGGAACAGTCAGACCGGAAGACTTAACAACATTTTTAATCATATTACCTCACTTCATATTTTCGCAGGAACAAGTTTATCCTCCATATTGGGGGCTTTCGCCCCCTTTGTTATACTGCCATTTGAGCGGTGATTGCTGGATGGCTTTGATAGTTGTGAATTTTAAAGTCTTTCGGAGTCTTTGTCAATACCTCATCTAAAGATTTAAATTCCGGCAACTCAATTGTTGGTTTATCAAACGGAACACGGCTTAACTGTTCCATAACTTGATCAAAATGGTTTTTGTAAATGTGAGTATCTCCGCCGGAGAAAATCAGTTCTCCTACCTCAAGATCACACATTTTCGCTATGATGTGAGTTAACAGCGCATAGCTGGCGACGTTAAAGGGCAAGCCCAAAAAGCTGTCTACGCTTCGCTGAAACCACATACAAGACAGTTTACCTTCATTGACATAGAATTGTACGAACGGATGACATACACCCAATACAGCATTATGTGTTCCTTGTACGTTCCATGAGTCAATAATGATACGTCGATCCGTTGGATTGTTTTTAATTTGTTCAATCACGTTTTGTAACTGGTCTTCCCAAATCTTCGGGCGATAGATATATTCTTCATCGTCTTTAGGGCTTGATGTGTCTACGTCCATACTAACAAAGATCGTGGTATCTGGTGCGAACATATCCCCACCCAGATAATCACTATCAAGTAGATAACCGAAATAACCATCATCTACCCATTCCTGGAATCCCCACAAGCAATATGCATCATTAACAAAATTAGATTGAGTCTTCCAGTGGTCTGCTACCAGAATATAATCAAACTCTTCATAACGCATACCACGCCAGATAGCACATAAACGGTCTTCTGTGTCATTGGTTGGCGTAAAGTCTTCTACCCACGGGTGCTTAAATGTATGTGTATATTTGCTCTTAACGCGCTTAATTTTGATTTCACCGTGTGGATGAATCGGTTTGCGTCGCCACGCCATACCATACATATTTCCAACATTGTAACCATTGAATCGCAAAGGATTCTTTTCTTTCATATCAAGACAGTTACCGCGCCAAATATCAAAGGCTTCTTCGTCAAAATTACCGCGTGTAATTTCCTGTAAGCGACGGCGGTCAAGTGATCCCTCCATAAACCATAGCAACTCGCCAATTACAGAGGCTGTAGCCATCTTTTTAGTGGTCAGTAAGGGGAAACCCTTGCTTAAATCGATTCGCATCTCTGCGCCGAATTTAGAGAGCGTACCTACCCCCGTTCGGTCTTCACGAGGCCAGCCATTATCCAGAACATCACGCAACAGTTTCAAATATTCTTTCATCCCACATCACCTTTTTCTTGTTGATTGCTTTCTTACGCAGTTTTGCTATTGTCTCGTCAATATCGATAAAGACAACGCCCGGATCGAATACAGTAACAGGTCTTGAAATGTCGCTATTTTCCTGTACTGGAAGCCATGACGCTTTAGCTTCATCATAGAGATATTGTAAACCGTAATAATCTACGGCTACTGCGTAGTTTTCACTGGTAGCTGACCATAATTGAATAATGCCGATTTTCATTATTGTTCCCGTCCGCAATGTAAACACCGACTACCAGCAAACATCAAAGATTCACCACAATGTTTGCACTCATAATCTGTCAGAATTTTCATGTTACGCCTTCTTACGTTCTAAAATTTGCTCACTGATCAGGTAATTATCAAGGAAGTAATTATGTTCTTCTTTTGTTGCAAAGTCAAAATATAATTCCTGAATCATTTCCTTAGAGATACCAACATCATATTCGAACGGATCATTAATTCCTGCTCGTTGAACATATGTTAACACAATACGATCCGCAAAGTCAACCGCTTTTTCAATCAGGGAAGGTCCGCCGATAACACTTACCAAACCTTGCGTTTTCTCTAGGGCTTTTAACAGATCCTTCAATTCAATTCCAGTATACACATCAGGTTGGTCACCGTTTTTAGCTTTCGGTTCTGGCTTGCTGGTATCGGTGCTAACAACCACATTCAAGCGACCCCAAAGTGCTTTAGGCAGACTTTCAAAGGTATGACGTCCCATTACTACCGCAGCAAAATCAACCTCACCAATGGTGCGGATTTTAAAGTTTTCCATATCTTTTTTGATTGGACGACCCCACGGTAAACCGCCTTTAAAACCAAACGCCCAATTTTCATCTGACATTTTAGTGTCACCAATCGCAAATACACATTGAATCATAATATAATCTCCTGTCAAATCAGTTTAAGGAAGTTTTCGTTTACATTTTCTTCGGTGATTGCTGTCTTAAATTCTTGACCGTTATCCGGCGTGATGAAATAACGGTCTGAATAATCACGAAAACGTTTTAAGTGAGATACCCCAACATTAACACCATTTTCCCAAAAACGAAAGGTAATCATTTTTGGTTCATACCTATAGTCGCTGGTTAACACAGTACCATCACCGCGACGGGCTTCATAAACCGTAATACATTCACGATTAGCGGCTTTAAGGCATTCTTCAATAGTGCCACATGAGATAATACTTACTGTTTCATTTACGATTTGTTCTACAGTCCACATAATATAATCCTCTCTTTGTTTCGATATGTGCATTATACATTACCAAGTCGGCATGTCAACACATTTTTCATAAATTTTTAGGCAATAAAAAAGCCTCCCCGAAGGGAGGCTGTAAAATTCATTACATCGCTAACAGAGAATCCAGGTCATCCAGATCAGAAGCGGAGGAAGTACCGCCACCCAGGTCCAGAGATGCCATCAGATCATCAGCGGAAGAATCTGACGCCGTGCTAGCTGCGTTAATACCAACTACAGTGCTAGCTGCGGTAATACCAGAATCGAATGCATTTAAAGCAGCGTCAAAATCGTCAAGCTGGCTGTTAATCGCTGCCGCAGCACTGGAAGCCGCAGCACCAGCTACCATAGAAACGCCCATAGTTTTCTTAAATTTGGTTTCCAGTTCATCGAACGGTTTAAACTGGCTAGGCGCTACAATCTCACCCAGATCAACCATGTTTTCCATCAGATATTTCTGATATGCTTCGTCTTCAATTTTCGGAAGCTGTGATTGCTGCATGAAACGAGAATCATCATAGTTCTGGTGTTTATCAACCTTCTTAGCTTTCAGGAGGAAGTTAGCACCGGAGAACACACAAGTTACATCGACCGGAACTTCGCCCATGTCGGTATTCACGTTCACCATTGCAACGATCTTATCATAAATTTTCTGACCGAAGCGGAATTTAAATACCTTACCTTCGTTTTCTGGTGCTTGAGGATCTTTCAGTACCAGAATATTTGCGTAGTAAGAGGCTTTACGCTTAATCAGTTGCCATTCGGTTTTGTCGGTATTGTACAGGTCTTTTTCGTTAATATATTTGCACACAGGGCAAGAATCAAAATCACCGTGGGTGCTTGAGCAGTTTTCCCAATACCATTTGCCATTAACTTTGAAGGAATGGTTTACCAGTTTCACAATCGGCAGACCGTCTTCTGTCTTAGACGGCAGGAAGCGAATCAGGGCTTCACCGTTACCCGCTGCATCAGTCTTAATCTTCCACTCTTTCGGATCTTCTTTGGAGAAACCGTTGCCACCTTTCAGTGCGGCCAGTTGAGCTTGCAGTTTGGAAGAATCTTGGCGTTTAAACATATTCACTATTCCTTCTTTTGATTAATTTACTAGACTATTATACAGGTTTAAATTTACTTGTCAACTATTTGTTTCGGCTTTTAATTGAGATATTTCTTTACACTCTTTAACTACTTTAACAAATAATGCTCTTGCTTTTGCGGCGTCAATAACAAGTAGCTTCTTGTACGCCTTCATTTTAACACTATAAGTTTGCCAAATCAAGTCTTTGGCTACCTTGTCGTGTTCGTCGATTATATTTAGAAAGCTATCTAACAACATAAACGACTCAAACGATATAATCCGATTTTGCAGTAGTTTAAAGATACCACTTGTTTCGGTTGCGGGATTGTATGTAATTAGCTCTTTAAGAGTAACCCCGCGTTTCTCGGAGAAGTATACCAGACTTTTAATGTCATCGTCAAATCTTGTTGCTGCATCGGTTATCTTTCCTATGTATTCCATATAAAAGCCGTATGCGTCAACATCAGTGATTTCACCTACCCATGCATCGGTATTGGCTACCAGATTGCTTAGGAATAGGAAGTATAATTCTCTTAGATTGTACTTTTCCGCTAATTTTGCGAAATAATACTTATCTCTGCGTTTATTGAATGCGGCATCAGACAACCGCATCCTCCAATTGTATTTTACGCAATCATAACGCCCGTTCATATGAGCTTTCATCATGCAATATAACATATACACAGATTTAGCATTAATTCGCATATCTGGATCTGGAGGAAGACGGTTTCTGATCATACATACCCCTTAAATATCGAGAGTGTTGGTCGGTTCGTCGATCACTCCCTTCCTGAGCGTTCTATTTACTATACATTCTTGTGTGATCTTGTCAATAATGGACACAGGAATATACTTCTGATAGTGACCATATTCGATAGAGTTTTCCTCTACAAACTGCGTTGTCGCTTCAAGATAAGTCAATCCCTCTTCAACAACCAGTTTTTCGATTGCAAGACCGTTTGCTGTTTTATTCGCGGCTTTTACCGCATGTTCATTAAGCATTGAACACCCGATCATAGAGTTCTACCGCTTCATCGCGTTCTGCTTCGAAGGTTTCGCGCTGTTGCTGGTGATACAGTTTAAACAGAATGCCCCACATTTTACCGTCCACGCCTAATTCTTCTTTAGCACGCTGCTTGATCTCTTTGATCTTATCGCCGTATGCTTCTTGAATGGTTTTCTGATCGCTGGCTTCTTTAATCAGTTGTGCCAGGGTATTTCCGTGTACATTTTCGTCAAATACTACTTTTTCTTTTTTCTGTTCAGTCATAATATTAACCCTCTTTCGTCATTAATTGAAAACCACGTTCAGCTTTTGAGATTTCGCTAGGACTTAAATCGTCGCCAACATATTCTAGCATCATTTCTTGGATAATGTCAAGTGCTTTTTCATCACCTGATTTTAACTCGAACTCAAGTTCATAATGAGCAGTGTCGCCCAATCCTTCGCCTACTTTGCCATAATAGAAAGTGTCTTTGCACATTTCCACTATACCACAACCCATATCTAGAGTCAATGACTTGCGATATGTCATTACTTGCATTATTGTAGTGATATAGTCTGAGTTTACCCCTAGACTATCAATAAAATGGACGAACTCATCCCAATTTGAAAATGTCATTTCCTCGCGGTTGAATAGTCCAGATTCATTATCACCCATTTTGACCATGATCTCTGATTTTCTACAGTCAAGTCGTGCATAAATTCCTTTTTGACGTAGCGCATGATCTTCGGTATCATAATAAAATTCATGTTTTAATATGTTATCTCGATCTACGATATTATAACCGTCATACGTTGCCACCCACAAATCACAGATGGTTTCGACGCCAATTTGTGAGTGTGTATAGTATTTTAATTCAAGTTCTTTCATGTGTCAACCCTTAGAACTCACCAATTTTCTGCAACATTTTAACTAACGCATTTGTTACAAAATAGTTATAAATTTTACCGCGTGGTGCTGGTTTAGATTTCTCCCATGCTAACAAAATTTCATATTCGATGTTATCAGGAATAAATTCAAAATCAATAAGTTCGCGGTTTTCGTCAAAGCGTCGTGCTTCTTCCTCTGTCATCAAAGACTTTGGATCTTCGGCATCGAAAATTTGCTCCAACCATTTGGTCGCAATTGGTTTAGCTCGTTCACCTTCAAGGCGAGAGATAATAAAATCACTACGGCATTTGACAGAAGCTACACCGTCCTTTGCGTCACCCTTAACACATTTTACCATAAGGTCTTTGTAAGGACTACCATATTTGCATTTCTTCCATGCTTTCTGTACTGGTGCCCACTGTTTCACGTTTTTGTATTTGTGCAACTGTGTGTAGTCACCATCGCCGGAGTTGATTAGCACTTGGCGACCTTCTACAGAAAACTTTTTAGTTAATACAGCGATTATATCATCTGCTTCAACTTTGTCAACCTTAATAACGTGATAAGGCATGTTCTCTTTAAACTCTTCGGTGATCTTATTGATTGCAGCAAAGATCATCTCCCAATCACGCGGATCTGCGTCTCGTTTTTCCTTACGGTTGCGTTTATAGTAAGGGGCGATATCACGTCGCCAGTAACCTTTGCTTGAATCAAAAGCAAGTACCGTAATCGGGTATTGCTCTTTGAATTTTGTCATATTATAACGCATGGTGTCAAGAATAAGATGACGGATCATGCCTTCACTAATTGGATCTTCCGGTTTAAAGGTATGAGAGATAGTAGCAATCATAAGCTGCGACATATCAATCAAATGCACACCTTCCGGCAGTTTATCTTCTGGATCATCAAAAAAATCATTAAGTGTAGCGGTAGTTTTTGTAAACGGGTTATACGTCATAATTAAGTTCTCTCCACTCTCACAACAACAGACTCATCAAACGAGCTAGATACTTCACGATCATACCCGTATTTCTCCATAACACGCAGAATAGCATTGTTTAATTCGGCACGGAAATGATTATAATCCTTATCTGGGATTCTGTCAACTACCCATTTTGCACCGTCTGACAAATCAACTTTAACCATAATATCATCCTCTTTTGTTTCTATCAAGCCTTATTTTATAAATATGAACATACTATAAAAGGAGACCCAATAATGGCAGATTTTTCTCAACATTTCAAGGCCACATTTGGCTTTGACGCTGGTAATGAAAAGGTCGTCAATGTAGCATTGGCTGATAAGAATGTCAACACCGATGCGGTCAACGTTGAATTTTTCAATTACCATAATGGTATTACTCAGTATGACACAACTCGCGGTTATGATCAATACGGAACTACAATCTATCAAAACCGTCCGTATTATGCAAAAGAAGATATCACAAAGCCAGCAGGTGATTTTGACCCGACTAAATGGCAAGCACTGCGCACGGACCCACGTTGGGATTATGTTGCAGCAACTTCCGGTGATACTCCTTTAAAGTCCGGTGATTATATCGCAGCGGACTGTCAGTTTGCAAACTTGACATTCTCAATGCCTACTAATCCGGCAGAGGGCGACACTATAACAGTAAAAGATATCGGTGGCAAGTGCGGTGTTAATGAGTTATCGTTCCTTGCGGCTGGTCATGAGTTCTATCATAACGGTGTGGTAAACAACCGCAAATGGTATTGTACTACCCCTTATGCAATGAACTACTTCATTTTTGTTCGCAATCGCTGGCACGTTTACCAGACGGGAACGGAGCCACGCGGGGTATATGCACAACCATCTATCGACCCGATCCAGATGCAAAACGGTGATCAGGTATTCCGCCGTAGTTCTTTGGGTAACATTGTTTTGATGCTTCCTAAGTTTGCTAATAACGGTGATATGATCCAGACTACCGATCTTGACGGATTGACTGCAACCAACCATGTTACGGTTAAAGTACATGAAGGTGCGCAGGAACAATCAATCGGTACTTTTGGACTAAAAGAGATTGTCGGTAAGCGTAGTGGTCACGGTGTATTCATCTTTGACAAGCCGGAAAACTTATGGCGTGTGTGGGATGGTGATCAGTCAGTTCGCTTGAATCCAATCATTGATGATACTCGCTTATCCCCTAATAGCTATGTTGCTGTATTTGGTGATCATGATGTTACTCTGACCTTACCGACTAACGTAGAGCCTGGCGATCGTATTCAAGTTTCTATGCAGTATATGCACGGAAACCAGACCTGCCGAATCATTACCGCCGCAGAAGATACAAAAATTCTTATGCAGAAAAACATGGTTCAGTTTCCTAAGCGTAGCGAGTACCCATTCAATGGGACCGATACATGGACGGAAGTGTCTGAATTGTCTTTCAACGCTGCGAATGATTATGTACCTTATCTGGAGTTCTCTTATTCAGAAGGTGATGATGGTAAGAAACACTGGTTGGTGGCACATGCTCACCCGATTGTAGAACGAGTAGATCCGACTCGTAAAGATCGTGTTGGTGTAATTGCACTGGCTACCCAGGATGAAACAAACAAAAACCATGAAGATAATCCTAGCGACGAAGTTTCGGTGACTCCAAAGGTTCTGGCTAACAAAACAGCCAACGAGACTCGACGCGGTATTGCTCGCATTGCGACTCAAGCGGAAACGCATCAAGATACTGGTTCCAGCTTCCTGGATGATGTTATCGTTACACCTAAAAAGTTAAATGACTGTGTTGCTACCGAAGACCGTCGTGGTGTCATGGAAGTTGCAACTCAGCACGAAACCAACGAAGGTTTAGATGATACCCGCGCTATTACTCCTAAGAAATTAGAAGAACGTCGCGCTTCCGAAGATCTCGCTGGTATTGCTGAAATTGTTCAGGCTGGCGGTCGTGCTGCCGCTCGACGTGGCGAAGCTGGTACAGGGATCTATAACATCAACGACCACGCTAAAATCGTTACTCCGCAAAACATCAACGAAGTTAAAGCTACTGAAACTTCTCGTGGTGTTGGGTATCTGGCAACTGACGCGGAAGTGCAAGGGGCTACTGAATCAACCCCGCAAGATGCATTGCTGATCACTACTCGCACGTTAACCAAGCGTACTGCTACCGAATCCCGTACTGGTATCGCTGAAATTGCTACGCAGGAAGAAACTAACTTAGGCCAAAGTGATAACCATATTATCACACCTAAAAAACTGCATACTCGCCGTGCTACGGAAACTTTACATGGTTTAGCAGAAATTGCAACTCAAGAAGAGTTCGACGCAGGTCGTGACGACGCTCGCATTTCTACCCCATTGAAGATTAAAACCTTCTTTGAGAACGCACAGCGTTTGAAAGTAGATCCGACTCAAGGACTTAACCTTACTGGTGACTTGTGGCAGGGTATCATGATCAGTGGTCTTGATGCAACCGAAGATACAAAAGGCGTCGCGAAAGTTGCAACTAGTCAGCTTACGGACGCAGGAGAAGATGACGCTACGATCATTACTCCTAAAAAGCTGCAAGGCAAAAAGGCCACCGAGGGTAAAGAAGGTATTATCCGAGTTGGTACTCAAGCCGAAACCGTCGCTGGTACTATGGACAACGTAGCAATTTCGCCTAAAAACTTCAAGTATGTTGCGCAGACAGAAGAATCATGGCAAGCAACGGAAGCCCGTCGCGGATTCCTGAAAGTAGCAACACAAGAAAACTGTTTTGTTGGTGACAATCTGCAAGGTTCTACTCAAGATCTTGATAACTATCAGCATGATGGGATTGCGGTAACTCCGAAAGGATTAAACTACGCACTTGCTAATTTCTTACCTAAGATGGCAACCGCCCAGAATAGTTTGAAATTGGGTAACGTAGAGGCCGCTAAATGGGCGCGTAGAGACATAGATCAGACCATCGAGAGCAATTACACGTTTAATAAAAACGTCAACGTGAAGGGCGATTTAGAGTGCTTAAAATCAGGTTCCTTTGAAACTCTGTATGTGACTAAAAACTCTACTGACGATCCAAGTAATGGTCATCTGGTATTGGGTGAGCGTGGAGTTGATGGTCACACCGGAATTACATTGCATGGCACAACCCTGTCAGAAGGTATGGAAAACTCATGGTCTATTATCGTTGGTGGTACTGGTACGGCGCAAGTAGTTGATAGTGATGCTATCGCTTTCGGTAAAATTAATGATGGTGGATTCGTAGAGCATTACGCCTTTGCTATGGAACATAATGGCGACGCGGCAGCATATAGAGACTTTATCGCAGGTCGTAACCTGTATGCGAAACAAGGCGGTTTATACATTGTTGATCAGTCTAATCCGGCAATGACTCGTTCCCCAGATGGTATGTTGAATATCGGTCACGGTGGAAGTGTTAACATCAAGGCAGGTTATCAGAATCTGACTACAGAGATTGCCGGACAGAAATATCAGATCGTCCACGCAGGAAACGCAGACGAAGTTCTTAATCGTCAATTTGTTAAGAATGCTGGCGATACAATGACTGGTAAATTGATTATGGATAATGCGTCTATTGTATCAGTTAAGCATGAAGCGATCGCTACTACTGCACCAGCAATTGGTAACATTGGCTTCTGGAACATGCGAGTAACTACCCAAAACATCAAAGAAACCTACCCAGAGAAGAAAAACGGCACATTGATGCAATGGGGTACTGATGAAAACGGCCTTACCCAAATCTGGTCGCCTGATGGTACTCATAAGCATTATATCCGTTCCGGTACAGATGGTCAATGGACCGCATGGGGCGAAATTTACACCAAACAGAACAAGCCTACTGCTCAGGAAATCGGGGCAGTGGTTGCCGAAGGTGGTTTGATGAACTCTATGACGGTTCGTGACTGGATCAAGGTTGGTAATGTTAAAATTATTGCCAATAATCTGACTCGTACCGTAGATTTTATCTGGGAAGACTAATTAAAAGGGGGCGAAAGCCCCCTATGGGGTTATTATGACACAAGAGATAGAATTACGCAATACTGGAATTAAGTTTGCGCATTTCGACGAAGACTCCGCGACATTTACAAGCATTTCAGAAAACAACTCTGTGATGTATAAGCTGGAAGTGCGCGGATCTAATGCGGATTCTTCCAAACCAGCAAGGATTAGATTTAATGGAGTGGAGATAGTCGGGACTGGCTATGAGACTGGCCTAAACTTTAAAGTTCTTACTCCAACTGGACAATTGCACGAAGAAAAGGTATTCTATGGTCGTGGTGCTGTATTGGCAATGCGTGATTATCTTTCTTTACTGAAAGGGGATTATATTATCGCAATGGCATCACATGGAGAACTATTTGCAGATGTTGTAAGTGATGGCATATTTGCTAAGTTAGGATCTGTGTCTTTCCCTAATTATATTCTATTACAGCAAATGCCTCGTGTATCGTATGCAGCAATTTACTCTACTAAAATGGGTAAAATTGTTTGTGAAGGTATGCAAGCAACTCACGGAGAAGGTCAAGATTCGTCTATACAAATTGAGAAAGTTTATGATACTATAGATGATCTTGCAATTACAGGAACACCACAACGATTTTTAGATTATCCGGTCGAGTATGTTAGCGAAGATGCCGAACATTTCGAGCTAATACAATGGCCTCATGATGAGATCAGCGCACCACTTGAAGATTTTAACATCAAGGCAGGTGACAAACTATCAATATCTTTTGAATTGTTCCGTGATAGTGCCGCAGCCGCAGCCAACGTAACAGCGCGATTCTTCCATAACTATTTTATGGAGGGGCAATATAAAACTGGCGTTCGCTACAATGCCAGCCAGAAAGATCAATGGGAAAAATTCGAAGCTGTTTATACTGTACCGGAAGGTGTTGATAGTGTAGTAACTGGTTGTATCAGATATCCAACCAACTCCAATGAGGGTGTTGTTAAGGTTAGAAACATCCTGATTACTCCTATAAGCGGTGTCGTCAAAACTACCGGACCTACTTCCTTTGGTGTTAACGGTATTAGAACAACTCACATTCAGGATAACGGCAATTTCGATAACCCTGTTATGAGTCTTCTTAAACTACCTAGAGACAATAAACATATCACGTCAAACAACTTTAAAGAGTTTGATGTTGATTAACATTTTTAACAAGCCGATCCTCGTGGTCGGCTTTATTTTTATGCAGTTGGTTAAAACATAACCAAAACGAAGAAAGATCTTTAGAATAATAGAAAATTTGTTTCGGTTAAAAAATAATCAGTGCCTACGGCACGTCGCGAAGCGATATTTTGTTAACATTCTATAAATACTCGGAACTATAACTAATTTTTGAGGTTACTTTATGGCAGATTTGAAACATGGATCTACTGTAGGCGGATCTCCCATTTGGACGCAAGGAAACTTGACGATCCAGCCAGCGGGGGACCAGCTTTTCTATAAAGGTCATAAAATCTATACTGCGTTTGACAAGCCAACGGCGGAAGATTCTGATTCCGTCAGTGCAACCGAAGGTGGTACATTTCAGAAACTGGTCCATTTTGAGGAAGGTTTAAGCGTAGGTAGCGCATCCGGTGGAGAAACCAAAAAGAACGGGATCTTTAAAGGCAAGAATGATGCTGCTAACTTTGATGGTGTAAGTTGGGGTTTGCATTCGTGGAAATCCATCGGTTTTGTTAATGCTCGTGATGATGTTATCATGGCTTATATTGACACTACCACAGGTGATTTTAAAACTAAAGGGACCATCGAAGGGACAACCATTAAAGACACTGGTCAACGCGTCTATAGCCCTGTTAATAAGCCGACGAATAATGATTTAGATTTGGTGTCTCGTCGCGGTGATACTCTCACAGGAACATATAACTTAAACACTGTCACTGTTAAACTATCGGTTGATTCGAAATTAATTGCAAGGGGACGTGATTTAATTAATTTTGATGCGACTAAGATCTATTATGGTAACGTTCTTGATACGTTGGTATTCCGTAGCAAAGATGAGCCTACCATTTTTGTTAATGGCAAAGAAGGTCGTTTTTATCACACCAACAATAAACCAACTAAAGCCGATGTTGGACTAGGTAATGTCACCAATGATGCACAGGTTAAACGTGCTGGTGATATTATGGAAGGTAACTTGCAAGCGCCTAGAATGTTGGCGACAAACGATCCTGCTGGTCCTAATGAATTGGTTCGTTTGAGCTACTTTGAGAAAAAATCAATGGTAGCAAATCCAACAATCATTGGAAACGTTGATTGGAACACTCTTATTAATCGCGGTATCTATCGTGTGGAAAATGCTGGATCAGGTACTAATAAACCGTCTGATAGCTATTATAACGGCGTTTTGATGGTATATCGCCCAGAAGATGCGATCGGTACTCGTCGAATTGTTCAGGTATACTATCCTGAATCTATTGATCATCCGATGTGTTGGCGTTCGTGTTCTAATGAATCATGGACTGCATGGAACTATGTAGATCACCGTAAATTAGCCGATATTCGCTATGTTAACGTAACTGGCGATACCATGACAGGTCCGTTAACTGTTCCGGCTGCAAATGGCGTTAAAACGGCTATAGGTGCATATAATGGTGATAACTACTATGCTGGGTTAAATAGTGCCTCTGGTACGGCTATGATTCACCGTATCAGCGATATTAAAGCCACCGAAAAATTGGGTATTACTCACGATTCTAAAGCTGTTTTCATTAAAGCGCGTGGAAATACTCAAGACACAGACCGCTATGAACTTTACCACGAAGGCCATAAACCGACGCCCGCAGAGGTTGGTGCTGTTCCGCTTAATGCGGTAATTGATTTTGGTACTTTCTAATTCTAGCGGGGATTATCCCCGCTTTTCTAAATAATATTATTCTAATAACCGTTAAGGATTTTATAAAATGGCAGATTTACAGAGAATCCAATTTAAAAGAACAAGTACGGCAGGTCGCAAGCCGGATGCGAATATTCTAACTCCGGGTGAACTTGCTATTAACCTAGCGGATCGAGAACTATATACAAAAGATGACAGCAATAATGTAATTACTTTGGGACAGTTTCGCGGTGAATTGCCATCTGATGCAAATTTAGATAATTATGGACCTACTGGTAAATTTACTGGCATTTGGTCTAAATCAACTTCAACCAACGCTCAACCAACGCATAAATTCCCAGAAGAGAATGCTGTAGGTGTATTAGAAGTATTTGTGGCTGGTAAATTTACTGGCACTCAGCGTTATACTGTTCGGTCTGGTAACGTCTATATTCGTTCCTTATCTGCTAAATGGAATGGCGTAGATGGTCCGTGGGGTGTGTGGCGAAATGTTCAAGCGTCAACACGTCCTTTATCTACGACTATTGATCTTGATAGCTTAGGTGAATTAGACCATTGCGGTTTGTGGCGAAACAGTTCAAGCGCAATCGCATCATTTGATCGCCATTATCCAGAAGAAGGATCAGCCGCACAAGGATTTTTAGAAATATTTGAAGGTGGATTATACACAAGAACGCAGCGATATACTACCCGCATGGGTATGGTTTATACTCGTTGTCTCGCTGCTGCATGGGATGCTAGTGCGCCTAAGTGGGAGGAATGGAAGCAGGTTGGTCATGGCACACCAGCGACTTTCTATGACGGAAACCTGAATGATTTTAAAACTCCTGGGTTATATAATATTTTAGGCACTGATGCCGTTATTAACTGCCCTACAGGTGAAGGTTTGCCGCCTGTTATTGTTGGTTTGCTGGAAGTTAAACAGCGTGCTTCTGGTGGTGCTATTTTCCAAAAATTTACTACTGCCGGAACAGGTGCAACTACTCGCGGACGTATTTTTGAGCGTGCATATACTAATGGTGTTTGGGGTACATGGAACGAAGTATATACATCTTACTCTCTGCCAATTACTTTGGGTATGGGCGGTATTAAAGCTCAATTAGCGGAGCTAGACTGGCAAACCTTTGATTTTGTCCCTGGTAGTATGTTTAGTGTTCCTTTGAACAAAATAAAGAACATGCCAGCAAATATGGATTGGGGCACGATTGATGGAAACTTGATTATGTTTTCCGTTGGTCCTAGCGAACACACTAGCACAGGGCGTACTGTTCAGGTTTGGCGTGGTACTGTATCCCAGACAAACTACCGTTATTTTGTCGTTCGTGTATTCGGTAATTCTGGAAATAGAGCTTGCACAGTTCGACGCGTTGTTCTTGAAGATGGTCGCCACACATGGACAGCTCAACAAGATTTTAATGGTGCTGTTAACTTTGGTAGTTCAACAACGTTTAAATCAACTACAACTTTTAACACAGAAGTTAAATTTCGCTCATCTAATGCATTCCGTATGTATGCCGGAAAATTTGGTACAATTTTCCGTAATGATGGAGAGAGTCTTTATATTCTTTCCACCGACGAAGATGATCAAGATGGAAACTTTAATACAAATAGACCTTTCCGTTATGAATTAAGAACTGGTGATGTTACTTTGGGTGGTGCTGTTGGTGCTAACGTTTTAAAATTAAAACGTGATTCTCTCACCGCATTTTTTGGTGGTGATATTAACATGAAAGGCTTGATGACTTTTGACGCCGGACGTTTAGGATCACGAGATTATTTTAAATTTAACCATTGGGGTGATAGCAATAACGCTCGTGATAACATTATTCAGTTAGAAGATAGCAAAGGCGCTCATTTTTCCACTGAACGTACTTTAGCGACTGGTGCAATTAAAACTAAATTCTTTGGTCAAATAGAATCTTCCGATAAAATAACTGTTAATCGTGGTTCGGACGCAATAGTTTTGAATGCTCCGTCATCTGGAGATTCGGTTTATTTGTTGGGTAGTTGTGATGGTAATAAGAATTGGTATATAGGGAAAGGCGGTGCTGATAACGGATTAGGGTTTTTTAGCTATGCTAATAATTCTGCAATTTATATTGCAAATGCTGGTGATATATCTTTAAACCCGCAAAACACAGCAGTAGTTAACGTTAACCGCGATCGTGTGTATATCAATGGTACAGGTTGGGTTGCTAGACAACCGGGTGATTGGGGCAACCAATGGCGAGTAGAAGCACCAATATTCGTGGACCACGGTAACGTGGGGTCGGATAGTTATTATCCGATTTTGAAAGGAAAAAGCAACATCACGAATCAAGGATATACTACTGCCGTAGATTTTGGTATACGTAGAATCCCGCAAAAATGGGGTCAAGCAATCATTCGAGTAGCTTCTGCGGAGGCATCTCCTGATGCGGGTCATCCTCAAGCTATATTTGAGTTCCACCATGATGGGTTCTTTTACGTACCAGGAAATGGAAGTTTTAGTGATGTGTATATTCGTTCTGACTCCCGTCTCAAGATTAATAAAGAAGAGTTAGAATATGGAGCGGTCGAAAAAGTTTGCCGACTGAAAGTTTATACTTACGATAAAGTTAAGTCTATTAAAGACCGTAGTGTTATTAAACGTGAAGTTGGTATTATTGCTCAGGATCTTGAAAAGGAATTGCCGGAAGCTGTATCTAAAGTTGAAATTGATGGATCTGATGTTCTGACAATTTCTAACTCGGCAGTGAATGCTCTTTTAATTAAGGCTATCCAAGAAATGAGTGAAGAAATTAAAGAATTGAAAACGCCTCTCTTTACTAAAATTGCTCGCAAAATTAGTAAATATTTTAAGTTCTAACAACAAGGGGGCAACGCCCCCTTTGGAGTATAAATTATGGCAGTAGTTGGTGTTCCTGGTTGGATTGGAAGTTCAGCCGCAAATGAAACAGGACAACGATGGATGAGTCAAGCGGCTGGGCAATTAAGATTGGGTGTTCCTTGCTGGATGAGTCAATTTGCCGGACGCTCGCGAGAAATTATTCATACTGTAGGAGCAAACCACAATTTTAATGGTCAGTGGTTCCGTGATAGATGCTTTGAAGCTGGCGGTGCACCTATTGTATTCAATATTGTTGGTGATATCGTTTCTTATTCTAAAGATGTACCGCTTTTCTTTATGTATGGTGACACTCCTAACGAATACGTTACCCTTAATATTCATGGTGGTGTCCATATGTGGGGTCGAGGTGGTAATGGTGGATACACTCACTCAGGTGGAGATGGTAACGGTACACAAGGCGGTCATGTTATTCAAAATGATATCGGTGGACGACTTCGTATTTGGAACTATGGTGTTATAGCTGCTGGCGGTGGTGGCGGTGGTGGTATTGCATATCGTCCACACTCAGGGGCAAACTGGCAAGATATCGGTGGCGGTGGCGGTCGACCTTTCGGTGGCGCTGGCGGTGGCGGTTATTCCGGTGGTGCTGCTTCTTATGAAGGTCCGGGTGGTGGTTACGACTATGGTAACGCACACTCCGGTGCAGGTGGTAATGCTGGCGCTGTTGGTCAGAATGCATGGCATGACGGCGGTAAAGTTCTTAAAGTTGGTGTTGGTGGTGCTTCTGGTCATGCCGTGTTTGGATCTTCACCAACTTGGGGCGCTGTAGGTACAATTTATGGACCTTACATTTAACCGTTAAAAAGAATTAAGGAAAACTCCCAGGGAAGGGAACTACTAAGGAGAAACGGCTATGGTCTATAATATCGTCATTGGTGCTTTGTCTAGTTTCGGAATGAAACTATTATCAAAGTTAATTAGTGAAAAGATGCTAACTAAAATTTTCTTCTATTGCGCTCGTCGTCTTGCGGCTTATACCAATACGCCAATTGATGACCGTTTTGTGGAAGAACTTTATAAGGAGTTTAATAAAGATCAGTCAGAAGATAGTAACGAGCAAAATAAAAATAGTGATAGTCAAGTACCTAAATAAGAGTACACTGTCATAGTTATTTTAGGGCATTATATGCAAGTTTCTGAAAAAGAGAAAGACTTTGCTATCTCAAATGTCCTGCGCGCTATTTTCACAACTAAAAGCACGGAGTTGCTCGTACTTCGTGTTTTTGCTGCCGTCGTGTTGTCCATATTAGCATTTGTCGTTTATAGTAAAAACGAGTTATTTGCGCTTTATAAAGAGACTCGTTATGAGACTTATGCTCACGTTCTCCAGGTAGAGAAAGACCGCAATTTTGATAATGCAGCACAGGAGCAGTTACAGATAGTTCATGTGTTGGCTGATGCCGATTTTTCTGCTGTTTTTAGTTTTCGTCCGAAAAACCTAAACTATTTTGTTGATTTGGTGGCATATGAAGGAAAGCTACCGCATACAATCGATGAAAAGAATTTAGGCGGATTCCCTATCAATAAAACGAGTGAAGAATATCGTAGGCATCTTTTAGGTAAATCCTATTTTACCGATAAAGATTTCCAGTATATTCCATCGAGGGAGAAAAAATTAGAGAATATCGATATAGGGTTTATGTATTCTTGTCCTATATTCAATCTCGATAATGTCTATTCTGGTAGTATCGCCATTGCATGGAAGAATAAACCGGATATTGACATTGAGAATTTAGATACTCTTTGCAATCAATCTGCCAGAATCCTCGGAAGGATTAGATAACTTAAAGGGGAAGCCTTTCGGCCTCCCCTTCTTTTTTATTGGCGCATAGAAGCCCCTGAATCACATTTTGACGCTGTATGATGAAAACAGGTAGCGTACCAGTCATCGGCTTGTTTGTCTTCGTCAGAGAACGCATAATTTCGTTGTATGCCGTTTTCTACTTTGACCAGTGCAATAGCTGTTTCTGGAAGATCAATCAATCGGACAAAATCACCATCTTCCCACTCTACACGAGCAATATCATAACCCATCTCAAAATATACAATCGCTTGTTCTAATTTCATTCTGGAAACTTCCCGTAAATGTTCTCTGCCAACATACGCGCATCGCTAATGATATCTTTCATGCTATGACCGTAGTGTTCAGCCATTGAGTTGACACAATCAACAAAGAAATTATAACGTCGACGGTTTAAGATTTCTTCTCTGTTATAGTTTTCATATTTGACGGTCGAGTGTGCTTTCTCGATTGCCTTGATCGCTATATTGACTTCATTAATAATGGTTTTAGCATTGTATGCGCCACGACGGATCAGGATATTTGTCAATTCTCTTGCAATATCTTGCAATTCTTCATATTCATGTTCAAACATAATCAACCTCTCAAAATACAATCCTTACAGATGAAAACCTGTTACAATTACCGCATCGATCATACCGCTAGGGATAAACGGTTCACCCTCTTTTATCTCAACTTTGAATTGATGCCATTTCGCTAATACTTCTTCCTGTACACCCAGCGATTCGGCATCGGCTTTAGTTTCATCACTAATCCAGCTAGGCTGCATGAGAGCATAGTTTACATAGTCCATTTCTGAGGTCATGTCATCAATGTTAATATATTTGCAGTTGACGTGTTTCAGAATTTCAAATTCTTTATTGTCAACCTGTACCATGTATAATTCAGTAGTTTCTGGAATCAGTTCCCACACAATCAGTACGTTTTTCATAGTTCACCTCACTTAACAAAGATTTTCTTTAATGCTTTCAGGATCGTTGCTTCCGGCGCTTCTTCCGGTGGAGGAAGCAATTCTACCACTTCCTCTTCCAACTCGATATAGTCTACCAGATATTCTACATAGAACGCAAGTGCTTCCATGAAATTAAATGCTACATCCGATTCACCACACGCTCCCACATGCATTGTATAAACATCACTGCGATCAAGTTTGTGGATGCTTCCCAGATAGTTCCGGTTATACCAGACTTCCCACACTTTCAGCTTTCCGGTTTTGGTTGCTGTTTTATAATCGGTTTCGTAGTGGTGCAATTGACGTTGCAGATCATTGATAATAACACATTTTTCGTAATTGTTTTGAATTTCCATGATGTAATCCTCACTTATCGTTAAGAAGTTCTAAAACTTTCTGTCGTACTTTGTCAATATTAGTTGATTCAAAAACTGTACGGTATCCCCAGCTTTGACCGTATGAGCGGTTGCAATCTCCGTATCCCCATTGTTCAACCTGATAGTATTCAAGGAATGGGTGCTGCCGAACTATGATACCATCGCGATTAAAAATTACCATAATATAATCCTCACGTCAAAAAAACTTATTTTCGGTTGTGGTCACGATATGTTTTAAAATATCCATCGTACCACGGTAAAACATCTGGATTTTTACCACTATACAGACTTTTAACCATCATGTCAATAAGACCGTCCGGTGTTTGGTAATCTCCTGCTTTTATAAGCTCTCTGATTAAAATCTCTCTGTATATGTCTTTCGGATCTTCGTAATCAACTTGTATTGTGGTTGTTGTCTCGCTTAATTTGGTTTCTGGAGTATCTTGCATCGCCTTCCACCAATCTTTTGTAATCTTCATGCTGTTGAATTTCATAATTATCTGCACCCGTACTGGTCAACATAGATTTTAGAGTATCCTTGTTCGCGGACTTCTAAGCGAATGATATCGCTATCCTGTTCACGCCACACATAATACTTTTTATTTTCTTTCCAGCCGCTAAAAACGATCATTCCGTTGTCATCAACTACTCGTTTTGTGTTTGCCTTATGCACATCATTATTGTCGATGTATGTAAAATGGATAATCTGACCATCTTTTACTTTCAGAGTCAATTCACCTGGATTGTACTCTCTATAAAATGGCTGTTCTTTCGGCTTAGTGTTTGCTCCGTCGATATTTTTCCATTTAAAGTGAGATTCACATTGCAAGGTAAACTCGCTGGTTTGTGGTTTCTTTTCTTTCTTCGGTTGCTCTACCACTTTTTCTTCCTGTTTCGGTTGTTCTTCTTTAACCTTCACAGAAGTCTCTGAATCACTTTCTGGCGCTGTTTCTTCTTTAGGCAATACATTCATCAAGTTTTGAATTTGAGCGTTATATACAGCCTCCAGCGGCTGAATCTGCCCGATATTGATCATAGTATCACGAACAGTTTTATTCCAGTTGCGTTGCTCTTGTTTCAGAGATGGATCAATCTTAACAGCCTTAACATACACCTCATGAAGTTTAGAATCCAGCGCGGAGATTGACTCATTAGCACAAATAAACTTCTCTGATTTGGTAGTAGCTTTAGCGCAATCAAAGGACGCAGCATTAGCACTGATGGCAGTAGCAGAAAGAACGATAGCAGCGATAATGTTTTTCATAATATATTCCTCAGTGTTTTTTCTTGATGGGAGTATCTTACTACTCCCTTGATCCGGTGTCAACTACTTTTTAAATTTCTTCTACAGTAAAGTCTTCAATGTTGTTGTGCTCGGCGAACGTTGCCAGACCAGCATCCCATGCATCATCCTCAGAGAAGAATACACCGTAACGTTCATATCCCTTAGCGCCTTCAAATTTAATCATTAATTTGTGAGTATGTTTCATTTTGATTCTCCTTCGTTGTCTTGATGAGTTTAGTATAGGGGATCGCCGATCCCCTGTCAACTATTTTTTTAAATTATTTTCGCCATTCACCGGAAACAATGAAGTTTGTAAAGTGATTGTGGTCCGTGATAATGTCATTAAGTACCATATGCGGATATGCTTTAGTGTAATCACGTTTACGATCAGTCATCCAGCCAACGAAAGTCGGTGCAAAGTACGGCACACCGTCAGACGATGCCATATTAAACCCTTTATCAGCCATAAATGCAGCCGCCCTAAGATTTTTAATTGAAGTAGTGCGACTAATTTCAAAAACTTTATCGGTAAAATTCATTTTAAGCCCCCGCTCGTGCATTAATACGCATTTTCTGAATGGCCATGATCTGGCTTACTGCTTCTTCTTTACGTTCTTGCGTGATAACGTGACCAGATTCCGCAAACTCTCCCGCAACTTCTTCTACGATCTCGCGAACTTGAGAACGTCCAAAGATGCGGTTTCCTTCGTAGCTCATAAACTCTGTTACTACTTGCTCAATAGATTTCATGTGATTCTCCTTTCGTTTGGTATGGGAGTATAATACTACTCCCATTTCTTTACGTCAACAACTATTTTAAATTATTTTCGACCTTCATCCATTCCGCGTATTCTTGCGCGGCTACTTTCGGATTTAGTCCGTCTTCGTACATTGCATCAAGTAATTCTTCGTCGGTGGGCTTATACCCTAGATAAGCCTCCACCTGATTTTTCCAAATTTTATACCAGTTCATATTATCACCAGTCAAGAGCGCGTGTCTCTGCGTCTTCCCATGCTTGATCCATAACAGCCTTGAAAACATATTCTAAAGTATCATCTTTAGAGAATCCGAAGACCTTAGACGGGATATCTTCAATTGCTACTCCCGCAACTTCTGCATTACGCGCTTGGCAATAATGCAACTCTAAGTTATCGAGATAGCGACCGCCTAATTTCTCCATATCATCCCAGCATTTCCAGTAACCTACTTTATCGGCAATTGCTAACACCTTGCTGTTTTCGTTGTTCATCTTTGATTCTCCTTTTGTTTGGTATGGGAGTATGTTACTACTCCCTTGTTCTGGTGTCAATAGACTTTATTCGATTATTTCAAATTTTGCTACCGGATCACCGTTTCGTTTGGTTGCAGTAAGTTGTTGTTTGTCAAAGTAAAACCAAATATAGTCACCATGAACTACATCAAATGTGTTTCCGCTATTGTCCGTGAATACATCAACATCATAATCACACCCGACACTAAAGCTATAATTGATGTGATCGGTTTCAATGCAACGTACTTTCATTTTTGAATCTCCTTTTTGTTTCACTGTGTGTATTATGCAATGCTGGATTATGGAAGTCAAACAACTTTTCAAATAAAAAAAGCCGACCACAAGGATCGGCTTAATAGTCAGTTACTTACTAAATTTCTTTTTGGCTTCGTCTACTGCATGAGATGCCAGCACCGCTGCCGCATGTGCACTTTTATCTGTGTTGCATAGAACACCCAGATAAACATCACGCCAAAGTTTAATCATCTCGTAGATCATATCAATATCATTTTCTTGTTTGTTGGCGATGCTATTCGTCGTTATCTGGTAAGGCAACGGCTTGATCTGTACTGGTTCCGCCATCGGGCTAATCGGTTTCGGATCGGTCATAATAGGTGCTGTTGTCGGTGATGTTTTCCATACGCCATTATCCCACGGTTTAGCGGTTGTATCGTACAGTTTATAAGGATTTTTGTCTGGATTAACCATCCAGGCATGATGAGTACCCAAACCATTTGAAGTGATGCGTCGTTCAGTCATGTTTTACCCCCTCTGATAATTCTTTCATCCAATAATCTATCGTTGCTCTGTGTTCTGGTGTGTTTGTTATCCCTGCGAACTTGTTCAGAGATTCAATATTGATCCGGTTGGCTTCTTCCATAGTCTCAACGACCATTGGTACAATCTTTTCATTGTTGTACACGAAAGCCACATAACCGCCTACTGGATAATCTTTCATAATCAACCCTTCTTAAGTTCTTTAAGATCTTTCTTATATTCTTTCATTGCGGTAGTCTTTGTCCAATACTCATATTCACTATGATGTTTATCGGCATCTTTGACCAGTCGATCATACTCTTCTTGAGTAACGCTATACAATGGCATAGAAACGATCTTATCGGCATATGGACGCAGTTTTTCATGTCCATTGATGGATTGCATTACATCGGCCTTTTTCTTGCCCTGTAGCTCGATTTCGCCCTTAATTACAAGGTCGATAAATTCGGCTTTAGCTATTGCATAATTGTATGCTTCCAGTGTTTCGGCTTGCATCAATTCAATGCGTTTATCGACATAACCTAAACGGATTTCAACAAATCGACGGATCAGATCGCTCGCTTTCTCGAATACTTCTACTAAACCACGTTCATTAACCACTACGATATTCTGGGCTACTAACTGCGTTAGTTTAAAATCCTTCATGATTTGCTCATGTCGAGCGGATTCATCTTCGCTTTTGAAATAATCGCGTTTCAGTGTTACTTCAAATCTGAATCCGTCCTTAGAGCAACGGTCATTATATGAGACAATCAGATCTTTTTCTTCCAGTGCATCCAGTACCGCTACATATTCTTCACGGTCGAACTTATAAGGAACTTCTGATATTGTCAGTTTAGTCTTGCCGTTTAGTTCATATGTACCCTCAAGAATCACACCATCGCGATCATCTCGCGGGATAACTTTACCCGTGAATTTTGGGAATTGAACACTAGGTTCTTTATCCAGTTTTCCAGCAAGTGCTAGCTCTGTGCATTCAATAAGGCTTTCCAGTGAATGCGGTAAAATGTCAGTTTTATACCCTGTAGCAATACCACTAATACCATTAGCTAATACCATTGGCACAACTGGCAAGTAGAACGCTGGCGGGATGTGTTCCAGATCTTCGTGCTTAGGTGCGCAATTCATATCTTTATAGATTTTAAAGAAGTTTTCATGCACACGAGCAAAGATATAACGTGCCGCACCTGCTTTCTGGACTAAACGCGATCCGAAGTTACCTTGACCGTCAAGCAGTGGAGTATTATTGCTCCATGTATTCGCCATGAGTGATCCGGCTTCTACGGCATTAGTTTCCCCGTGGTGATAACCCAACTCAGCAACACCAGATCCAATATCTGCCATCTTACGGAATTTCTTACGGTCGCCTTTACTCTTTTGAAGTGCGCACTCCATAACAAAGCGTTGTACTGGTTTAAGACCATCTACTAATTGAGGAATCCCGCGTTCCTCGGCAGAATAGATCGCATATTCCTTAGCTTCATTATGTACAATGCTTTCAAGGCTGCGGTAAGTAACTGATTTATTCATCTTCACCTCATACACGCTTACAAATCACATTCTTTACTTTATCAGATTTATCAGCCCAATCCAATAGCCATTTTAACGGAAGGATTGAAACAATAAACGGGGCAGCAATCAAAGCAAACATGATACACCGGATAATCAAGAAAGCGCAAGTAACAAAGCTAGCGATACTGATCCCGACAAAACAAAATACCATAGAAAACAGAGTAATGATATAGAAAGGCCAAAATACCCACTCCCGCATCTTAACGCCTTTGTATTCTCTGAATTGCTTAAAATCTACAAACAACTCTCGGATAGACGCGTACAGGACCGAAAAATCATCTTTCATTGCTCTGAATGAGCAATCTTCTATTTTAGAATGACCTAGCATTATTAACCGCCTTTCATCATTGATACTGGAATTGTTTTCTGATTTGTGTATAATTGGCCTACTTCAATTTTTTCTTGAATCACCACAACGTTACAATATCCACTGTCTTTAAGTTTTCTGATAATGACTCGCTTTTGTTCGTCGGTGATAGGATTGACTGTTCTCACCAATTCACCGCAAATAATAGCACCATCTTTACAATTACCAGTAACTTTCATGCTACGACCGTGAACAACAACCGCATCACCGTAAATCACATTTTCGTCGTCGTATTTGGTAATAACCGTGACCGTCATAATGTATTCCTCTAAGAAAGGCCGCGCGAAGCGGCCTATGTTGATTATTGTTCTACAGTATAACCGTTGTTTTCGAGCCATGCAATAACAATCTTTTCACCAATTTCATCAAGCATTTCATCAGCACCATATTCTTTGATGAAAGTCGATGGATCATTATTGCTTACTACGTGCTGAATCACAACATGTTCAGGAATTGCGTCTAGCAGTTCGCTATGGTCATACTCATTAACGATATCTTCAACACTAACGTTATTAACCAAATCAACATCATCCATAGTCACAGTAACACGACCGGACGGACGCCATGAATATTGACTACTTTCAACTTCAACATGTGCACTTTCGCAAGTAACTTTAATATCAATCATAATTAATTCCTCTATTAGTAATGGCTAAAACCTTCGGTTACATCTTCAACCACATAGTAACGATGACAGCGCATTTTGGCATTCGCATAATCTTTCGGAATACTTACAACATGACGCGGATCAACTTTACATTTAATGATTCGGCCTCGTCCACCGCCATAGTGCGGAATATAGTGTTTCGCTGCAACGTGGAGGCCATTAGAGCAAGTGCGATCATCATCTGGGTCCACGTCTTTACGCTTCATTTTAACCGTGCGCCCTGGGCTATTATCAAACGTATGAGTAAAGAAATCTTTATAATCAACATCAACACGTTTCCATGCATAGAAACAACCATCTTCCCCGATCTCAATGTCGTTGTGCTCTAAGAAGTCAAATAGACGATCTACGGCCTTACGGCTAGGGTTTTTCTTGCACTTCTCAAAGAAGTTCAGATAGTGCGTATATGGCTTATTCTCTTTAATCGACTCCACAACTCGACGAGTCAGATTATTATCAAGAACAATATTATGATAATACACAATACCATTTTCGATACGGAAAGCGCCGTGATAATATACTTCAACCGCTTTCTTAATGTCAATCAGCGTAATTGCTTTAATGAAATCATTCTGCTTAACTGCTTCCAGTGCTTCATTAAAGTTAACATGTGATGGATCAGCAGTATAAACAATGTCACCACATGTAATAGTAATAAACTTAGTTGAGGCTATGGCTACGATTTTTGAGGAAGTAGTCACGGGCTTTTTTGCGCGTTCACCGCCTTTTCCTTTACTGGTTTTACGGCGTGCTTTACGTTTTTCTAGTGCCTTGCGACCTTCCGCTACAGCGTCTTTCTGAATCAGTAATACACGGGAAGCAGTACGACGAGATACACCAAATGCTGCCGCAAGTGCTTCGCGGGTAGTAAACTTACCTTCACCCCACTGTTTAGCCAGTTTGATTTGTTTTGCAGAGTCCAGACATTGAACGTTACGGTCAGAGACGGTGATTTTTGCTTTAGTCATAGTATTCATTCCTCTATTAGTGGGCGACTCTCGCCGCCCGATTCACATCATTATACCAGAATTATTTTGCTTCTACAACCTTGCGGATTGTGCGGTCTGATACATTATAGATTCGTGCCAGTTCGCCTTTAGTCAAGCCGCGAGCGTATTGTTTACGGATGGTTTCTTTCTGGATAGCGGTCAGTTTAGTCATAATATCACCTCTTAAAATTTAACATTCTTAACCAGTTTCATAAAGTCTTGTGCGCGTTTGTTGTTATGCAGAATACGATACCAGTTATCTACAATATCATACAGTAACGGGCTATTCTCTTTAAACTTCGCACAAACTGCTTTAATTCGTTCGTTTGCTGCCGTGAATTTTTCGTCACAGATCTTTTTAGTTTCTTCGTCCATAATCCAACGGGTGCGAAGTAGTAACTTGGAAACCACTTTATTATAATGACGACCGTACAGTCTGTCAACAAATTCTGGAATACAGCGTTCTAATTCATCGTCATGATACAACATAGTGATCACACCCAGATATTCGCCATACCCCAGATGATTGGTCTTAACCTTCTTAGCCAGACCAGCCAGCTTACCGCGAACAAATTCTAGCGCACATTCCAATTGTTCGTCAACGAGATATTTTTGTGTCTCATTACGGGTAATAATATACTTTGTTACCCCGAAGTAGTCAAGCGCCGTGTGTAATGTATTTTCATTATAGATCGATTGACGGCTACGGCTTTCGAATGCATCACCCACGCGGAACATGTGCAAGCCTGATAGCTCGCGAATCTCTGCCGCTTTCATGTGATGGCTGGTTTTATGCCAACTGTCACCAATCTTTTCCATGATATACACGTTAGGCAGCTTAGGAGTCGCTTCACGCTGTACACGTTCGGTCTTCTCCGGCTTAACTGCTTTAGCACGCAGATCATCGGCCTCAGATACCTTAATCACGGTCATTTCAGATTCATCATAATACTGTTTGATGTACTCGAAAGTCTCCATATGTTTTTCGTTTCTCTGACGGAACACCAGTACCTTTTTATTGATGCCGTATTCCTGGACCATGCCGTTAAGAGTCAGTGCACGCAGTTTCGGTTTATCGGTATCATCAATTACACACAGAATATCTTCTTTATGCATCCATACAAAGTGCGTAATGTTGTATTGACTGCTAACGAAAGCAGGGCGCAATTTACTGATTGTGTGTCGAGTACGATACAGAGTATACACTTGACCTTCTACGTCATTAGGCGAATCTTTACCAGCATTAACAAACTTATTATAGATTTCTACCGGATCATCCCATTGTCCGATCTTACCCATCTTGCTAATAATATTGCGTTGAGTCGATGAATACTCGCTCATAAATTGCGCAAGTTTACGCTCTGTTTTAATGTTGGCGATCTTCTCTTTGACCTTTTCCAACATCATTTCATTGATTTCTGCAATACGTTTTTCGATGTTCGCTTTAGTCTCAATTGACAAGTGAACTTCTTCACGCGATGGCATCAGGTCCAGATCACCCAACTCAAAATTAATGTAAATGGTCTGGTGCTGGCGGTTTACAGCTTCTAACCATGTTCCGCGAACATATTCATACGGGATCGGATACTGGATCTTACCCATGATTGCATATACCACATAGGAATCGTTATCACGTCCATTACACACATAATAATTATCAAAGCTAGGGAAATAATTAATTTCGATTGCATTGATATTAGGTTTGTGTTCCCCAAAATGACGCAGTACAAATTGTGCTTCTCTATGCCATGTCTGAATATCTTTCTCTTTCACTGGAATAGTGATTTTCAGACCGTTGTCTTCATAGGTCGGTTCGTCGAAAATCTGCACCATTTTCGGCATAGAGTTTTGCACAAATGCCGTAAAGCCATAAGCGCGACCATTGTAATAGTTTACGATTGTAAAGGTGTCGGTATAGCTATAAGCAGACTTCGCACCCAAACCAAAAGATCCAATATAATCATTAGTCTGGTCTTTGGTTGATTCAAAGTAAACCGTAAACAGTTTTTCTAATTCCTTCTTAGATACAATGCCAGTGCCATAATCACGCACAGAGAAATAAGGTTCAATTGCGGTAGGCAAATGAATATCAAACGGACGATCTAAGGTTCCGGCTTCTTTGTGAGTGTCGGTAGCATTGCACGAATACTCACGGACGCAAGCACGCTCACAATATTGATAAGTGTTCTTAGAAAGCACCATAAAAGCCTTGCTACTTGCTTTCAGAGAAAAATCAACCGCACCGCTCAAGTCACTGCCAAATACTTCTTCATTATCAATATGCATTTTCATAATATAATCCTCACTTAATTAAAATCTTCTTTGTCCATCTCTGCGTAGATTACATCCCACGCCCATAAATCAATAAACGCATTATATGTCACGGTGCAATCGTTGTCAATCACTTCTTTCGCATATTTCTTGATGTTTTCGTAGGAAACTTGCGGATCAATTTTGTTCTTCCGAAGGTGCGCATATTCATACCTCAAACATTTCATAAACAGGTCCATCGATTTCTTTTCTCGATGACACTTGGCGATCATAAAATCAAAACTTCGACTCATTTTTCTACTCCTTACACATTTTCAATCACCCATTGCAGATGGGCTTCTTCGGCAACCAGTTCAGCGCGGCTTTTCTCTAAGCACTTGCTGTATTCTTTACGTTCCCACTCGGCAATTTCGTTTTTCAAGACTTCTTCATAGTAAGCAATTACGCCTTTCAGATCGGAAACTCTACGGCTTGCCAGTTCGATGTAATGGTTACGCATTTTGATTCTCCTTTGTTACTAGATAACGAATTTGGTCTTGCATTGCGATCAGTTCCCAGCGTGCTACTTTCATCATGGAAACTGACTCTTTGAACATAATATTAGCTTTTTCCTTTTCCCCTGTCAAGTAGATTTCTGCAATTTTTTCACAAAATTTTTGAGTTTCTTCATTCTTAAACGGTTTCATATAAGTCAACCTTTTTGTTTTCGATGGGGATATTATGATATATCCCCGATCCAGTGTCAATAACTTTTTAATCTTTTTTCAGTGCATCCATTACTCGCTCTGCGATCAGTTCTCGTAAGCACTGATAACCATGATATTTGATGGCAATGTCACGCAGATCATTAACCAGTTCCCGTACTTCATGGTCTTTCAAATCGTCTCTGTATTTCGATTTAACCGTGCCTTTAGGTGGATTGCGGATAACCTGAAAACCTTGTTCTGCAATCACTGCGGCTTCTCGCTGGCGTTCATGCTGTACTGTATTTTTGATTAGGTCCGCTTCCATAAACTTTGCCATACTCATCATCATGTTATTCTTTTTGCTCATTATTAAATCCTCATAAAAGAAAAGGGAGACTCCCATTATAGAGAATCTCCCTTGTATGTCAAGTGTTATGATTGCATCCAAATTTTGCGCTGATCTGCATCTTCACTATAGAGCAAATCGAATAGCTCTTTATAGTTTTCCGGTAACGTGATGATCTCCATTACAGGATCGTTGATCACGCGATGATAATCTGATTCTGTAAGTGATGCTAACCCTTTGATATATCGAATGTTATAGCCTTTGATCTTATCTCGGTCGTTCTCGAAATCTTCTAGATCATAATACCATCGAACATCATCACCTTTCTTTGGTTCCGCAATAATAATAGGTGTTTTAACAAACCGGATTCGTCCATCTTCGAACAATTCAGGCCAACGTGCAAAGAAAGAGATCAGACTAGGTTTAATAGACCCTATGCCGTCAGTATCAGCGTCTGTCATAATAGCAATATTTTTGTATTGCATAACTTCCAATGCATCAACACCAAATTGCAAACCAGTGATCGCCATGATGTTAAAAATTTCGGCGTTCTTAACGATCTTTGCCTCCGGTTGTTCCCACGTTGTAAGAGTTTTACCTCTCAACGGGAAACCGCCATGTAAATCTTGATCACGTACAGAGATCAGATAGTTGATTGCGGAATCACCTTCCGTCAAAAACAGGGTAGTTTCTGCGTCAGTTCCAATAAGGTTAGCTTTAACGTGTTTTGCTACCTTAGCCCGTTTTGCTGCCTTTGCTGCCTTAGTCGCTGCCGCTTTATCTGCTGCCTCTTTGCGTGCCAGGACTACAGCAATAATAGGCATGATAATGTTTTCTTTCTTTGCAATGACTTTAGCCAGCTTTTTAAAATCCAGATCAATATGACGCTTGATATCACCAGTTGGGTTAGTCAAGCGTTCTTTTGTCTGTGAATCAAAACGAAGGTTAGGCAATTCACGAACAATAAGAATACAGGTCAATCCAGACTTAACCGCAGCTTTAGTAACATCAACCTTATATTCTTTCTTGATTCGTTTTACAATCTCTTCACAAAGATCATCTGTCACGTAGTCTACGTGTGTTCCCCCGTTTTTGGTAAACAGACCATTAGCAAATGATACTGATTTAAAACCTTCACCTTCAACCGCAGGAACTAGGGCAAGTGAAAAGTTTTTATCTTCAATAACAAACGGATCATCATTGTATAGTTTAGCATAATCCTTAAACTTGCTAACAATACGTTTACCATTAAACTTAAACGTGATCTTAGGAAAGATTACGCTCAATGATTGCAGACGATCATGAACAATATCTAAAACAGAGTTGTCCATCATATAACCTTCGAAGTGGTCGAAGTCTGGACAAAATGTAACCTTTGTTCCCTTCAATTTTGATGGTTTCGATGACCATATGATATTTTCAGCACCGTTTGTGCATTGTACGGTCATTTCTGTTTCGCCGTCACAGGTTACACCAGTAAACCAATCGCTAAAGAAATTTGACAACGACGACCCCACACCGTTCATCCCTTGCGTTAATCGATTGGTATCATCAAAGTTAGATCCGGCCTTTGTTCGTGTCCATGCAGCTACAGGTTGCGGAATCTGCGTGCCCTCTGGAGTAGTAACCATATGTTGAGGAATACCGCGACCATTGTCTGTTACCGTAACAATATTGTTTTGGATATCGACGCTAATCACATTGGCAAATTCAAAATTAGTGCGGATCGCCTCGTCTACAGAGTTGTCGATGATCTCATCAATGATTTTAACCAGTCCAGGAACATATGAAATTTTTGTCCATTTACCGAACAGGAAACGTTGATGTTCTTCGTAAGTTGTTGATCCTATATACATTCCTGCACGCTTAAGGACATGTTCACGATCAGATAAAATGCGGAACTCACTCATTATTAAACCTCTTCATAACATAACCATAACTTACTGCAACCGCCACAAAGACGGCTGCAACAATCATATTAAAAATTGAGTGATTGTCAAGTATATGACTCATGACACGCGCACATTTTTATCGTAATACCCGCCATTAATCCCGCGCGGGGCAGTCAATCCCTGTTTGCATTCTTTACCACATTCAGGGCATTCTGCCTTTTCACGCTCGGAAATTTTGCGGATTTTCTGAAATTGACCGTGTTCTTCACAAGAATAATCATATAATGGCATATTATCCCCTTTGTTTCTTAACTGAATTTGGATCTGGATTTTCTGGTAGGTCTTCCAGACCCATAGCATAACGTTGTGCATATATTAGCATAAGAATATCGCGAGCGCAATCATGAATTGCATCATGCGCGATAAATCCGTCTAGCGTACCCATTGGTAGCGGACACTCACACATACCACGATGCATCAATGTACGCTCAATGGCGGTGCGAACATCTCGGATGTTCCAGAATCGCACAGGTTCAAGGCTGAACGTCTCTCGTGTATTGTGTGCACGGCGGATCATATCAACTAGTAACGGAATATCAAACGCATTACCGCGTGACCACATTACGGATTTAACCGGATCTACTCCTACGGCTTCACAGAATGCGTTAAAACGCGCTAAACCTTCTTTAGTTGATACTTCCGTACCATTTGTGATTAATTGCTTTCTCATGCCTTCTGAGGCGGTATTCTTCCACCATTCAACCACACCATGATCAAACACCCTTACACCTTTCTGGGAAGGAATATCAAATTTTACCAGAAAGGAATTGTCAACCAGTTCTTTAAATGTAGGTGGATTGTGTGGATCTTCTTTAAATCCTATTGCCGCCATATTGATCACCGCCCCATCAGGCGGATACCCTAAACTTTCAAAGTCAATCATTAAGTCCACTGGAAGCATTTTAAATATCCTCCGCGATGTGTCGGAATAACTCCAGATCGTTTTTATCCAGAATGAAACCGCTACAATCAATAATTCCTTTACCGTAATTATCGGTTAACAGTCGATCCGTTGCCATGTATGCGCGTACCCTGTGATTAAAATTCATTACATGTTGTGTATAGTCACAATGAATCTTTTGACGGTTCCACGCGACAATTGATTCAAGATGAATTACCTTAGAGATATCGTTAATAACAACCATATCAAAAACCTCGCTTAGTGAAATGTTCGATCATTTTATTGATACATGCAGCTTCACTGTCGCCGGACACATTCCAGCCGTACAGACCCCATCTAAAACACATGGTAACAGTTCCATTGTGACGGCTTACCGTCACATCATTAAATTCTGGGATACTTCGCATAATCATAATAATTTCCTCAAATATAGTCTACTCGATACCGCGCACGGGTAACACCAACATATAATAACTGCATTGCCAATTCAAAGTCAACATTGTCTGTACACATGCAAGGAGTATACAGGAACACGCGGTCTACGCTGATCCCTTGTGACTTATGAATAGTGCAAGCTGGTAATGCTTTTACATTCAAGAACATACGTTTCATCGTCCAGAAGGAATCCCAATCTGGTTTAAATTTTGGATTCTCTTTCTTCATTTCGCGATATTGTCCGGCGACCGTATTCAGATAGATAGAGAAAATGTTCTTCTGACGTTGTTCTGTCAGAATGTTGATTTCTACTAAATCCGGTTTATCTGTAGTGATTCCGACTGCATCTAAACCGACTTTCTGATTTAGGATTTCTTTGTCTTCGTCATCATCGACGCTTTCCACTTTCAGAGTATAGCCTAAAACTGGTTGCGGGTCTACCCCCGTGCAACGTAATGTAAATTCACGCGGGATGACCTCTTTAACTCGGATCATCTCACCATTGTTAAAAATAACATTGGGAATCTTCTTCCCGCGTTCATCTCGCAGATATTCGATCAACGGTTCCTGAGTAACCAGAATTTCATCTACAATCACTGGTTCATCGGTGTTATAAACGCGCTTACGTACAATTTCATTGAGTTTTTCGACGCTCTTGTTAGTGTAGGCCAGAATACGGTTTTCTAGAAGGTCTTCCGGCGTTTTAACGGTTTCGAAATAATGCTTCATAAACTCCGGCAGAGTTGAGCTATGGAATACACCCTCGTTACCGCACTGCTTTTCGAATACCCATTTACCGTTACGGACAGCGGTCGCCACATCAATTATTGGCGCATTAGATCGTTTAATCTCTGTAAGTTCTACATTCTGGAACCTTTCATCTGTGAAGAAAGGAGAAATTGACGTTGCACCGCTCGGATCAACTGGCCGTAACTGGTACAGATCACCCACGGCAATAATAACAATTCGACCGTTGATACTCTTCATGAGAATATCAAATAACTTCTTATCGACCATACTCGCTTCATCAACAATGATGATCTGAACATCATCTAGCTTAGGAGTATCTTTTTGTTCAAATACTTGAGTATCTTCATAGTTGGTCGGGTTTAGTCGCAGTAGTGCATGTAAAGTAAATGCTTGACGACCTACCGCCTTACTCAAAACTTTTTTAGCCTGGTGGGTAGGCGTTGCCAAAACCACACCAGTTACACCACGGCGGACCATTTCCTGGACAATGAATTTCATCATTGCGGTTTTACCAGTACCCGCCGCACCACGGACAGTTGTATGCTTCTTTTGTTCAATGCGTTTCATTAGAACATCAAAAGCATGTTTTTGTCCGTCTGTCAACATATCGAAAGTTAATACTCTGCTCATTATCCTAAAATCCTCACCTTGCGAACACAGATAGTATTGAGTTCTCGCCGTACCCGTTCTTTTTCATATTCAGGAATTTTGTATTCTATACCATCCCGAACAATTTCAGAAGACCGGATTATACCAAATTTTCGTTTAGGCACAACCTTGTATTTCGGTTCACCTGCCAATAGACTCTCGCAATAATCTATCTGATCACACATTGACGCTAACGCAGCATCATGTGTTTCGCAAGTTAGGACGCGACCTTTCGCGTCCACTGAGTATTGAAAGAATCCGTCTTTATCACGATAACATACAGCAAATACATGCATTATAAACCTACCTTCGCTTTCATCAATTCAATCCACGACGCATCAATCGGAAGCCCGTATTTCACGCGTTCTTTTTGTGCTGGCGTTAAGTTCTCATACTTAGAAAGAGATTCAATCAAAACGCTGGTATATTTTAGCACGATTTCGGTATTGTTTGCAATAGCCTTAAGTTTTTCCTCTTTCTTGTTGATTTCGCTAAGGGCTTGCTTGAGATCTGCAATTTTCTGATAACGTTCTTCCATACGGAAGAGAGTATTTTTAATCGCTCGCTCGGCTGCCTCTGCTTTCTCCGGTTCGTTGTGCTTTTTGTGGCGCTCGATTGCTAATTTCTTTTCTTCGATTGCCATTTCCTGATTTTTGATGCGACTCTCGTTAAGTTCGATCCACTCGATGTACTTCGCACGTAGGGCAATTTCATCATCAGAAAGTTTACCGTTAGTTCCTAGTTCCTGGATCTCTTTAAGAGATTCGATAGTGTGATTACCACGGAAAGAATTGTATTTCAGTTTAACCGGAATTACATTGCCATCAACATATCCCAGATTGCAATCAATGCGCTCTAAGGAGAGTCCATCATCACCTTCACCGAAAGCCTCACCGGAATATGCGCAATGAGTCTGACGGTAAATGTTACGCACAGTGACTAAGCTCATAGAGAAGTCTTTGTTGCGACGTGAAGCGCCAGCCATGATAGAGTTCAGACGGAAAACAACCAGCGCCAATTCTTCGTTAGATTTAAAAGCAAACAGTTTCATAATTGATTCTCCTTAGTTGGTATGTGTGTATTATTGTCTATCTGGTTTGTGCTGTCAACACTTAAATTAAAGAAAATTTGTAAATCTCTATCAGATCGCCGTTACACGCGTAAACTTCCTCGATCTCATCAAGGATCATGGTCGTCCCTGTCTTGTATATGCACTCGCGCTCATCCGCCAACATAGCATACAAAGACAGTCGAGTAGTCGGATTGTCATACTCTTTAGACACCACTCGGTCAATAGCATGTTCGTAATAATTCATGCAAGGCTTGGTAGGTTTTATTGCAATAATCTTTCCTGTTGCATAAACATCAGTTGCAAAGTCCTCTGCTGTTGATTGTAGTGGCGTAAAGCTCATAGGACGCTCTACAACGAAAGAATCACCTACAATTAAGGTATCCAGCTTACGGCCTTCTCTTTTGCTCACACCGCGATACAAGGCTTCATGATGCACTAACCGTTCAGTCTTTTCAATCAATCCATTAAGGATCGACATATCGATATTTTCTTTAGAGTTCATCACTTCATCAATGATGTTAAGTTCTTCTGGTGTAAATTGCATAATAAAAAAGCCTCCAATCTTTCGACGGGAGGCACAATAAAACCATTATAGAGTAGTGTCAACTAATTTTTAGTAGCCGCGTTCTTGACGGGCGAAGTTTTCAGCATTTTTCAGATAGTACAGAATAAAGAGTTCTTGAGCGTCAATACCCAGCGGGATCATCTTTGACAGAATGAAGTGGATCGCGTCCACAAATTCAAATTTCACTTCAAGTTGATCTTCTGGTGACAGTTCAGAGAATTTACGCGCTCGCGCTTCCCCGTGGTTCTTTTTCCACATTTTCCAGATTGCGCTTGCATCTTTGCCATTGGACATTCCACCCAGCGATGTGTAAAGCTCTCGTGTTTCGTCTGCGATAGCGTCATCCATCCGTTGCATCCAATCCAGCATTTCACCGCAAGTCTCTAGCTTAGTTGGATTTGGGACCCAATCAAATTTTTCGGATAATGCAACCTGCAAACCAGTTTGCATTTCGAGCATCACCTGAAACGGATCTTTACCTTCTGCAATCGCGTGATGATATGCGGCGATAGCCGCGTTAATATCTTTTTCGTTAACCAGACCAGCACAAGAATTAAATTCTGACATATTCACCTCATTAATTAAAATTTACAATATTTCATAAACCGCATTTTAGCCATCAGACCTTGTACGGTGTTCTCTTTGATATATTCCATGATCTGGTCGCGTGTAGCGCCCTCGTCCTGAATCATGGCGTTAACGTCTTTAGAATGCCACGGGCAACGATCCCACAAAACAATCTTTTCCCCTGCATTGATAAACTTTTCCAGTCGGTGCATTGTATCGGCTGACCGTGGTTCGGCGTCAAGTACAAACACTCGCTGGTCAGGGAAAGGAATTTCATCTAATCCCAACGTACCGCCAGTGATAGCACACCCGTTATCAACAAACAACGAATCGATCGGACCTTCTAAGAAATACACTGGCTTGCTCGGATCGGCGCGTTCAAGACCATAGACCTTACTCGCTAACTCATGAGTTTTAATCGTCATATATTTGGTCTTTCCGTAATCCTTTCTCAATGCTCGCCCCTGAATGGATTCTATCTTGTTCTCACGGTTAAAGATAGGAATCACTAAACGCGGTTCAGGTTGTGGATTCTTGAAAGTATCAGCCTTAATGTGATTTGCTACCTTTTGCCATTCTCTCGTGAAATACAGAAGATCCCATTTATCGTGGGGAATGCAACGATCACTGACATACTTTATTATAGGATGATTAGCCGGAAGAGTATCTAATCTCTCGCAGAAAGGCAAGGTTTGCACTTTCTTAATCTCCGGCTTTTCTACCTTTTTCAGTGGCTTAAACGTGGTGTTCTTATGGTCGCCTTGTTCCTTCCGTCGTTCCATAAGCCATTCCCTAAATAGGTCCGGCTTATATTGTTTAAGAAATTCACCTAATGGCTGATTGTAGTTACAGTTGAAACAACCGCATCGCAAACTATCTTTGTAGGTATAGATACGGAATCGCGCTTGAGTATGATTTTTCTTTGAGTCACCGCAGATCGGACAACTACACACCAGCGTAAATGAGCTAGTATGCAACCGTTTAAAATTTCGTTCGCCGTATATGGCTTTTTCCGCTATTTCATAATCTGCGTAGTAAATCATAATAACCTCTTATAGCTCAAATTTCATGAAAGTTCCCACACTTTCATTTTCATTCTCTCCGTTTTCATCTAAGCCAAATTTATAGACACTACCATCTGGCGATGTGTAAGAGAATACACGAAAACGGCCTACCGGGTCAAGTTCTGTAAATTCATATTCTTTTCCGGCTTCAAAAAGTGCATATGTGCTTTTAAGACATTTCATCGTAATCATTTAAGCGCCACCGACAACAGAATGAGAACTACACCAACATACATTGTGATCTCGGATAACTTTTCTGTTTTTGTTTTGTGTCCAGATAATCCGAAAACAACAACACCGATAATAGCGGACAGCAAGCCAACGATAAACATGATGATACTAAGCACCGTCTTTCTCCTTCTTGCGTTTTTCTTTACCAGCTACACTAGGTCCACGATTGGTAATAGATCCGCTCGTTTCCCCTGCTGCGATCTTCTCAGGATTGCCGCCAGCATCGCCAGCGGTCATATCTTCTTTGAGTTTATTTTCTTCAACAAACTGTTTAAAGCCAATCATAGAATAATCTCTTTCAGTAAGTCAACAATCTGGTCTTTCGTCAGTTTATCCTGATTCTCTACAATCTTGATGACACAAGCGTTAACATCTTTGCGAGTCACGCGGGAGATCGTTTTAATACGATGAAACGGTTCGTAGAAATATACTGCTTCATTATAGAGCGCAGAAATTTTTCGACGCATTTGATCTTTATCCGCCAGAAAAACAATTGCAGTTTTAGGATCTACACCAGCCACATCATAAAGTTCGGCGACTCCCCAGCGCCCTTCCGGTTCAACCATCCCAGCGTGTTTACCGTTAATAAAGATAAGAATGTCTCCGTTATTTGCGGTTTTAAATGCTACATCTTCCGGCGTAATCATATTTTTCATAATATAGTCTCCTTAGAGTTTCATTATAGATCAAGCGAATGTAGAAAGCAAATGTTTTGTTTCTTTCAGTTGTCGTTCAAGATCTTTGCGTTTCTCTTTAAGTTGCATTTTAGCATTGTTTCGCTGTTTTTCAACATCTTTATCGATGTGCTTAGTCCAATTATCAATATCAGAATAAGTTGGCATACCCAATTCTAAGCCTAATGCGGTTGGATACAGGGTAACAGTCCATAAACCGCTAATCTTCTTAAACAGGTCGGGGTGTAGTGTACTACCTACATCTTCCGGTGTCAACTCTTTTTCTTCTTTCAGTGGTGGATTGTCGTCATATGGTTCTAGGGCATTTACTTTAATATCAGATACCTCATCAAAGAATCCGCGCACAACATCAGGGAATACACAAGCAATTTCCCAGCCGTGATCACGCAGAGAAGTAATATTTTTCAGTGTTCCGTCATGTGTGATAATTGATGTGACATTGCCATCAAGGTCCACCGAATTTACAAGAAACGGTTTGTCGTCTGTTAGTTCAATATAAAATTGTGCTTCGGCTGTAGTCATCTCCAGAAACAGATCTCGGATCGGACGACCATCAGGCGCGTTACCTTCCTTTAGAGTATAAAAACGACTTACGATCCATTTTGGCGGTAAAGCATTAGCGATCATGTTATATCTCCTATCAAATCATTCACCAGCGCCCCGTAGGGCGCATTTTATTAGAAAGTCATGTTATTTGCTAGCTCGTCGAGTTTTTCGCGTTTCTCGGCTTGCTGTGCGCTTTGTGGTTTAACTTGTGCATTCTCCTGATCTGCGATCTGGTTTGGGACTTCATACCAACGCTGATTTCCTTTTTTCACACCAACGTTAAACCGCGAATAATAGTTCTTATCACCGTAACGAGATTTAATCTGCTTGAGTAATTGAACACCCATTTTTGCAAGGTCTTCGGTTTCAATTACACCCAACATAAAATCTGCTGTAGCCGGAAGACCTGCTGATTCAGCGGTATCACTCATGTTAAGGTCAGAAGCATCCCAACCCGCGCGGGTAGTCTGTGCCGCCGTCCAACCAACAACATCCCATTTAACAAAAAATCCGCGCAATTCTTCCGCAATAGCTTTAACGAGAGTATAGCTATTCTCAGAGTATACACGCAAGCGAGACGATGCGCAAATCCCCAGATAGTCAACAATTACAACATCAGGTTTAAACTGTTTCTTGAGTCGCAATTCATTCATTAACGCCTCAAAGTGGTTGGAGTTCGCGCCACCAGTCGGATACTGCTTGATCATCAGCTTGCCGATTGGACGTTCTCCGGCTTTCTTATTCTTGACACGTTTCATGCGTGCCGAATATTCAGCAAAGGAAACATTGCCATTATCCAATTCATCTAAGGTAATGTCAAGTAAGTTTGCGTCAATACGTTTTGCTACTACGTGCTCTGCCATCTCCATTGAGATATACAGAACATTATAACCACATTCCATATAATCCGCAGCAAGAGAACACAAGCCCAATGATTTACCAACGTTTACACCAGCAAGTAAAACATTCAATGTCTTTTTCTCTGCCCCGCCTTTCGTGATTTTATTCAGAATAGGCAACTTAAACGGGATCTTATTCGCTTTAGTCTGATATAACAAGAATCGTTTTTCAAAGTCATTAAACCAGTCATGACCTACATCAGAATCAAACGTAATGGATAGTGCTTCCTGCATGATCTCAGGAATAGCGCCCTCACCCGGCAATTTCTTATTCTGTTTCTCTTTTGGCAGTTGTGCGTTCGCCTGAATCTCTAGCGCCCGTGACATTGCATTATACATGGCACGGTCACGAATAAATTTTTCTGTTTCCTTCATTAACCAATCAAGGTCTTCCGGTGTATTCTCAAGCGAATCAAGAAGAGTTTTAGCCCCTTCATATGTTGTCTGATTGCCTCTCTCCTTGTCTAAAGCAATCTGTAATGCAGTTGGCGTAGGAATATTGGAATATTCGTCTACGTGCTTTTTAATCAGCTTATAAATCAGTTTTTCTTCGTCTTCGGTGAAGTAGTCCGCTTTAAGATGAGGCCATACATTCGTAAAGAATGCGCCATTGTAAATCAACTGTGAAAAGATAGTTTTAATCATACATAGCCCCCAACTAAACGCATAACAAAGGTCTTGAGTTTATACCAGAAAGTTTCTTTTTTCAACTTTTCTTCTGCTTCTTTGATCTGCGCGGTTAACGCCTTAATGACGTGAGGATATACCACATCACGATCTGACGGCGTGGAGTAGTCGACCACAATACCTTTAGTGTCTGGATCGTATTCAACATTATGAATATAGACAATATGATGCTCTCCCTCTTCATCAACAATTATCAGTTCCTGAATAACTGTCTTCATTGCTTCTTGAATCAAGCCGTGTGCTTCTTCTAAACTTGTTGGTTTCTTATCCATAATATAATCCTCTCTAGATATGAAAAAGGGGCGCGTAGCCCCTTTACTACCATTGTTATGCTAACATATCTTCGATTTCTTTGTCAACTGCTTCGTCGCTGATCACTTGTCCTAACTTATAATGATCGTTGATTGCTTCGTTAAACTTATCGTTTGTCAGAAGTGGTTTCCAGAACTCAATGCTATTGGTTTCTTTAGCACGGAACTTGCGTTCTTCGGTTTCCATCTCTCCGGTCTCAGTATTCAGAATTGAACGAGAATACCAGCCGTTTGACGGTTTCACTACCCAGCCTAACTCTACAGCCAACTCCAGCAAACCGGAATAAGGATCGATACCACCGCTAAATGTTACGCTAATCGGGAACTTAGATTTTTCTTTAACGGTTCGTGATTTTTCCGCATTCAGGATAAAATCATAACCAGTAATTTCGGTTCCTTCTTTCTGCTGACGACGACCAATAATGAAAACTTCATTGGCTGAATACATCGCGCCCGTACCGCCGGACATAACGGTCTTACTAAACATTTCTTGCGTTTCGTAAGTGTGGTTAATAGCGATGCACGGGATATCATTCATAGTCAGATACGGCGTAACCATACGGAACAAGCCTTTAAGGGCTTTAGCTCGCGTCATATCCTGCGCTGATTTCTCATTAATCGCGTCTTCAACTTCTTTTTTGCTTGCTAAGTTACCGATTGAGTCAATAAAGATGATCACTTTATCTTCACGGGTAATTTGCTCAAGCTGGTTCATGATTTCAAATTTCAGTTCTTCGATGTTCTTGATTGGAACATGCACCACGCGATCAGGATCTACACCCATAGATTCCAGATATGCGGAAGTAATACCGAACTCAGAATCAAAGAACAAACAAGCCGCATCGGGATTCTGTTTCATGTATGCACTAACACAAGTTAATCCCATGTTTGATTTAAAGTGCTTAGACGGACCAGCAAAGAAAATCAGACCAGATTGAAAGCCTTTTTTAAGATCACCGGAAAACGCAATATTCAGCATCGGGATCTTAGTGCGAGTGTTTGTTTTTTCGTTAAAGAAGCTGGATTTAGACAGTACCGCAGTAGTTTTCAGGGTAGAGTTCTTTTTCAGTTTTTCCAGTACAGACATTATTAATACCTCTATTCAGTTAATCCGTAATACTTTAATTGCTTCATTGTTATTCGATCTTTGTAGTGCTCTTGAATTAACTTTTTCATCGCATCAACATCGATCGTCACAAATACTTCGTTGCTGTGATTTCCGTGAACTTTCTTGAAATGCTCTATGCCTTCCTCACGTTCACGTTTAATCTTTTCAATGTCTCTCATAATATATTTCTCACATTGGCGGGTATCGTCACCCAACACCCGCCATTATACACAGTTTATCTTAAATGTCAAACAGGTCCGTCAGAGAAGCAACTTTTTCATATTGCAGCTTTGCAGCCGTGGTAATGTTCTCCAGTGGTTTGACGAAAGTCTTATTAAACAACAAAGGCCAGTCTAACCACTTTAACACCTCTGATTCAATTTCTGGAGGAATACGAGTACCGGACAACCAACCAAAACAGATTTCTCCAAACGGATTTCGATCTTTAAGCGGTACGATCATAACCTTCTCGCCTTCACGAATCGGATCTAGTCCGAATTTTCGAGCATTACGATTATAACACAATACACTCTTAACCGCATACGGACAACCCTTAATCGGATACCCGTTTGAATCGCTGTATTTCTGTAGGTTGTTTGCAGATGATACCGCAGCAACCTCAAGATAATCAAGTTTTCTAAATTCTTGCTCAAAAATACCGTAGTATTCCTGCAATGACTCTTCACCTTCCTGCAACATACGGCGAATACATTCTTTCAGTGATTTCTGACATGCTTTAGGGGTAGAGCTACGTTGCGTTTCCAAGCCCATGATTTTTAGCTTAGGTTCAGCAAAGCGCGTTCCTTCCATATCCCAAACATTAAGAGCATAACGCTTTTTACCAGTCCAGAATCCACCGATACCCGCAGATTTCAACGGAGGACCAGCAATTGCCTCACGGTCCATAAACATCAAGTGCTCATAGTTGTTCATGTACTCGCATAACTCGCGATATCCCTTGTCGATAATAGGTTCCATTCGATGTTTACCGAAATTATCAAGGAAGTCAACAAGTTTTTCGGTATCGTCGAAACGATCTTCCCCGCCAACCTTATCAACAACATTGTTAACCAGCACATAAACGGAGTCAGTATCACAATAACGAACATAGGCAAAATCGGTTGTTCCGCAAAGCTCGTTTAAGTATTCGTTAATCTTACGCTCAATCCACTGAATTGCAAGCTGACCGAACAGTGTGATCGCACTAGCGTTACGGAGATCATAAAAACGGAATTTAGGATTCCCCAACGCACCATAAAGGGAGTTGATCAAAACTTTTCGAGAAAGCTGGTTTGTATTGCACAAGATCGACTCGTCTTTACATTCTTCCAGCAATTTCTCTAAGGCATCTTTGCTCAATTCAGAAAGCATCGATTTAAACGCTTCATCGAAGTCATGACGCACTTCAACGCTATAGCTAATGGTTCCCCCATAAACATGATTTTCATCGTGTAGAATCGCTTTACATAGTTCAGCATTGCGATCACATGCCAACATCATGTTTTTGTACTGCTTACGCTGATCGAATACCTTTTTAATCTCAATCGGTACGATACCATGAATATCTTTTCGATACATCCACCCGTTAGGCGAGCAAGAATACTCATCACTCGGACGTGGTGCGGTTTTATTGATATACTCGTGCATCGGTGCAGCATCAAAAGATCCAGCGATTGTTTCCGGCGAAATGTTAACCTGTCGAATAATAGATGGGTACAGACTTGTTAAGTCAAAGCTCATCATCCAACGGTAAGCATTAGGCACTGGCTCTTTTACGAATGCGCCAGGATATGTCTGCTTAGGCTGTATCTTATTTTCCGGTACTACTTTACCCTCAGCTTTCAGAGATCCGAAGATAATAGCATCCCATACTTTCATCGGGTTATAAACATGGTTAAATTTAATCTTTGCATAGAAACATAGACTATACACAAGATCGATAAATCCACGCTTTTTATCAATCGCCAGCACACGATCAACGTCACCGATGTTATAATCGATGTAAAGTTGATGGTTGTCATCACGCAATTTCTTTAACGGACCATCATAATCAACCTTACCGATTCCTGTCTCATATTCAGCAACATAATCTAATGCATATGTTGGTTGAGTCGTAAAGCTAAATTTCTTGTACAAGTCAATGTAATCAAGGCTTTCGATCCCCATGATCGTAAATGCTTCACGCTCGTTGCCAAAATCATCCTGTGAGATTCGGGATTTAATCTTACCGCACGGGCTTAGACGGTTAGCGGTTCTACTTCCGAACTTATTACTGATACGCTTAATGATATATGGAATATCGAATGTTTCTGTGTTCCAGCCAGTGAAACCAACTGGTCGATTTTCCTCAAAGAATCGGATGTATTCTAACAGCAATTCATCTTCTGTATCATAGACGTTATAAACAACACGTTCTACAATATCTGGGCGAAGAATAGACTTGCTTGCTTCCCAAGATTCACCGTTTTTTCCTTTCAAATCAAATACAAAGAAACGATCATGTACGGAATCATAATGCGTAATTGCATCGATAGGATATTTCGCTTCTTCTGGTTTAGGAAATTCTGGGGCAGTGACCTCAATATCAACCCATGCTACACGGATTTTATTTCGGTCATATCGAATCTCGCCTTTATACGTGTCGGACAGATAGGAGATGATAAAATCATCCATCCCTAGTGCCTCTTGCCCCATTTCCCCCATCTTTTTACGCCATTTGTTGGCCTCGTTCATAGATGGGAATTTTTTAGCAATGCAAGGCTTGCCATAGATATCTTTATAATTAGTAACCATACCAGGTGCGGCATGATGAAATAAAGTTGGCGTATATTCAACGTAACGCTCTTGTTCTTGTCCAGCATCATCAATATAACGCTCGTAGATCTTATCACCTACTCGCTCACATGACAGAAAATACATAATATAAACTCCTTCACTTACGAAAGACACTCATTATAGGGGAATCGACTTAGTTTGTCAATACCCCTATCCCATCAGTATCTTATCTCCCGATCTGATATTTCTCGATCAGCGTCCACTCTTCTTTCTGTTTAAAAGACAGTACACGGAAATTATTAACTTCTGTAGTTTCAAAATCACTATCAATCAGGGTGCATAGATTCCACTGCGCAAGAAGTTTTGCAATGTTATTACGGCGCAATTCATCTTCCCACGTCATCTTAACACTACGACCATCTAATTTCAACAACTCCTTGAAATGAACGATGTAATAGCGCCCCTTCTTCTGGAGAATATGACAAGACTGATACAGTGTCTTGTCTCGATTGTTGGCAATGCCGCAGCGGGTTAAAGTCTCCTTAATTTTAAGGAAGTTTTCAGGATTAATCAAATTAATTTCAATCATTTTACCACCTTTCTATAATCTTTTTAAGTCGTTTCCTTTCTGTCTGATTCTTAGTAACACCCGCCAAAAGTTCATCGGTCGCATACGGTTTAATGTGCTTCAATAACTTGTCCATATATCCCTTTTCATTAGCCAAATCGAGATAAAATCGGGCGTCATCCATATTTACACAATATGCTTTCGCCACTGCCATTAAAACCAATTTTTGGTCCAATTCTTCTGTTAGTTTAGCCCATTTACCGTATCGTTTCCCCTTAGAAATACTCTGTAAGAGATAATCAAAATGCATTTGATCTGGGATGCCATGACCGATTAAATTCATCACATACGCGCTATATAGGCAATCTGCGTGCTGGGAAAGAGCGGTATTAATCCATCTCTGATTGTATGCAGAATTGTTCCCAACATTAACGCGCTGTTTATCTAAGGTGATATGATCCATCAGAGCAAATAATGCATTATCGGTTTTCTCGGTGAATGTGTCAGCTAATTCAGACACTTTTTCCCAATCACGAGAGCGCCATGCAATTTCATGCTCGTTTAATTGTGTATCATCTTCACCGAAAAATTGACCTAACATTATACGAACTCCAATTCAACCATTAATTGCATTAACAAAAAGACAATGTGAATCTCTTTATCAGCCGCATGTGCAAACATCTGATTATTTTCACCGATAATCTCGGTCAGACGGATAATCGACGCTGGCTTAACTTGAGTATACAACTCATTATAAAGTTTCTTGACAAATTGAGCGTATGTGTTGGTATATCTCGGTGCAAGTTTACGCACATTAGCAAACTGTTTAGTTTTAAGTGCTTCCACCACATCGGTTACTTCGGTATTGCTACTTTCTATAACCATGCTCAATACACCAGCATCAATTTTACCATGTTTAGCGTAGCGGTCCAAAAGTTTCATTACGCGCCGGAAGTCTGGGAAGTTCTGCTTAACCAGTTCCGCCAATACGCGCATTTCTTCTACTGGCACACCTTCTTTATCAAGAATTGCTTTACACCGGACGATCATTTCTTTCATCATGCGAAGCTGATCATCTTTAGTCGGAGATCCAAACGTGATGGGATCAAATCGAGATCGTAACGCCGGGATAATACCTTCTAGATCGTTTGCTGTGATAATGAATGTCACATTGTTTGAGTATGCCTCAGAGAAACTACGCAAGTGTCTTTGAGCATCAGCTAACCCCGCTCGGTCATACTCATCGATAATAACAACTTTGCCTTTTTCTCGTTTTTCTTCATCGAGTGATACACTCTGCGCAAAGCGTGTAATCTCATCGCGGATAAAATCAATCTTACAATCTGCGCCGTTAACAAACAGATAATCAACACCAACATCTTCGCAAAGCGCCTTAGCAACGGTTGTTTTACCAGTACCTGGCGATGGGCTATGCAGAATCATTGAAGGGATTCGGCCTTGCTTAACAATCTGCGCGAAGATCTTTTTATCTGCTTCCGGCAGAATACATTCAGAAATTGATTTCGGACGGTATTTCTGTTCCCACTGAAACTCATTTTCATTAACACTCAGCATATAATCACCTCTCACAAATTACATCATTAAAACGGGGAGTATTTACACTCCCCACAAACATTATATTAGTCGGTGTAGCTGGAGTCAAGGTCACACGCGATCATATAAGATACGGTTTCACTTGCCAGCCATACAGCCTTACGGCGAGTGAAGCTCAGTTTGTAATCGCCGAAGTCAGTAGCAACCAGTTTCATGTTATCTTTACGAATAAAGAAATGGAAGTCTGCGGTTCCGGCATATTCGCCCATGTCAAGACAAAACATCTCATTCGGATTATTTTTGTCAATCTCTTCCCAACCTTTGATCATCAGACGACCATCAATCGGAAGAAATTCAAGGCGGTCCACTTTAAGCTGATTGCTCATTTTCATAAGCTGTTTCAGATCGTCGTTGCTCAGTTCGTAATCTACATCGCTTGCAGGTGGAGTAACTCGGCCTTTCGGTGATACGATTGCAGCAGCACTAGCACCAGGATAATTAATTTTCAGACGATCGTTAGACACACGAATGTTTCCAGTGCGGTTATCAACCGTAATATCTGCTTCATCGCCTACCAGATTCAGAATACCCAGGAAAGAGTTAAGATCATAGATCCCGATTTCGTGTTCCAGTTCTTGATTCAGAGTCGCTTCACCATATACAACGTTTGTCATGTTTTTGGTGATCAGGACGTTTCCTTTTTTCAGGATGATACCTGGGTTAATAGCGGAAAAGTTTTTCAGGGTAGCAATGGTTTCTTTAGTCAGTTTCATCAAATCACCTTTATCATGTTAATCAATTAATTACGGGTTTACTTCGTGCTCATTTTGAATCTTTAGCATTCTTTCGATAAATTTTTTCTCGGCTTCCTTGTCGGATGAGTGAGTATACTTCAATCCAATGTAAGCTGTCAAGTATTGTTGCAGAGCATAGACAGTAACAGGATTCTTTGCGGTCTTTTTGCCGTCGAGATATACCAGATCACCACGAACATCAAACGCAAGTTTACGACGAATTACATTATCAACAAATTTATCTAGGACAAAATACCACTCAATACATTCTATCCCGTGACGGTAGTTCATTACATCATTATCTTTGATATAGTCAAACGGAATATGACATAATTTACGATTTTGTAGGATGAATAGCATTTGTTCTTTTAAGCTCATACGTTTCATTCTATCACTTCCCATCAGCAATTGCGATCAGACGAGTTACTACTACGCTAGCGGCTTCAATCAGCAGTTCATCAGTGTCAATCTGATAACCCTTTTCGAGAATATCTTTACCTCGAATAGTTTTAGCGCCTTTAGCAATTGAATCATCGTAATACTTGCGCATTGCCGCGATCCATTCTTTTTGCACCATATCATCAATATGCGCGTACAGTTCAAAGCGTGCTTGCTGCGGGATAACCTTCATTTTAGCTTTCTCGCTTTCCGGCATTTGTAGTACCCACGCTTTACGGATCTTGTTCATTGCTCGGTCAAATTCGAGGCTGGTTTTCTTGTTCTGAATGTCTGCTACAGTAATTTTATCCAGGTTTGCGGAAGTAGTCATAATATTAATCTCCAAAATAAAATCAGTATATCACGTTCTAAAGTTTGTTGCAACCCCAGCATCAGGGTAATCAAGTTTATCAAAGTTGGGGACCAGCATAAACTCATGATGACGACAAGACAACATTTTTGTTATGTCCGCATCGCTGTATATGCTGTTTTTCATATCCCCCATACTAACTACATATTCTTCACCGGAATATAGATTGATTAATGTATACAATTCTAACTCCGGCTGCGTTACTCTGTCAAATGTTAACATTCATTTCAGTGAATCGCCCACGTTTAACCATCTTGAGATGACGGCTAAAATCATCAGGGTTATGGTCACGATGGCTGATAATATACACGTTATCATCTAACTTGTCAATGATGGAATCAAGTGCTTTTACGCCCTGAACGTCCGTAGCCCCATCATAAATTTCGTCGAGCACCAACAAAGAAATATTAGTACCAGATACTTTACCAGCAACATCACGCCATGTAAAGAGCATCGCAAGGTCAATACGTGCTTTTTCGCCTTGACTGAATGATGTATACGAAAACGATTCACGCCCCCGTGATTTGATTGTTTCGTTAAACTCTTCATCTAGCGTAAAGATATAATCCGCTTCCATGATATCAAGATAATACGCAATCCGATCATTGAAATATGGAATATATTTCTTGACGATAGACGCCTTAACACCGGAATCCTTCAACATTTCTGTTACAAATCCACGATGATATTTTTCAAGAACTAGCTTTGATTTTTCATTGGTAATCTCTACCAGTTCGTGTTCCAGTTTAGCAAGTTCTTCGGAATTGTCAACCCTTTCTTTCTGCAATTCTTGCATTGCTTTCTGGATCTGTTTAGCACGACCTACAGATGCCGTTAAATTCGCTCTCTGTGACTCTATAGCGCGTTTAATTTCCAAGACCTTAGTTTGTGCTGTCTGGAAAGAATTGGCTTTCTCTGCGTATTCTACGCGTTTCTCGTCAATCAGAGACAGTTTATGTTCTGCTTGTGCTTTTTGTTCGCGTACAGCTTGATCATTACCTTGAATGATCGGTTGTGTGCACGTAGGACAGACCCCGCCTTTCTCATGCATATGAATAACACGGTCAAAGTTCTGGATCTGCGCACCAATCTGTGCGATAGCCGTATTAATTTTAGCCAATGCCGAGCTAGGATCTTCCGGCATAACAACAGCCAATAGCTCATCGGTCAAGCGCGTTTCTTCGGCTTTAAATGCTTTAGCCGATTCTACCTCTTTATCATACATATTCTGTAAACGCTGGAGATTCTCGGCACTCGCCTTGCTAGCGTCTTCTATGTACTTTTTATGAGTGTTGATTTGTTGCTGAACGTGATTAGCTTTCATTTCCTGCATTTGGATATTCTGGGTAATCTCGCGCACATACGCTTTATTCAGTTTATCCATTTCGCCTAGCGTAGCAATATCAAGCAAATCCTCGACCAGTTTACGGCGACCCGCTGCCGGAAGACTCATAAACGGAACATAACCAGCAGTGCCTAAAACAACGATCTGTTTGAAGCTGGCTAGGTTCATGCCTATGATACCTTCAAAATATTCCTGAAAGTCTTTGGTGCTTGCGCTCTCGTCGATCTTTTGACCGTCGCGATGCACTTCGAATACTTCCGGCTTTTGTCCACGTTTAATATAAAATTCTTTCCCGTCCAGTTCAAACCAGACTTCGACTAACAGTTTCTTTTTGTTGACGCTGTTAATCAATTGGCCTTTCTTGATACTACGAAACGGTTTACCGAACAACACAAAGCAAAGCGCCTCGATCATGGTCGATTTACCAGCACCGTTAACACCAGTTATCAGTGTCTTTTTGAATCCGTCTAGCTGAATCTCAACAGGTTCAGCACCCACGCTCATTATATTTTGATAGCGCAAGGTTTTAAAATTTAACTTTGCCATTAATCCACTCCGCGATCACACATTCCATAATATTAAATGCTAACACATCTTCATCAATGTTGTAAACACTTGCCGCCTTCACTTTAACTAATGTGTCTCTGCGATCTGGCAACATGATCACATAATCCAGTGTCGCCGGATCATATGTCATAAAGGGATCAATGTAAATCCCTTTATTCAATGCCAGATATTCGCGAAGACCTTCTATAACCCTGTGTCTAAGGTAGGTCATCGATAGAATCATTTTAGTTTATGTTCCTCTAAAAATTCTTCAATTTCACCTTGCAGGTCTTCCGCTTGTTGTTCCAGAATATCGCGAAATTCACCTACAGTCAAGCGGTGATCGCATTTCACCAGACGATGTGGGAGAATATACCCTTTATACATTGTCTCTGACGCTTCCAGAAATACCCCACTATGCATGACAGAGATCCAACCTGTTAGCGTCAATGGAGTATTCGGAAAATAATATTTGCTGGATTGTTTCCACTGGACGAAAGCACCATATACAATCGGATTATATTCACCAACCACACTCTTAATAATGGATTCTACTTTGTCTTTTACAAAGTCGCCAATGCCCATAGTCACCATCAAATCTTGTGGGTGAATCACTTTAAGGTAACGACGGTAGCCGTCATCATACCACAGCTTAACCACTGGCTGACCCCACATTTTAGCAATACGCGCTTTCAGATAACCATAGATCGGATTCTTGTAATATGATTGTTTTAGTGTGTATGCGTGCACCAATTCAATAAAATATTCCATTGCTATCGAATCAGGATCAGCCGCGACCATAGTCGTATTCATAATATGTTCCTCGTTCAATTTCATATTGTTTCAGGTCTTCTAAAAGTTCATCCACTGCTTGTTTCAGTGTATGACGTAGCGTAAAATAATAGCTTTCATCAAATTCTATTTCCGCGCGAGGAATAGAGCGAAACTTACACTTAACAGTAGTATCAGTGAGTCGCTTTTCGACCATCATCCGAACTTCTTCATGCTCTTTGGAATACCATACATCAACGGAGATTCCCTTACGTCGAGCAAACATAGGCAACGCTGCATTAAATTCCATTACTTTTTGTGCAAGTGTTTTCATCGTACAGACTCCATAGATCCACGCGCAATAACATTCTGGGTAATATCAGCAACCTTACGGGATACGATGTTTGTTAGCCCCTCTTTGGTGATATTTTCACGATCAAATGGGATTTCGTCATGAGTCCACAAACCATAGTTAGACCGAAATGATAGCATATACTGACCATCTCGCACAACCTCAAATACATGGATCTTAGTGAATTTCGATAAACCTTCGTTGATTTCTTTCAGTGCATTAGTAATCATAACAACCTCCAATCAATTTTTAGAGAGTATAACGGGGATTTCTCCCCGCGTCAACTAACTTTTTGCGCTATTTACTTCGGCTAAAAGTTCATCAGAAATACGCTTGACCGCCGCAAGTTCTTCCGGTTCTAGGTTTTGTTCTTCCAGATATTCATAGACCATCTGAATAGTGCTTTTAACTTCAATAACACCTGTTTCCTGTGATGCGCTACTCTCCAGCTTATGGACCACTTTTAGCTTATGCACAACGGCTTCTAACGCGCTTTCTAACTTAGTTAACCCATTATCAGCGACCGTTGCGATAAGACGCACACTAAGCCCCTTAAAGCGTTCTACATCGATTTTATCATCTGACGGGTAAGTGATACGCACATGATAAGTTTTGTCATTCTGGATAAACTCTTTTTTGTGTGTATCGGTATCGAATACCCAAAAACCACGCGGATCGTTTTCGTCACCTGCCGTTAGTGTGTATGGTGTACCGATATACGTTACGTTACCGCCATCGCTGATAGTATGAAAGTGACCAGAAATCACTTCACGATATTTCTTGAGGAAATCCGCGCTATAACCTTCGGATTTTAGCCCTTTATAGAAATAGTAACCGGACAATTCCCAATGGCCTACACAATATTCGCTAAATGAGTTTTGAATAAACTCTAAAATCTCTGATTTATTGTCATCACAAAACCACGGGAACAGATCAAATGATACACCATCAAAGGTAACTGTTTCCGGTTTATCAATAACCTTAATGCAATCATACTGGCTTAACACTTCACGCGGTGCGTTAGGCTGGATCTTATTGCGCTTAAACATATCATGATTCCCGACCGTGATATAACAAGTAATACCAGCCTCTTCCAGTAGCGGGATGACCTTAGTACGGTTAAATTTCATGGTTTCATGGGTAATTGCTTTTCGGCAATCAAACCAATCCCCTGTTTGAATCCATGTCTTAATATTATGCTCTTTGGAGTATTCAACCGCTTTCTTGATGGTATCAAGAATATACTCATGCACCCACGGATCATCGCCACCGATACCAGTATGCAGATCACCTAAAAGCAAAATTTTCATAGTCTCTTCCTCTCTTCGTTTTCGATACTCTCACTATATCATAGAAAAATAAAAAGGGAAACCCCTTTCGGAGTCTCCCTTATAAAGCCATTACAGCATACTTAATACCGTTTGCCGTGTACTAATCCACATAGCAGAAAGCAGTTCTGGCGTGTGTGGCTGTTTGTAGATATCACGTAATTTTCCGATAGCGTAGATATACGCATCACGGTTATCATCGATGATAGCTTGTTCAGCCCACCGCTTAAGGCGTGCAATCTCTCGCGAGTTCTTACGCAAGATCTTTTCCGCTTTCTTAGCGGCTTTCGCCTCTAGTTCTGCTTGTACTTTGTCTACTTCATTCACTACAATCTGGTCATGTTGTTCATCGTAAGTCATATTATTTTCCTTCTGGGATATAGTCGATGATTAAAGAAAATTCATCTTCTGATACATTATAGCTATGTGAGATTGTACCCGTCAAGACCTCAAGATCCGGTGACTTGATGTTACACGGATCGATAATCACCGGAACGCCGCAATCTCTCAAAAATAATTTGGCGAAATACGGCACAAGGTCAGTTTCAAACTCTGCTTCTTCCAGCAAACGGGAAATGTTAATTTTCAATCTCATAAAATTGGTCCAGGCTAGGCAATTCCTCGGTCAATACATCTTCAACCTTTGGCGCTTTCGGTTTATTGACCGATTCCTCGTAGTTGTTGATTTTATCGTAAATGTCCTGTATGAATGCCTCATCCGCAATCTGGCACATATCAGCGTCGCGTTCGTCATATACATGATGCACAAAATATTTGTATTTTGCGGCTGTCGCTGTTCTCTCTTTTTTAATGCGCTGCACAAAAGCATTAAAGCACGCTTGCGTGATGTAAGCATGAGGATTTTTATACTTTGTCTCGTCAAAATTAATCAAACCCTTGACCGCCGCTTCGATTCCATCGTCGATCATTTCTTCGCGCCATGTTTGACTATAGCCAGAAAAGTTAAAACGCCGTGATAGATTTTTAGAGATTTGCATAATTGCTAGGCCGATTTGGTTGCTCATTGGCACTTGTCGACCTTCGGCTGCAATTTGTTGTTTCCAACGACAAATTTCTTCGTAAAGCTCTTTATTGTTTACATAATCAGACACTTCGCACCCTCGCTATTATTTAGGAAATAACCCTTTCGGGCTATTCCCCATTGCCATTATACTTTCTTTGCTTAGTTATCCACACTCTAACCATCTCTACTGATTCACCGTCAGACGGATCAAGAGTTTTTCCTTTTTTCTTCATGCGGTACTTAAATCCGTTAAATCTTGCATTCTCTTGCTCGTTAAAGTCGAACATCTTTTTAAATGATTTTCGCCCTTTACGCTCACCACATTCTAGCGGAATCATTCGGTCTGTTATTACATTGGCATTAGGTAGAAACGTTTTTAGATAATCTACCAACGCCCAATCAGGAACATATAGATTAACATTCTCCTTGCTCTCGTTGTCTCTCAGGTTACAACGCAAACATAATTGAAATGCTGGTTCCAGATAATCAGACACATGACGCGCTTTCAAAAACTCGTTTGTCGGGAGATCACAACTATTAGCAAGACCTTTTAAAATATCAATCTCCCATCGTTGAGGGTTAAAGCTGAACATCACAGCAACATTTTTATGATGAATGTAAGAGTTAAGACCATAAGATCCGTAAGGTATCCGCTCACCAATACCATTTGTGCACGCTTCTCGGTCCCGATTCACGGTATAAATGAAGTCATCACCGCATTCATTTTTAACCATATCAACAAGACGTTCAAAGGTATTGTTTGTTTCTGACTGGTGACGCGACCATCGTTCAGAGTCCGTCATAAGGATGATGTTAACTCTATCTGTATTTTTATACTCTTTGAAATATAGTCTGGATTCTAGCGCACTCGGAACAAAATCGCAATTTGCATAGTATCGTAGATACTTCCCACTATATGTATCAAAGAGATTTGCACATGCTATCGTAACCTTTTTAAAGTCTCCCCACGTACCGTGTTTGTTATCGTTCAGGAAAACAATTTTCGACCCATTCTTCCGGTGTCCTTCGTTATGTTTTACCATAACGTTGATTTTCTTCTCTAATAACGCCTCATAAAGCCCTCTAAGAGAAGAATCGATCATATCAGTACCATCCTTCGCACTTTCTATCTTTTCTTTGATAGCGGCCTTCTCAGAGTCTTTTAGAACTAGGTTCTGTAGGCATTCCGATTCGTCGGCGATTGGTTCGCAATGCTTCGTGATAAGTTCAAGATTAGACTTAAACGGATACTCATTAAATTCAACCAGTTGAGGAACTTCATCAATGTAAAGAGCATATTCACCAAACATTTTTGAACGCTCCATATTAGATAACGCTGTATGTGTAATGAATATCACATCAGCACCATCTTTAACTGATTGCATTATCGACGCTTGCACTGTCTTAAGGCTTCTTAGTCTTGTGCTATCAATCAAGACAGCACGACCGCCCATTCTTTTAAACTTATTGTAAGATTGTTCACTTAAAACACGAGATGGCGAAGCAATAACCGCTTTTTCTTTTGTCTCTAGGACGTGGGAAAGTATAGCATCAGTTTTCCCCGCCGCTGGCAATGCGATTAATGTTTCAATCTTCATTAGAAACCCTTACGTCGTGCTTTCTGGCATTTCTTGATCATTTTATCAGAAATTTCGCGCTTCGGTGCAATCTCTTTCACACCGAAAGCACTAATGCCAAATTCAGAGAGAATATATTCAACCAACAATTCACGCACACGCGCTTTACCGATATTCACGCCGTTATTTTTCAGATATGCCTGGCCTTCTACTTGCATCAGATCTAAATCTGCATCGGTAATACTGATTTCTTCCATGCGCCCAAATCGAGAGTAAACCATGTGTGCGATTGCATTGTGTACTAACATAATATATTCCTCACTCAAGAATTACTTAATGATACTTACTTTACCAGATCCGTGACAATGAGCGCAACACCCATCACCGCGCAATCCTGTTCCGTTACAGTGTTTACACGTCTTCAAAGGTAAAGCCATTATAGCAAATAAAGCAATAATGAACACCGAAACTAAATTCTCAATAATCATAAATAGCCCTCAGTTCTTTATAGCCTCCAATGTGCTCGTTGTCAATGAATATCTGGGGGTATACAAATCGGAGGCTCTTTGAGTTCAGCCTCCCCGCCAGTTCTTCAATCATATCACGATCGGGAATAATGTCAACCCCGACCTGCTTGAATACTGGTTTAAGTGTATACGGAATACCCAGACCATCCAGTAGCTTCATTGCACTAATACAACCATAACAATGATAAGCCTCTTTCGGTATACCGTATATCTCGATCATTTCTCAGCCTTTAATCTTTCCAATTCTTCTTCCAGTTTCTTAATGCGCTTCTCGCGTTCAAAATCACGCTGTAACTTAGTGGCAAATACTCGCTTAAACTGATTGTAATCATCGATTTTAAACACTTCTTCTTCGCCATAGTGACGTACAGAAACTTCGTAGTTGTTGAAAAATTGTTCCAACATTGCATCAGTAGTCAGTTCTGCCGATACCACTTTAAAATAACGTTCTTCTGATTGCAAAAACCAGTTGTAGGCATATTCATTTACCGCATTAACATCTCGACAGGTGTATGTTTTGCCATCAATTTCAATCACAGAAACACATTCGATACCTGACGCAATTTTTTCAAAAGCAATAACTTTAAATGGACGATCACCGATAAAGTCTGATATTGCATCATTTGCAACACTGGTCGCAAAGGCTTTCCGCGCTTGCTCGTTTTTCCACTGATAGGTCACACCAACAACAAACATATTACCATCAACAAACATATTACCAACCTCGCTCTTTACCAATCAAAAATTCAACTTCACGACGTTTAATATCTTCTTGAAGGTCTTTAATCTTCTGGCGATCTTGCATGATTTCGTCCATTTTGTCAAGTGCTGCAATGAAATCATCGAAACGTTCAAAGGTTTTACCTTCATTTGCTTCGCCAAATTTAACCATTGTCAGGCCGTAACGACTACTAAACAGACGTTTCAACTGTCCAACGATCTTAGAATCATCGTTCACCTTTTCTTCTGGTTCTTTCACTGCTTCAACTTCACGAAAGAATTTTCGTTCACGCTCAACAAACCACACAGCATCAACATCATCATCAACACCCGCTGAATGAGGATTAAATGTTCCGCAAGCACTATCATTATTGACGTCGATCATAGTAACGATGCCAACAGAATCAACGGAAGATACCGTAAAAGTATCATCTCCTATCCACTCAGCAATTTTACGATTGGTAATATGACCAATACTAGAAAACATCACTTTTGCGTCTTCATCTTTCCAAGTATAAGTTTTACCAACTTCCCATTTAGGAGGAACTTCTTCAACCTCACGAAAGAATTTTCTATCGAATGGACTAAAGAAATATGTTGACGTCCAAATGTCTTTTCCTGTAGCAGTTTTCGCCGTATGATAAACACCGTCTAGCTCTATTGCATCAATCCAACCGTTACCCTCGATCTCGATGATGGTAAATGGTTTGTCACCAATAGCTGCACTAATATCGCTGTTAAGTGGAGAAAGAACACCTTCTCCGTTAGTAATAAACTCAGTTTTAGCGTTTTCATCTTTCCAAGTGTAAGTTTTACCAATTTCCCATTTCATAATATATTCCCCTTAACCGATTTTATCAAGTTCGTTTAATGCTTTCTCTGCTTCCTGTATAGCTTGCACCCTTTCCGGCATTTTGTCAAGAAAATCTTTCAACTCTTCAAAACTGGAGATATGACGCAAGGCATTAACACCGATAGCCGCATGGGATTTGCATTCAAAGCGAATTTTATAATTATCCATCGCCAATTTGAGAAGATCAATTAGATCATGTTCATGGCCAGGTAATAAAACTTCTTTGAAGCACGCTCGGTCGCCATCGGAAAACCATATATTATCACCAACATCGATAGAACTAATATAATCCCCTTCGTGATTATAGATTGAACGCACATTACCCCAACGGTCTACCGTAGCAACAATAAATGGTTTATCGAGATATGTAAACATACCATCAATATTAGGTCTTCGTTCGTAACTCCAACAATCACGCAAAATACGCTTTTCGTATTCGCCAACCAACGCATAGGTCTTACCTTCTTCCCATTTCATAATATTATCTCTCATTTTTGATACGTGATTCTAATTGGATCATACGGTCGCGCGTTTGCTTGTATTCACGGATAGCACCGATCCGGCTAGGCATACCATCCAGTACGCTCTTAATCCCTTCTAGGGTAGTGATTTTAGCAATGCTATTATGTAACCCCATCTTATCGATCAACTGAATGTCGTAGGCTTCCATAAGCAGACCCAGACGTTCTAAGGTTAGATCTGGTTCTTTAACTTCTTTAAAGAATCGACGTTCACCAGCCCAAAACCACGCACCATGCGCACCAATTGGAGTGTCTCGAACAGAAATACATTTACCATCACTTAACGAGATTTCAAGAACATGACCCTCATTACTCATAACCTCGACTGTAAAAGGACGTCCATCAAGAAACTCAGCAACTTGACGGTTGATTGACAGTTCAGATTTGGTAAATTCTGCTTTCTTCTCATCACCATCAAGAGTGTACATCTTACCCAATTCCCATTTCATAGCAATCACCTCAAATAATTTTCACTGGAATACTATTAACAATCTTGTATTGTACTTGATTGTCGGACCCACGCCACGGTTTTTTCGTTGGCATGTCTTTAATATACCGACCATCGATAAACATGTCAACTGATTCTACAATTTTTCTTTGCTCATCATTCAATTGGTCAAGGGTATAGCCAGACCATAGCCAAATATCTTTATTTGGCATCCATGATTTTACTTCATCGATGATCCGCTGTACACCCTTTAAATTGCGTTTATACAGTGGATCACCACCTAAGAATGTTAGCCCCTGAATAAAATCAGGTCTAAGCAGATCCAGAATCAATCCCATTGTATCATCGGTGAATGGTTCCCCGTTCTTAGGATTGAGTAGGCTAGCATTAAAGCAACCATCACATGCGTGTGAACATCCGGTAACGTAAAGGGAGACTCTCACTCCCTCACCGTTAACCATATCACAATCTTTAATATCGGCATAGCGTAGTTTGCCGTATGTATCAGAACTCATATTCAATTACCCCGAACTCGTTTACAATCTGCGCTTTATAGTAACCACCGCGAGATGCCAATAGATAAGCTGGGCTTAGGTATTCGTATTCACGGATTTCTACTTGTGCGTTTTCAGTTTCCCAAATCAGTAAAGTCCACATATTTGATTCTCCTGTAAAGTTGTATCTCGTCTTGATGAATATAGTATAGGGGATCTCGCGATCCCCGTCAAGCATTTATTTTAAATTTTTTCGAATGTATTCAGACCATTCCTTCCCTGTCATTTCGGACCCATTCTGGAAACTGAAATATTCATACGGCATCGAGTCAAGATAAAACAGGATCATACATCGCGCCATATAATACCAATCACGATTAAAGTAAACTACGTTATCGCCAGTACCATCAACCCCTTTATCATAACCATCGCGGGTACGGACAACCCATTGAATAGTATCAGTTTTCTCACGGATAGTAACAGGTTCCCAATATCCAGCACAACCAGCATGACCACACGAACAAGTAAGGAAATATTGACCTTTTGCTTTGTTGTCATCCCATTCACGATGGATTGGTTCGATCTCATGAAACAGTGCCAAGCAATCATGATTATGCAACACTGGCTTACCATCAATCAATGCATGGAATGTATACAAACGACCAGTAGACAAATAGCTATCCTCACGCTCACAGAGTTCAATAGCAATCTTTTTAGCTCGTTCTTTGTGTCGTTGTGCTTTACGCTTACGGTTTAATGATTTCATATTCACCTCACACATTATCAAAGGTCGCGATATAGTACATTATGAAAATGAGAACTTGCATTACCAATATTGTAGATAATAAATTCTTCATCCGGCGCTTGCGCTACAAATTGAGTATGAGCAACCGCCACAACCTTAAAAATACGATCCGTGATCTTGTGTTTAATTTCTGTTCCTACTTCCATAGGAACATATTCATGTGTTTCTGTTTCAGTCGCAAAACAGCCATCTTCTTCATAAGCACGAACAAATCGATCGCAATCAGTACGCTTAACAAATTCAAGAGTATACAATTCTCGTGAATTGTCGGTATAGACCAATACAGAATTATTATGATAGCGAATCACATACAGGTTATTATCATCGTCAATTACGCAAAAGCTACGGATTCCTTCGCCTATACTCCAGCAGATATTAACCACGGTTCCTCTAATAAAAAAACTTTCCTTTAAATTAAAACTAGCCAATGTGCTAGCGTGCATTTTAACAACAACACCATCGCCAATTTCCAGTTTACGAAGTTTAACTTCTTTGCTCAGTACACAAAACATCATCATGTTGTCCTCTCGTTGTTTTCGATGTGAGCATTATACATTAGCTAATCAGGTTGTCAACACCTAAAACGAAAAAGCCGACCCTTTCGGATCGGCTGAAATTTACATGTGCTTAACGCGGTTTACCATCTCGGAGTGTTTCCCGTGGTTAAATGGACGCAGATCAACAGATCCAAGATATCCACTAACGCGACGGATAACATTCATTTTTTCCAGATTATCATTGCCGCAATCAGGGCAAACAAAACCAGACTCGGTCGCTCTCATTTCCTTAGTAGATCCGCATACATGACATACATCAGAAGGAGTATTAACACCGAAGTAGTGCAATTTATCCATTGCATAGTCTACTACAGTTTCAAGACCTTTCAGGTTGTTTTTCATGTCTGGGAACTCAACATAAGAGATCATGCCACCGGACGCCAGCCAGTGATAATCTTTCTCAAAGTCGATTTTCTCAAATGGTGTGACTTTCCGGTCTACGTCAAGGTGGAATGAGTTGGTGTACCAGTCTTTATCGGTAGCACCCTTAACAATACCAAATTGCTCTCGGTCCAGTCGATTAAATCGATAGCAAAGGCTCTCGGCTGGCGTGCCGTAAAGACTAAACCCAAGTCCGGTTTCTTCCTTCCATTTGTCAGTATAATGACGCAAGATCTTAAGAATATGTTTACCGTATCGCTGCGCATCTTCCGAATCAAACGGATGAACACCAAACAGGACGCTCAATACCTCATGTAAACCAATATACCCAAGAGAGATACTAGCGCGTCCATCTTTCAGCACTTCCAAAATTTCATCGTTTTGATGAATACGGAAAAATGCACCTTCGGTATACAGTACAGGGGCAACATTGGCTTTAGCACCTTTTAAAGCGTCTACGCGACTCATGAGCGCATCAAAGCAAATAGGCATACGATTAGCTAGCTCTTGTTCGAATAGCTCAATTCTGCGCATTACAGACGCTTTACCAGCACGACGCGCGGCAATAAGAGCAATACGCGGAAGATTCAGAGTCACAACACCTAAGTTATTACGCCCATCTAATACTTCTTCGCCTTTCTCATTATGCCATACACCCAGGAAGCTACGACAACCCATCGGGCTAACCGGAACACTAGATCCAGTGATACTACGGTTATTCTTCGCAGAGATATAATCAGGGTAAAGACGCTTACTAGAACATTCCAATGCAAGTTGCTTAATGTCGTAGTTCGGATCTTCCGGTTTAAGGTTTAATCCTTCTTCTAAGAACATCACCAGCTTAGGAAACACCGGAGTGATACCATCTTTACCTAAACCTTTAGTTCGAACGTTCAGGATCGCTTTCTGAATCAGTTTTTCTTCCCAGCTAGTACCCATACCAAAGGTTAAAGTCACAAAAGGTGTTTGACCGTTGGTAGAGAACAAAGTGTTGATCTCATATTCCAACGCCTGATATCCGTCTAGCGTTTCTTTTTCTGTCTTCTCTTGTGCATAGAGAGTATCAGCTTTGATTCCGTAGGTTTCGGCATCAGCAAGGTGTTTATGATATGTTTTCTCAACATACGGTGCTAACACCTGATCGATGTTTGCAATTGTGGTCCCGCCATATTGATGACTTGCCACCTGTGCGATAATTTGAGCGGTTACAGCACAAGCAACGCCGATTGATTTCGGACTTTCGATTTGTGCACTACCCAATTTAAAACCATTCTCTAACATGTCTTTGAGATTAACAAGACAGCAGTTAGTAAACGGCATAGCGGGTGCATAATCCATATCATGATAATGAATATCACCGTCTACATGCGCTTTATAGATGTGCTCAGGTAACACGGTTTTAGCAATCTGTTTAGACACAGCACCAGCAATCAGGTCTCGACGTGTCGGGAATGTTCGCGCGTCTTTGTTCGCGTTCTCTTTGCTTACTTCGTTTTCTTTACCCGTTGCGATCTCTGTAATGTCTTTGATTAGTTTTTCCATTGTATCACCTATGAAAAAGCGGGATTTCTCCCGCTCGTTGATAGTTTATTTTACCAGTTCTGCCAATTCTTTTTCTTTAGCTTCCAGTTCAGCTTTAAGCTGTTTAATCTCTTGTCGCTTCTTATTAGCGGCTTCCTGCTTACTATTTCGGATAATCTGATCTAGATACAACTCCCAATCCTGAATATTTTTGATAATGTAACCATCAACATTAATTGGTCGTAGATTCAGTACAGCTTCCAGTTTAGTTGCAAAAACTTTAATTTCTGGGGTGAAGTATTCATATTCGTTATCTTCAAACCAATAACCTAGACTTGCATTCTCAATACGAAGACGAAGTTTAAGATCAAGGTCTTTATCTTCGGTGTAAAGATCTTTCACCTGCCCCATCGAGCTAACAACAACTTTAAAACGAATTTTATCTACACCGCCAAAAACATCTTCAAGAATATCAGCAATTGAGCTATTAGCGCAAGATTGGTCGCTGAATGCGTCAAGATTTTCTTTAGTTACAGTATACCAAATATCTTGTTTCCACATAATATAATCCTCTCGTTGTTAAGTGGGAGTATTATAGCATACTCCCTTCGCATGTCAAGCACTAACTTTTTTCTTTACTGCTTTCACCTTCTGGCGAATTGCTCGAATCTCTTCGATCTCTTTTTCAGTCTCTTTAACAATTTCTTTGCGATTCTGAATATCTGTATCGAGATTATCATCAAGTTTAGGCAGCATGTCAATCAAGAACTTTTTAAAGTCTTTCAGGTTTCGGATAACAGCACCTTCACCCATTACCGCAACACCCACACCATCCGGCAAATCACCAAACAGTTTAACCAGTTCAGACAGATGATCATGATCTTCTAGTGCTTCTTCCGGTTCAGATGGCAGTTCAACAAAGTAATAACGTTCATCATTGCTGATCAGGTGATACCAGCAAAGCCCAAAAGATTTAGGAGTATATTCTACACCATCAACTTCAACCGCGTCAACACTTCCGAAAGAATCTACTTTAGTTACCTTAAATCCGTGTTCCAGCGTTTGAACAATTTCAATAACATGACTGGACACGGTTTCAGTGTTAAACCAATGAGGCAAATTATGTGGATTTGGTTTGTAGCGTTCGCCTACTTTAAATCTCTGACCACGCTCTTGCATACGGACATATTCAACTCGCGTGATTTCCGCGAAGTATTCAAATTCGCTACCGTCAAACAAGCAATTCCATTGATCACAAAAACGATCCGCCTTGACGGTTTCACCTTTCGCGGTGATCATGGTAGCTGATCCGTGAAATTCTTCTTCAACTAAAAAGCCATATTCGACAAAATCAACAAGTTTCATGGCTTCTTTGTGTTCTGGATCATGCTCTCCCCAGAATCGCTTAAATTCTTGCAAACCTTCTGGGGTAAACGAATAACATTTACCTTTTTCAAAGTAAGTCGGCATTGCATCCTCTTTCTTGTTCATCGCTTCGTATGCCTCTTTTGAGATACGTTTAAAGTATTTGCGCTCATTGTGCATAATCATAGTAGCCCAATAATCCACAATATCATTAGCGGAATAAACTACATCTCCAGCTTCAATAGTAATAACATGACCGTGGTCATCTTTTTCTAATACTTTAAAGCCATTTTCTACGATTCCAGCAACCCGAATATGACCACGGCGCGAAGCATCGGTCAGAATAATTGAATAGCGAGAAAAGTCTAGAAACTCATCTTTACCGCCTTCACGGAATGCATAGTAATGCCCTTCAAAGAATTTAGCCATAATATAATCCTCTCGTTGTTTAGACGGGAGTATCTTACTACTCCCGTTTCATCATGTCAAGCGTTAAATGACTTTTGGATCTCTTTCAGTTCAGCTACTTTATCGGCGCTATATTTTGCTTGATGTTCCATGCGCTTAAGCTCACCTTTGATATAGGTTTCTAGCTTAGGTTTATTCTCAATCAGAAAATCTTTCAAGTCATCGGCATTTTTAAAGTATAGCTGATTATCAAAGCTAAAATCTTCCAGCGTCAATGATACCAAAGAAGACTTCGCAAACAAGTTAATCAAATCTTCCAGTGATTCTTCTTTCTTAACTGGTTTCATTTCTTCAAACTGCTTTTTAGTGATGCGTTTAAAGTATTTGCGCTCGCTTGCATCAATCAGAATCGATGCACCCTCATAATCATGAGTTTCTACCAAATACACATTACCCATAACATTAACGGTCAGAACTTTAAAGCCATTGCGAAGCACATCATGCAGGAATTTGTTATGTTGCGGGTATAGTTTAACAAATTCAACAGCAGCATTAGCACTACGGAAAGTGTAGTAACGGCCTCGTTCAAAAACGGCGTCATTGGGTGACTTAACCGAATATACTTTGTATGTTTTCTGTACCATAATATAATCCTCTATCATTTCACTAATTGAACAGCACGAAACAGAATGCGGTCACACGGAAGCAGCATAAATTCCCAACGCGGATCAAAGTCTTTAGCGGTGTATATTTTCCCATCAACCGAGATTTCACTTACATAACCAATGGGTGACACTTTAAGAACAGTAAATCCATTCTTGATTGCTTTGTAGGTATCTTTCAATCCTTCGTAGTCGTCCTCTAAGAAGTCTTTACGTGCTTGCTCAGATTTGAAAACATAGGCCACACCAGCTTTAAACATCTTACGCATTGTTGATTCTCCTTCTTGATTAGATGGGAGTATTTTACTACTCCCATTTCATGTTGTCAACCACTATCTTAATCTTTGTATGAATTGTTTCTTATACTTCTTCGTGATTTCTTCTCGTGTATCAGCGTCGCAGTAATCGAAACCTTCTGCGTCCATAATAGCAACCATCTCCGCGCGTGTCAAGCGTGAAAATCGTTTTACTTTATCAACAGCATATTGAGGATGTAAATGATTGTTGGTGTAGTCTCCTTTGATGTAATTAACATAGTTTGTAGCCCAAACAACGAAATCAGCACCTAAAGCACCAACACCAAACCGCTTAAAGTCTCCGGTCAGCGATCCTTCTAGGCGGTTGCAACACGAATGAAGCAATCCCCTTACGCGGCCTTGCCCTTTCCCATCTAGATCGTGGTCGTGGTCAAGATGGTTTTTGCTCATATCCTCAAAAAGTGGCAATTGACAAAGGGGGCAAATGCCCCCCTGTTTTTCGAATAGTTCTTGTTTGTACTCTTTAGCACTCTTAGCAGTCAGTAACATAAATTCACCCTCCAAAGAAGGTATTTAACCATTAATCTTGTTTTTGACTACAAAGGATCGGAACTCATCAAAGCCACCAATATAATCACCATTATAGAAAATCTGCGGCATGGTGGCAATAACTTCTACCCCTGCGCGATCCTGAATATCGGCAATGATATAATCAATCTTTACAGGGCGACCGTTTTCGTCAACACCATCATTAACCGGAATGTAGATGTAAGGGATCTTACGCGATTCACAAAGGCGCTTTGCATTCTGGCAATACTTACAGTTGTAACCTTCAAAACCAAAAATTTCTACCATGTTATACCTCAATCTACGTTAGTTACATAAACTTCTTGCGTATCAGAAGACTTGCCACCTGAACGATCTAGACAATAGGTCTTATTCAACAGGACGCAGTTTAGATCATTCCGCTTGATAAAGTCAAGAAGATGATCATTTACCTTTCCCTTATGATGTGTGACATTACTGATACCAAACTGAAAACCACGCGCCATAATAGATTCTACCCACTGATAGAATTTAATCTCTTCCTCGTCACTCCAGAACTTATTATATTCCGCAGAAGTGATAAGGTACGGCGGGTCCAAATAAACGAAATCACCGGGCAAGATCTCGATCTCGTCATATCGTCCAGAAGTAAAATTGATTCGACCGTCTTTGTTTTCTTCTTTAAAATTCAGGACACGCTCTACCGCGTTTTCGTTAAAAGTCCGGCGACCAAAATTAGCATTAAATTCGCCCTTCCGGTTATGTCGGTTAATGTTGCTAAAACTATGCTGAATCAACACAAACAGCGATAGCGGATCTGGATTCTCGTTATACTTCTTACGGAATGTCATGTAAGCGTCTTTATCTTCGCGAGACAAACCATTCTCGGCAATAATCCGCTTGATCATAAAAACCGGATCAGGACACTCATCAATGGCCTTGTAAGCGTCAATTAAGCGGTGATCATAGTCATTAGCCAGCACATCCCCTTCGACGTACAGAGACACGCTCAAACCGCCACAAAAGGCATCGACAAAGCGGTTATAGTGCTTAGGGAAATACTTACTAACACCAGGCAATAACTTTTCCTTATTGCCAGTATAGGGAATTAAACCTAATGCTTTCTTCATTATCCCTTCCTCAAATAAGTTCTTTCAATTTCTACCAGTTCGAAAAATTCATCCCAATCACACGGAAAATTGCAGTTTCCGAAATGGTCCTCTTTGTAAAGTTCTTTACCGGATGGCAGCTTAATATCTGTTACGCTGTAGTATCCGCAACAATCGCAATCACCCTCTGTATATTCTGTTTTAGTCGGAATATCCATCATTGCCAGATATAAAGGTACATCGTCTTGCTCAAAGTTCATGTAACCTTCATGGTCAAACGAAACAAAGTTATCATCACCACCGAAAGGGATATAATGGTCATAATCGGTTACAGGTTGACCGTGCAATTCCCATTCTACAATTTTAACATTACCGCTAAACTTGATACCCATAATTTCAACAAGAAAATGAGTATCGTCAATGTAAATCTTACTAGGAGTTGGATAAACCATTATATAATCCTCATATCTCAGAGAATAGAATCTCTGTTAGTTTCACTGACTGCTCTCTGAATGTTAGCGTATACTCGAAAGGAAAGTCAACACCTAATTTCATAAGAGAATAGCCTACCGCCTCTTTATGCTTGTCTGTTAGGGCAATTCTAACCAATTCCCGTTGAATCTCTTTAGGCGGTGAATGGATAGTAACACGGGTATCATGCAATGTCCAGTCACCATTACGAATCAAGATTAACGGTTTATCGTCATTGAAGATCACCGACCCCTTTCCGGTCGGTGAGTGTTTTATACTAATCATCAAATTCTAAGAAATATTCTGGAACGATATAACCGTTAAAGTCATTGCACTTATAAAAATGTGGTGCATTTAATGCTGGATGAGCGTTTGTAAACCGCACGTCAGCCAGAAACAGAACGTAATTAACAGGTCTGATACCGACAGAATCAGGATCTAATCCCCTTTCTCTCAGTTCAGCCAGCGTTAAAACTCGTCCAGATCGTAACTTAGCCATGATTTACCCCAAATTCATCAAGATTGTGTCGCAGCATTTCAGAGTATTTTTCTACTTCCTTGATCTTAGTGTGGATATCCACGATCTCATCTTCACTATCAGAAAGTTTAATGGCAATAGCGGTGCTGCTTTTACCCGCCTTGATCGCTTCTTTCAGTTCAACCAACATGTCCGCGTGTTTCAATAGCAATTCTTCACGTCGAACATAAGCGACGGTCAAAGCCTCATCAGCAATTTCTAAAGCATTTTCAGCGACACCAACAACCATTTTACGAGTAGACAGCATAAATTCACCTCACATTATTTCACGTTAACGCCGTCATCAATCCAGCCGACGCTATTTGGTTTAACAGTTTTACCATAGGATGCATACTTAATCAAGCATGGTTTAACATCGTTATCAAATCTTCCTAAACGTACCCCAAAATCAGGAATATCCATGTAAGCGGCTTTATATCCCCATGTACCGTATTCAGAATCAATCTCAACCGGACGGCCTTTAAAAGCATACACTACACCGTGACGGTCAACGATAACATAGCAATAGCCAGCCGGAAGATACACAGTTTCGCCGTAAACTTTAACTGGAGTAGCAGAAGAGATAAACATAATATAATCCTCACATCGTTCATTTGATGCGGTTATTATATAATAACCGCATTTTCATGTCAACAGTTTTTAAAAATCTTCTTCCGGTTTATATCGACCGTCGTCTTCCTGTTTTGGACTGAATCCGGTACGTGTGCGCGGTTTAGCTTCCGGTTTACCAGCAATCATCAAACCGAAACATTTCAGCCCTTTATAACACATAACAATATTAACCACGGTCCACGTTATAGGCCAGACGATTGCAGCAATGCAAAATGCTCCTGTATCGACCTCTTTGGTGTCCTTATCGAATCTGGCGTACAAGCAGAATACAAGATACGAGATCATTGCACCTGTAGGCCAGATATAAAGTACATTAACAATATCTTGTGACGTCACGTTATCCTCCTTACATGTCTTGCAGTGCGTAAAAGCATTTTTCTTCGTAGTCATAGAAAATGTCAAAGTATGCTTTTTCTACATACTCGCCATTGATCCAAGCGGCAGTAACAATCAGAGTGGTCCAGTTAGATCCGCTCTCAACGGTAAAGGTTTTAATACCCAGCTTCGCTGCTAAGTCGAACGCAAACCGGACGCAACCACGGCAGGAAGTGATATTGGAGGTTTTGATTTTAAAGCCACCGCGAGTTTTAGAAATTTCTACTTTAGCGAAAGACAGGTTGCTCATTTTGATTCTCCTTAAGAAAGTGTGTTTCGTTTTGATGTGTGTAGTATAGGGGATCGCCGATCCCCTGTCAACAACTTTTTTATGATTTTAGTGAATTAACCACTACATCAAAATGATGCACAGAGTACACCTTATTAAACACGTACTCATCGTGTTTAGGATTAGCCCCTAATCGCTCTATTTCGCTCGCTAACACGATAAACCGTTTATCCGGTACATTTACCTTATATGCTTCAACAACGCACGGAAAACGCGTTTTAGCGAGTTCGGGATAGTTTTCTGATTCCATCAGGACAATGAATACCCTGTTACATTGATTGTAGAATCCTGTTTTTGATTTCATTAAGTTTTCTTCTCTGTGCAATTCGTGCAATCTTCCTTTCATGATTTCGTTGGTTCTTGTCTTCACAGTTTACCCATTCAACAAGATCTTTACCTAACTCGAAAGCCCATTCTCGGTCTTGCTTTACGTTTTGTAGGTATGGACTTTCCGACACTCTACGAAGTGATGTTGTCGTAACAAGAATGATCCCAGGAATGGTCGGATGTTCCTTGCCATAAACAATAGGACGCGAGTCACTATCAATACCTTGTAAGAAGGTGTATCCTGAATCACTTAGAATCATATACATTTTCATTTCACACATCACAGTTTCCTCAACCAGTTATTAAAGCGAGCAAACCATGATGCTTTTCGTGCTTCTTTTTCGGCTTTGCACGCACGTAAACCACTGAAACACCATTCATAATCATCACGGAAACAGGATTCAACAGGAACACCAGCCTTTCGTAGTTCTCTGGTCGTTATAAAGAATCCTTGATAGTAGGGGCGACCTTCAACAATAATAGGAAGTTGAACTTTTTCCATGAAAGTATACCCAGCACGGTCAATAATTTCAATTTTCATTTTACATTATCTCCATAGATCTTTCCATCAATATCAATTTCACCAGCGCGAACATCGAGGATAAGATGTGGTAGGTGTATGCAGTTTTCCCACCCTACGCGCTTCATTTCTTCTACGGTAACGTAAGCCCACCCGTTCGCTGTAATAAAGTCTACTTCAACCTTGAGAGGAAAGCAAGACTTTTCTATGTCTTCGAATCCGACAATGTGTTTTGTCGTTGAATATGGAATATATCCGGTGATCATTTTGTGATCTCCTTATACTCAACACACCATAAGCGGGTAGCCCATGATAAACGCTCATAACGCTGGCAGAAATCAGACCATAGATATTGTGTACCGTCTTGCATAGTTGAAATATGCGTTTTCTCTCCCACTTTCACGAAAGAAGTATTCGATTTCGTGATCTCGACCGGAGTATATCCGAAAGCGGGTTCCAAGTCAACATCTGAACTAAATGCCAATTTAACAGAATTTGTTTTTCTGACCGCTGTCAGGTTTCCTTCTGGGTATAGCACAGCAGGTTTAGCGCCTAAGCGGATAAACTCAGTATTTTTAATGAACAGAATATCATGATAACCGTCATATTCCGACACTTCCATAGTAACAGGAAAATCGATATGTGCTAAACCTGGTAGATCTCGCATATCATGAAATGTAGCCATCAACTTTTTCATCTTGTATTCCTCACTCTTCTGTAGTTACTTCATATTCAATTTGCCATACATCAATCGCCCAGCTTAAAAGCTCATACGATTTACAGAAAGATGACCAAATATACTGTTTTCCGTGCATCGTTGTTATGTGTGTACGCTCACCAACCTCAACGAAAGACATATTTGACTTTGTGATAACTATAGGAATGCGACCGAAAGGTGGCGGTATTACTTGTTCGTTGGCCTTCATTCTATATTCCTCACTCTTCTGTTTCATTTCTTTTATATGGTACTATAACAGGATTAAGACAACAAGCACCAATTACGTTATGAGCACCACAATTTAAACATTTATAATCATGGAACTTATTAAGGAATCGACCAAACTCATAACCGACTAACGCCGCGTGTACTTGAGTCTCTATCTCATCCATGTCAGCCAATGTTTTAACCTTCATAATATAATCCTCAAACGGTAGTTTTGCAAAGATGGTCATTACATGCTTTTAATGCATCAGTCGCGGTGTCATAGCGAGTATTATCATAGCACCAGTAACCATCTGTCAACTGATAAATTAATCCATCCTTTTTAGCTTCGATGAAAGACAATTCTTTGAAAGTTTCTACTTTCTTTGCTGATACTCCACGGTCACGGCGTTTATAGAGTTTAGCTAAAATGCGTTCAGCTTGTTCCTCTTTATCGCCAGACAGATCCCAGATGATGTTTCTGATATGCTTGATTAATTGTTCAGTGGTCATCTTTGATTCTCCTTAGTTGGTATGGTTATCATTATACGGGGATTTCTCCCCGTGTCAACAATTAAATGATCTCTGCTTCACCGTTCAGGAAGAAAGACCATGTTTTGTTAGGATAACGAAGCGCCCATGATTCGGCAGTTTTAACACCAGCTTCGAACAATTGACGGCTGGTTACTTTAGCCATACCATCTTCGATGGCAACGTTTTCAATAATCATCGGGTACTTAGCGCCACGCATGAAACCGAAGCCAGCGGAAGATTTGATAATTTTAACAGTTGCCATTTTTGATTCTCCTAGAAAGTGTATCTCGTTTCGATGGGTGTATTATGCAATAACACCGGATCGCTGTCAACACTTTCTAAGAAAAAATTTAAACTAATCGAATATAACCAAGAATTTCAGCGCCTTTAGCCAGTCCTAAAACTTCCCATTCAAGGTCGCCGTAGTCATAATTTGCAACCATCAACTGATCGTTTTTCATGCAGCAATCATGAGAGAAAATTTGCCCCGCATAAACTACGATAGTAATAAACTTTCCTGATTCTGGCGGTGTGGAAGACAAAGCGACCATATGACCATTCAGCTTAGTCACCAGTGATGGAACAATAAAATTCGGGCTTACCTGAATACCGTTAAATTCGTTTGTGTCTTTCATGCCAGACCTCGCAAAACACTAATAGCATAATCATGCTGGTTATTCATAATATCAATTGCGTTGTGATAACGAGCTAAACCATCAAGGATAAATTCTTGCTTATCCTGTTTCAGTTTGGTATCACGCGCAGCCATAAGAGCATCGAGAACAGGTCCAAAGTGATTATCTAATTCATCTTCGGTTGCAATGTTTCCTATTGCCTCGTCGATCCGTGATTCTAATGCTTGCTTTTCGTTGATCACTTGCTGGGTATATTCCAACACATCAAGAATATCGCGGGTAACGTCGCCATGATAAGGTATTCCAGCGTGAAGATGATCAATTAGTCGTTGAATGTCAATGTTCAATTGTAACCCTCCTCTGAAAGTACATCCCAGATCGTTGCGTCAAGGTGCATTAAATTCCACATAATAGAGTCATAACTACCGAAGCCAGAAGTAAAAATTACATCACACTGGCGATAGGTCTTATGAAAATCGGTGGCTGTCTCTGCATCAATCGGCATATCATCACCGGAAAGCACCAGACATTTAAGAATCATAACTCTGTTAGCCGTTGGCGCTTGCTTAGTCTTTTCAGCATATTTTTCGATGATCCGTTTTGCCTTTTCTTCTTTGATACGTCCAGACCAAATCCGGTTTCGGTATTGATTCATAATAACTTCAATCACATCATTTTGCATTCTTTACAGTCTCCATAATTGTTTTGTAAGCCAGCTTAAGATGGTCACCGAAAAACTTTGCCGTGTTACCCTTCGGATCGCGGAGCATGGTTTCTACGATCTCATCGGCAGTAACAATTTCTCCTTTCTTTGCTGCATGTTCTACCATATACTTCAAAGTTTCTTCGGAAGCAAGTGCTGCGGCTACTGGATTAATCATTTTGATTCTCCTAAGCGTGTTTCGTTTCGATGTGTGCATTATGCTATAGT